TAACCCGACCACTGGATCATATAGATGGGAGAGTAATGTACCATCTCGTCCCAAGTTTGGTTGTAATTCAAATAAGTGAGTACTGAAATTCGATGTTCTGGCAAAGTGTTTGCTAAAATAATCTCTTTTGGAACCTTTATGTAACGATTTGGTATTTGAGGGACCACCGGTATAATCTCAGCTCCCGTTGGTGATTTATTATTTTCTGGAATATCTATTGTTTATTCACCTACCTTTCATTTGCATATTCTCTATACATATTTTGTTTTTCTGTTTTTTACTCGTTCATATTCAATCTGTAAAATTTTCTTTCGCTCTTCATACGAATAAATCTCTTGTGAAATAATTAATTGCGCATCATATCTTTCTAGCCGTTCAACGTCATCAAGTTGGTCATTGGTAAAATGATTACGTATCTGTTCTTTTTCAGGAATATTATTTTCGGCACGGTATTGTTTCGCTGACATACCTATAATTACAGTATTTAATAATGAAAATTCAATAGAATACAGATTCCCGCTTGTTATCCACTCTGGAACACCATTAAGTAATTCTTCTCTTTTAGAAATTAATGCTCCACGTAATTCTTTGCAGTTAATAAGCGTATTTTTGCGGTTGTAATTCCATTTCACACGATTTTTGAATGCTTTTTCTATAATAATGAAATATTTACGTACTAACTTTGACATTTCTTTTAACTCTTTAGAAGTACGACCACCTTTAGAACCAGCGACCATGGCGATTTCTTTAGCAGTGGAGACTTTAAGAAAATAATCAATAGAACGTCGGTCACCACCTCGTGTAGTTTGAAACCCCTTTGTAGGGGAATCGAATTTATAGTCGATTGACTCTTGTAAGTCCATATCATCAATTTGTTTCTTTATCCATTCAGAAAAATCTTTGCCGACTTTCAACTGGGCATGTAATAATTTTGCACTAATCCAGTTCTCATTTTCTTCTTGTAAAACCGGCAATAGTGCCTGATAATCAAGGATTGTAGACACTTCCTCATCTGATAACCCGTAACGTAATAGTTCTTCCTTAGTAAATAATCCGTCTTTCAACGATTCACTTTCGTATGGTATTTCTCTTCTTGGTTTTGGTTCTCTGGTTTTAATATTTCTCAAAATTTATTCTCCTTTTACTATTATCCGTTTACGACATATATGTTGTTGTGATGACATATACTTTCCGAAAATAAGCAAAAGTATATGCTGCTGTGGGTGTCGAAATCAGCCACCCTTTTATAAAGAAAGACTGTAATAATATAAAGAAAGACCTCTATTATTCGTTTCCTTTTATAATTTTTGAGTTGTCTTTATATTTTTTTCTTCTTCCTGTAACATGTATTACTTCTCCGTTTCTGTAATTCTGTTTTAGTGGCATATGCGAATAATCCATCTTTAGAATATGTAACTCTGTCAATGTGGTAATCAGTCCAGTGGTCATGATATGTGTCGCCTGGCTTTGGAGTTATGTTTCTTGGTAAACAGATATCCGATGATTGGTAGTGATATTGTTTTTGTGGTAGCTCTCTTACATAAAATTTCATATTGGTTATCCTCCTTATTGGCTATTTCATATTGTGATTGGTGTCTAAATGCCAATTCTCTATTTCTGAAATAATTTTTATAAATCAATAGTGATACTACCGCCTTACACAATCGTGCCGATTGTTCCTGTTGGTTGGCTTCCATGCTACGCATGTCATCCAATATGTTGTTTTCTTATAGAAGCTGAAAAATATATTGCCAATAAAAATGATGAGATAGTGGTGTGATATGTGATTCTCTGTTTAGATGTAAAAGTACGCCCCCATGGGTATGAGATATAAGAGATTGCAATAAGTAAGGATTTTTCATTTATATAGGAATATATAGAATTGAAAAATACGAGATTAAGGACAAGATGAATATAGAGTCTGGTAATTATATACAAAGATTGAATTTTATTTTTAGTAGATTTACACAAAGATAGCGTCATGAGCATATCATTTTGACGCTCATATTTGTCCATATATAGGCTTGAAACACATTGAATGATATAATTGTCGCGCAAGAGATAAAACGTCTTAAAATTGTTTTTGGTGCGTTACAGAGCATACTGACAATATTTGAAATTTCTATATAGGTTCTATTGACTACGGTTTGGACGTGTTATGTGATAATTTATTGGGCAGAAGTTAAAATGGATTTTTTGTGCCAAAAGCTAATTTGAGCAAATAAAAAATAGACAAGCAATTTTTACCTGTCTATTTATCTGTTTGATCTAGTGACATTTATATCGTATTTAATTTTATTAATCAAAGTATTCAAGGACTTCTGCAAAGATAGCAGCCAAGTCCTTTTTTAATTGAACTTTATTCGCTTGGAATGCATCTATTGATATTGATATGTTTATTCCATGTGAGATGATTTCACCTTTTGCGTTGGTGAGTGTTGGTTTCTCAAATGAGAACCGTTGTGGCACGATTGATAATATTGAATTTGACATTTGTGTTTCCCCCTTTCGTTGGAAATTTATTATTATTAGTTTGGCTACATGTATAAATTCTCTGTTTATAATTTTATTTATTAAAAATAGGCGAGCTTATTTACTCACCTGGTCATTTACTTATTTGTGATTGTTGCATTTTAACTGACTGCTAATTTTGAATCAATTTAGACCCAATATTTCAATAATTATTTTCTGTTGAAAAATGATGACTTCGGCAGACGTGTATTTTATGATTCGGTGAATTCGTGAAAAGTATTGATTTATAAGGGATTTATGGAGTTTGGAGAGGTGATATTTGATGTGGTCAATATGTTGATTTTGGTAAAAATGAGGAAACTTCGAGGAAAGCTTGATAAATCAATGGTTTTTGGAGTTTTAGAGGTGATATTCGAGGATTTTGATGAGATTTTAAATTGTCTGAAAACTTTATAAGTGCTGATTTTACTGGGTTTTGTGGTGATTGTCCCGAAGTGACTACCGAAGTGAAAAAGTGAATTGTTTGTATTCGGAGATCAATTTGGAAGATTATGTGTGGATGTATATGATAGGAGCTTTTGGAGAGGTAGGAATCGTTCCTAAAATGTAAACCTACCCCCACCCATCAGGAATCCCACAAAAGCCTTATAAATCAAGCAAAAAAGTGAACTTCTGTTATTTCTTCACTTTTATATATTCGTATGTAACGACATATAGTATCAATAACTATATGAAAAGCATCTGATTTTGTTGCTTTTACAACGAAATATTCATAAGTACATTTGAATTGTATACACAATAATTATTGCTGGTATGTTCGAATATTTGTTGTCTGTGCAACAATAAATATAAAACATATACGTATATGTTTGCGAGAATTATTAAATGTATACGTACACGTTACGGCAAACAATTTCTAATGTAACCGTCTTAGTATACAAGCAAAACTTTGTTGGAGTCTCTAATATATACAAACATATACTCATTCATCACCGTTGTTATTGTATTTGTTCATATTTTCTCGTATTATTTTTAGAGCTGATTCCAATCTTTCGGGAAGCTGGTCATCATACTCGTTTTGATAATCCATAAACTGCTGTTTCAATAAATCCCTTTCACTAACTTTTTCATTTGGTACAATATCAATTATTAATTTACAATCCATAGCATCACATATCATAGCTAGCTGGTCAATAGTCATACTGCTCTCTGATCTGTAGTTTGGGTTAAGTAAATTTCCAGCGCTTCTTTCTGTCTGGTCTATCTTACGGGCCATGTCTACTACTTTCATATCTCTGTCAATCATAACCTTTTTAATCAATTTAACAATTGTATATCTTTTTGTATTTGAATTACAAATAAGTCGCATATTTGTACCTCCATATAAAAATATGTCATATATTATATCACTCAATCAAAGACCTGTCAATTGTATTTAAAACACATACAATTTAATGTAAAGTCTAACATACAATGTTGTGTAAAGCACTTGCAAAGTGATGTAGTATATGCTATAATAAAGACAGTTAAGAAATACGAAACACACAAACAAGTATCACATAAGGAGGTCACACCATGACAAACGAATTCAAACAAGCGATTACTTCCTATATTATATCTCTTGGAGGTAACAACGAGGATATAGAGCAAATCATTGATGAGATAGTTGAATCAGGCTACACCACCATGGAAGAGGTTAAAGTCCATATTGATAACTACTACTCATAAGAAACAAGCCTAAACGACAAGCGTTATGTCGGGTGCAATTCCTGACTAGGCTCTGAGGTTATTACCTCAAATCTAAGAAAGGGGAAACCTACATAATGGGAAAGGGCAGTAAAAAGCCTAAACCTACAAGCGATAAAATTAAATTGCTAATAGCATGGGCTAGCGTTGTAACAGCAACAGCGAGTCTACTAAAAGTAATAACAGATTTTATCATTCAGCTAATAAGTTTAGGCAATTAACACCAACATTGTGGTTTGTGGGATAATTACCCACCGCCACAACTCCATTATAATTATATAAGATGATATGAAAAATGTAAACCTTATATTCATCATTTTAGCAATGATATTTTTGGCAATAACACAAAGCCTGGTTTCTCTCTTTCTTTTCATTATGAGCCTTGTAAATTGGTTCATGAATTGCAAAGAGTAAGACAAAAAAAAGAGTGCACGTTTGCAGACGTACACCCTCAAAGGGAAACACATCGAAATGTGCTCACCATTCACATGTTGAGAATATCACATTTCCTACAATCTGTCAAGTCTGGCAGAGAGTTTCCCCAAAAAACAGAGAATTACAATCTAGTAACATCTTTACCGATTGACAATGCAACACGCTGTCAACCGCTTCTCTAAAATAATTCTTAGATGGTTCCCATTTTGAAACACTCGGCTGAAGTGGCACGAGTAGGGCATCCGCCTATACGACCTTGAAAATAGAATAAATCCGCAACGTATGAAATATGTAGACGCTATACCGTAAAGGATAGTAGGAAGAAACCAGAAGACGTTAGGCAGGATGATTTAAACCGCTATAAGGCTATGTACCATATTGAGTTGATATGGCAGCATAGAGGCAGATCAAAAGCGGTATAGAAGTAAATAAGCGTTAAATATGAATAAAGGCCGTAAGGCTTGCTTTAATATAGGAAGTAATACAGTTTTATCAGTTACACCACGCACATAAACCAGGCACTATATATCAGCTCCTTGGATTGTATATACTTCATTCCTTATTACTGATTGCGTGTAGTCAAATATATTCAAGACGTATGAAATCAAGTTGATTATTGGAAGCTCTTGACAACTACCCATCACGGGAGGCTCTGCTAGACAATCTTTCATTGATTGGCTTTTCTTATTTTGAAATCATTGGCTTTTGTGTGCGTTAGTATCTGTTAAAGATAAAAACTCATGAAAGGAATAATACAATGAAGCTAGAAGTAAAAGAAATACAGTTTTATAATGATACTTTACTAGGCATCAGAGACAAGAGTGGTCAAGTTTGGCTGGCTGTCAGGAAAACATGTCGTGACATTGGTCTAACGGACGCACAAGCCAGACGTCAAGTAATGAATGTACAAGAGGATCTAGTGTTGAGTGAAGGGGTCACAAATATGAGACACCTTACAAATGGAGGAGAACAGGAATTACTTGTGATCAAAGAAGATCTCGTTACATTGTGGCTTGCAAAGTTACCATTAACACCAACAATGCAGCGAGAAAATCCAGTAGTTGTGGAAAAGCTTATTCGCTATCAGCTTGAGGCGCAGAAAGTTCTTCATGACTATTTCATGGGAACAGAAGAGAAGAAAGCGGAATTCTTTGATTCCATGGGTATACAAGGGGAAATACTTGACCTAAAGCAAGAGGTTATGAATCTCAAAGACAATGTTAAAACTTTGATTGATAATTCAACCATCAATAAAGCACAGCAAAAAGCTTTGTACAATCTTGCAAAGGAAAGAATTTGCCTACTACTTGGCGAAAAAGGCACAAAGGAATACAAAAGATATAACAAACTGTATTTTCAGAACTTGTGGGGTGATGTCAAAAGAAAGTTTGATTGCTCTGGAAGCTATCATGATTTAAATCCAAAGGATTTTAAAGCTGTGAAAGAATTTATTCCATCTTGGGAATTCACTGGCTGATTATAGGGCTTGTAACCGTCAAAAGTTATAAGTCCATTTTAATATGAATGATAAAGAAAGAAGGTTATAAAATGAAAATCAAACAAATGGTTATTGTGGCAGCACTTGTAATAAGTGCTTTTTTAATCGGTAAGCATACCAATGTAGATACTGTCAACATGAATCAAGTTGTTGATATCCAGGCTACCGAATACGGCGCACAGATCATTTTATTAGATGGTAATGGCTACTACTGGGAGCGATAACAAAGAAATATCCATTTTATAGGGAGGTAAAAGCATGAAACCTGTTGATTATTTGATAACTGATTTACAGAGAATGAAGGATAAAAGAGAAAATATCTGTAGGGAACTTGGAAATGGATACGATTGGATACTAGTTGAAAGTTTATAGCCATTGAAAATAAAATTAAACAGACATCCGAGAGAATCGACAAAATGCAAAACCTATAAAACGATTATTTGATTGGAGGATTTTAAACATGAAGGAAAAGTTAAAAAGGCAAGTAGAAGAAATGATTCTTTACTGGAAAGGTATGGAACAAGAAACAGGAAGAAGCCACAAAAAGGATATTGATCATTGTGAAGAATTCTTAAAAGAGCTTGAAAGTAGATAAAAACCGAATTTTACAGGAAGGTAACATAAAATGTACACAATTTATAGAAAATATCGTTGGTTTGATTACGGAGAAGCCCTTGGAGATAGTGACGAATGTTTTGTATTTAATAGCGAAAAAGATGCAGAAAAATGTTTACGTTTATGCTTCCATAATGGAGAACTTTTCAATGATGAAAAATATGGTCATTGTAGGTATTATGTAGGTGTATACGAAACGCATTACACACCTATTGTGTATTAGCAGAGTGGAACGGCTCTCACATAGCCGTTTTAATGCACCTGACACACGTCAAGCGGTCACAAGTCCGTAAGCATTAAGAAAGGGAAGAATAGCACATGAAAACAATTACCTTTGAGCCGGTCATGGACGGAAGGAGAAGAAAACTTGTTGTTAACGATCGGGTAAATGGATATAAGCATACAGAAGTTCATGGAATTCACTATTTTAGCAGAGGGAATATTTCTTACATTATTGACATGAATAAAGAAGCTTCTACGCTTAGAAAATTCGATTATTCAACAGCTTCTTACTTATATGTTACTTATGACGAGTTTCATAAGTTTTTAAAAATAGAGAGCGAATAAAATTCTTATTTAATTGGGTGGCATAAAGGGGAACCGATATAGCGATTATTAGAAAGAGTCAATGCTGACAGCATCCTATAGGGCAACGGTATCAGGGCGACAAACTACTACGGTAGAGAGGCCGTAACTTCTAATACACCCAACTAATCTGATTCCAGTTTGAAGCCATTAGAAAATACTCTAGTGGCTTTTATAGTGGAAATAAATAATAAAATAAATCATATGGAGGAAATAACAATGAAAAAAGAATATACAATTGAACAGATGGCAGAAACAAGATGGTTTTATACATTCACAGAACCTAATGCAAAAGGTGAAAAGATAGTGATGGAGTTAAGCAAATGTACTAATCCAGGTGGAAGTAATGCAATTCCTGTATTATGGAATAAACATGGATATATGGATAGGGTTCTGGAAACATATTGGAGTATTCAAACTTATGTGACAGATACAGAGGGATATTGTTATGGAATGTATAATCCTCAAGAGAAACCCGGAAGATATGAAATAAATTTCGATTGGATGTTTGAAGCAACAGAAGAGAACAAAGAAAAGTTAATTGATGAAGTTTATAGACTGGCTTCATCGGCTAATGGAGAAACAGCAACAGAGAGAAAACATAGAAAGATCAAAGAATTTGCAGCCAAGGAAAAAGTTGAACTTTTAACAGAGATTCCGGAAGGGTGGAAGAAATTAAAAGGATCAATGACTGCACCTTACGGATCTGTATGGGTATCTAACATGGAACCATTTAAAAGTGGAAACAGAAAAACAGCATTATTGTTAGTTTGTTAAATTAAAGGAGGTATAAAGCCATGTTGACATATATCAGAAGCAACGCAGGATTTTACAATCGTATTGCTAGAGAATATTTTACCGTCACTTCACAAGCTACGACTAAGGAAGAATATGAGAAATTACTATCCTTATTTTGCAGAAGATGGAAAAGGGAACTAACAGATGAAAATGTCCTTACTTATTTTATAGAATCCGGAGAAATGGAATCAGATACAATCCAGGAATTCAGACAGTTTTACATTGATAATGCAGAGCCATTTCAGAAGTCAATTATTGACGCTGATTTAATTATAGGAAAGAAATACACTCTTGTTTATATGAATGAATTTGGCTTTCCTGTAGCTGATAAAATCGTGTTTAAAGGCGTTTTTCTATGTCAGTATGCACAATATACAGATGCTATTAAAATGATGGTTAGAAGGGCAAGAAAACGCACTGATGTGTATATAAACTTCTATGATTGCAGTATGGCGATATATGAAGGCTGGAAAGATTTACCGGAAACGGTACCACATGAAAAAGTAGGTGAATACTTATATAAGTCCAAATACGCTTGTTTTGACGCAAGATATTTTGAAGACTGCGTCAGGTATTTTGGTAAGCCAGTGGTTGAGTATAGGAACTTTAAAACGAGAGAATCAGACGGAAAGACGTTTGCATAAAAGCAGATAAAAAGTAAGTTTCATGTCTTTAATTAAATGGAGGGAATTAGATGGAAACAATTAAATATCATCAAAATGGAACAGGTAACGAATACGGCGCAGACCACACTTTAACAAATAATTGGAACCCAGGCGACGATTATGACAATGAATATGTAAATGTACATTTCAGAATTGAGGCTAAAAATTTTGGTTATCCATCTTTCAGTTTTTCGGAAGAGGATAGAAACAATTTCTATAATGAAGTGTATGCAGCTTTAGAGCTATTAGGTTGGAATATTAAAAGTGGATATAACAACGGAAGTTGTATGGAAGTAAGCAAAGGAATGCAGCACCTATATTTACACCCACAGGATTTTAGTGGAGAAGTGTTAAAAAATGAAGTAAAGCAAATTGCAGAAGCCTTACAGAAACACAACACTTTTTACCTTAGATGGGTCGATTTATATGAAACAGTCTATGATGTTTCTGATACTGAATATGATAAATATTTGAACACAAAGAATACAGAAATACGTAAGGCACTATTTGAAAGTTGCGGTACGTCAAGAACGAATAAGTTTTATTATGTGCTTGATATATGCGTAAATTTATCTGATCGTTTTGGATTAAAGCGTATTGGTATTAATGAAAATGGAAACTATGGAAAAGGTCAGACGATGCGACACATTGGAAAAATTATAGATGAAATGATCACAGAAGGGTTACTTATTGGAGCAGAAAACAATGGGAGCAAACTTGTTAGAAGCTTAAACAAGACAGAACTGAAGAAACATAAAAGTAAGATAGCATAAAATGCACGTTTTATTAAAACGAAAGGAGAATAATACACATGGGAAATATAAAAAACGGACGATATGAATGTAAGGACTCACAAGAATACGAAAAAAGATATGAAGATTGTTTAAGATCAGTTTGTGACAGATTTTTAAACTGTGAAGTAGATGATTTATCAAAAGAAACAAGAAATGCTTTATATCACATGTATAAATGGGGAGAGGCATGCAGTGGACATTATTATCCATTAGGATTAGATAATAAAATGAACTAATGAATTTGTAATTTCATAATAAAAAATGAGGTGGATAAATAATGAATAGTATAACAGTTGATTTTGGTAATATTATTTCTGAAATGAAAGATAAAAATATCAGACTTTGTCTTGTAAAAGATAAAAACTGGTTTGTGGAAGATAGTGAGAGTCGCCTTTATCATATTGAATCCTATAAATATCTTGATAATTTAATTAAAAATAGAGAAAATGTTATCTTTAATATTGTTGAATGTAACTTAATAGAAGATTGGGAGAAGGAAATTTGGACAATCAAAGATGTTGAAGATTTTATTAAAAGGCAATCAAAATATTGGATTGATTATATAGCTCAATGAAAAATAGATTTTATAGCCTAAACAGGCAGAAAGTGAGGATGAAAATGAGCGAAGTATTAACAAAATTATTCAGACAATTATACTTTCCAATGGGAGGATATGAAGAAGAAACAGATACAATGTGGATGTCAGAAGGTCACGGAACTAAACTTGTAGCTACAAGAACAGAAAACGGCATTATTTGTGTGTCTGGTAAGGGTGAAGTAATAACTGTAAACAATGAGGAAGAACTTGAAAAGACCTTTGTATCATTCTTTATGGGAAACGGACTACAAAGAATTGTAGGAAGATAAAACAGTATATGAAAAACAGGTTTTAAGGAGGTATTTATAATGGCATTAACAAGAGAAGAACTAAAAAATGCTAAAAATAATGTAATGACGATTATGGAAAATCGAATTCTGTCAATGGTCGGGTGCAATAGAATGACCGCAAATTTAGTTGCAAATGAAGTCTTGAGTCTTGATCGTGAAGCAGAATTTTTATTAAACAATCCAGAAGAGAGTCCTTGTGAACGATGTTTCCATCTTGTTATGGACAATTGTATGTTGGGCGGTGATGGTTGTCAGACTGATATGTGGGAATGTTTTGAGGATAAATGAAAAGCACATTTTAAGGAGGATTACATGATATCTGCACAATTGAATAAATATTACAAACTCTTAGGAAGCATTTTGCCGATGCTTTCTATTTTTTCGCTCTTTATGCTGTCTGATAGGTGTGGAAACTGGACATTGGCAGCTTTATTGATAATTATAAGCATGGCTTTATTTATGCAAACAAAAGGAGAATATTAAGAATGAGCAATGTAAAATTTCACTATCAAAAGAATAAGGAAGGAAAAATTGAGATGTTTGCAAATGGCATATACATAAACACATTTAATAACTTCACAGAGATTTTTGCTTTACATAGTCTTATATCTTAATACATAGCCTTGTCGGTGATCTGGTGACAGATTATAAAAGCCGTAGCTGTCAAAGGTAAACAAGGCATTACCGGCAGTCAATAAGTGATTGCTGCTTACCACAGGAGAATTAGTGGTTGATCTGGCTTATGTCACTAACCGCACATAATTAGCGGTAGATTCAATATTGGAGGTGTTTCTATGGGATATGGAGAATTAGAACGGTGTAAGGACTTTTGCAAGCTGAAGGTAGTGTTTGATGATGATATGCTTAAATATTATGAAAAGCAGCTAGAGAGCTACTTAAACGGATCAGAAGAAAGGCCGGCGGTTGCTTGTTGGTGGGAAGGTGTATTGAGTACAGAGGAATTTATAAGTCAATGTTCATAAATATTATAAGAAAATAGGAGGATTATCAAATGAGCTATGAAAAATTTAAACCAGAAGAAGTAATTGATATTTTAACACAGTTTCAAAAGTATTTGACGGAGGGTAAAGAACTTGAATGCAAACCTACAGAACTTCTTGGAGCCGTAGAATATGCAAAAGAGACAGTAAAAATGCTAAAACAGTAATAGAAGTGTGCTTTCATAGGAGGTTTAAATGTGCAAATATTGTAAAATGAGAAATAATGAAGAGTTGGGAACAATGACTGGAAATAAAATATTACATTATTCAAAAGTATATATTCAAGAGGGAAATATTATATCATCATGTGATGGCGATTATGTGAAAATAAGTTTTTGTCCTATGTGCGGTGAGAAACTTGAAGCGACAAAATGCTGATTTGAAAGGAGGTTAAAAATGACGTTCAAAAAATGGTTTGAAGAAAAATATAATCCACAAAATGATGATGATTATTTATTGCATAAGTATGAGTTTGATTTACTTTATCTTTTATATGTTTCATACTGTGAGAAAAAAGGTATGATGTATCAAAAAGAAAGTAAAGCTTTGCTGTAAATAAAGTGACCAATAGAAGAGATATTTCAAACAGAAAAGGAGAATGTATGGAAAATTTAGCAAGACATGATTATAAACCAGATGCGGATCAAAAAGTTAAAGAAGAATTACAGATTGCAAACATCCCTATTTTTAAACTACCAAGTTACATGCATACGGAAGTAAAAACAAGATATATAGGGATATTGAATGGTTTTACGTTTACAAGGGCATGGACGTATTGGGTATGTAATGGATTAATGCCGCTTGAATATGCAAATAGGCTATATAAAGACTATAAGGATTTAAACATAAGAGCAGGTGGACACTGTGGAAACGAAACACCTGAATCACAATCGATAAACCCAATTTATAAAAAAGAATTAAACGAATTTTTTGAAGCTAATAGTCAAATTCTTGGAATTGAAAAATGTATTGAACAAGCCAAAAACATTATTGATGATAAAACACAACCGAGATTTGTTGAGACATATCATATAGATACACAGCTTGGGTTGTGTAAGCTGTCACAAGTGATAAAAGAAAATAATATACAAACGGAATTTTTAAATCAATAAAAACAAGATTTTATTAAAAAGGTTGGAGGGAATTATACATGAAATATGATGTACATGGAACGGTAGAAGTAGTGGTTACAGTTACAGTTGACGCAGAAAGCGGAGAAGAAGCCATTGAGAAAGCAAATGAAGGTTTTGGTGGCGTACATTCTTATGCCGGTAATGGTGGATTTGATAAATTGATTGGAGTAAGTGGATCAAATGAATCAATCAATGTCGATAGTCAAGTGGAATTTGATGATTGGACGGAGCATTAAATATCAGAAACACATTAAATCCACAAATTCAAGTAGAAAAGGAGAAAGAGAGATGAAATCAAGCACAATAAGAAATAGAATAGAAGAATTAGATGTGAGATATAAACAGGCTTGCTTAGAAGGAACGAAAGCAGGACTTAATACTATGATGAATACGTTTATTGATGATGAGTCGATATCTTCTGATTACAAACAAAAAATAATTAACATGATAGTTTCTTTACTAGCCTTAAATAAAAATACAAATTAAATCAGGAATTTATAAGGTAAAATAATGGAAGCTATAGAAAAATAAATAAAGGAATTAAAATTAAAAAGTATAAAGGAGATTATAATATGGGAGCTTTAGCATTTATCGGATTACTTGTTGGATTATTTTTATGGGCAAAAGAAAGTACGACTCCAAACACACCGGCTGAAAATACAAGAGATTTAGATGGAATCATGAGAGATTCTAGTAAATATTCAAAGAAAGAGATGACAAAAAGAATCAACAACGGACATTACAAATAAATGAATAGAACACATCGCTGATGGCCATCGGATTATGAAAATCTGGTGGCTTTTGTATTATTAAAATAGTATAATGGAGGAATAGAAAATGAATAAAGTAGGCGGATATACAGTGATTGGAAGGTTTGAGTGCTGTGGGAGAAATATGGTGGTTATTAAGGCAGCACATGGGACTCATGTAATGTCAGAAGAAGATTGGGAAAAACTGAATTAAATGAGGGTGACTATTAAAGAAAAGAGATAAGGTTATGGAAGCGAATTGGATAAGCATTTTAGAGCAAGAGCCCAAGGATTTAAGTGGACGTGGGACTTATTATCTAGTATCAGTAAGGTGTAATACTTGGAATCGAAAAGTAACTATGGTGATGAAATGGCGTGAAGAGACTGTAGATGGAGAAATTATAAAGAGATGGGAATGGGAAGGTAGGGCTAAACGTGAAGAATTAGAAGTTACACACTGGTCAGGATTCCCAAGACCGGCAGAAGATTAAAAGGATTGATTCATTTGAAATTGGAGGTAATATAATGAAAAAGAAACCTGAAATAGAAATAGAAAATATAAAGTTAATATGTCCAGACTGTGGAACTGAATTAAATACTGACGTATGTGGTAATTGTGGGTGTGAAATCAGTTTAGATGTATTTTTTATTGATGTGAATCCAGAAGAAATTTTGAATTGAAATGATTATTTGATTGGGGGCAAAGAGTGAAAGATCAGTTTGGAAGGTTCAATAATAAAGCACAAGCAGCTGGGAGTCTTGATAGATTAAGACTGGCTCTTCTGCTTAACGATGTTAAAGAAAACCCTGATAAATATCCAAGTGACACAAATGATTGGGTGGAGTGGTTAAATAGAAGACAGTTGGGATAGAGTTGTTCGTACATTATTTAAAGTGGAAAGTCAGTTAAAATAATAGATTTATTTAAAAAGGAGGTACATATATGGGAAGCTTAACACCAGAGCATTATAAAATATCGAAGGATAAAGCTGAGAAATATATTGACGATGTGGAAAAATATACTGAAAAGAAACACGCTATATTTTTTGAACCAGATGTTCAAAAACAAATTGCAGAAGGATATAGAATTGTTGGCCGTATTGAGGTAATGATTGATGCACTAAAAGACGGATCAAAGAAAAAAGATGATTGGGAAAAACGAAAAATTGAAGTTGAAATGGCAATAAAAGATGTATACAAGCATCATAATTTATAATAGATGAAATTTGAGTTTGATTGGGAGAGGAAGTGTTTTAGTGCAAGAAAGATATAGGCTTGTTAAAGATCTGAACACAGAAGATACATGGGAATATGATAAGGGAAATACTATTCTTAAAAAAGGACTCACGTGTTATTTAGATGATTGGAATAGATCGCTTACTATTATGTATGATGGGAAGGCTATATGTGACTTTGATAGTAAGATGGCAAACGAATACTTTGAAAAGGTTGATGAAATCTAAGGTTCATATGGAGAAGGGGCATAATATGTACATAATTAAAGATAGCAATGAGAGGTGTTTTGTGAACTGGATCGGCAGCACTCCGGTTTTTAATGGGGATATATCTTCTGCAAAGGTATTTAATGAGGTTGAAGCAAACGCTGTTTTAAAATCCCTAAATAGAATAAATAAAAACAAGTACGAAAAAATATTGTGCGATAAAACTCTTATAAAATCAGGGGTAAACAGAAACAATCCTGAGTGGTATCGTCAGCAGATAGAAGAATTACTAAAGCAATATGAACAGAAATCAAAAGACACTTATGATTCAGATGGAGCATATCTGGTTTACGAACAAATTGTTGACGAGTTGGGATCAATATTATACGAATAAAACTAGGTTTTTAAATGAGTTTATGGGGAGTACATAGGGCATTGGAGAATAATAATCCAGTGCCTTTTATAGTGCTTATAAGGCAATGAATATAAGGAGGTAGTCAATATGTCAGCTATGCAGGAAAGTCGTTGTATAATGGAAAATAAGAGTGCAGATGTGATCCAGTATCCTCATTTGAAGACTGATGGAACACCAGATTTGCGCTACGGCTCTAAGCAAAAAGTTGGTACAAGAGAGTCTACAAAAATGGAATGCTTATATGAACGTGATGATATCATTGCAATATATAAGATATTCCAAGACAGAATTGAAAATGCTTCCTCTTTGTCAAAGGAGAAAATAGCAAGGAGGAACCTTACAATGTTTGTTTGTGCTATTAATGTGGGGCTACGAGGTGGAGATTTTTGTTCCCTTAAATGGTCTGACATTTTCGATAAGAATTGGGAATATAAGGCATCGGCTGATTATGTGCCTGAAAAAACAATTAAGAGAGACGAAGATGGGATTATCATCAAAACAAAACATATTGAATTATCCTGGAACAATGATTTTGAAATAGCATTGTCTGAATGGCTCTCCTGGTTGAATAACTATGATACAGATCAAAAACTTAATGATTATATCTTTAAAAGTCAAAAGAGCGAATATCTTGGTTCTAAGGAGTGGTGGAAAATAATGGAGGACGGGCGAAGGGAAGCCGGCCTTAAGCAGAAGATAGGGACTCATGGACTTAGAAAAACAATGGCACACCAATATATCGCAAATGCACCAGATAAAAGCCAGGCATTATTGGAAGTATCAAGTCAGCTTGGTCATAGTGATTTAAGAATTACAGAAAGATACGCTTGTTTAGAAAAGAAAAATATTGAAGCTGGAAAACAGAGAATGTCGTTTATATACGATAAGTAATGTGGTAGAATGGAGGAAAGAATTGTGGTGGTCCACAAAAGAAAGATTGATCTCAAAGGAGGTAATTCACTATGGCTGTTTTCGGAGCAGGGGCGTATTATGATGTTGATGTTACAAAAGATTTTCTCGAAGAAGAGTGTTTTTGTATAGGCTATGAAAAAGAAGATGCGAGTGCTTTGTATGAAATGTTAAGACGGGTGAAAATTGGAGATGTCGTTTATTTAAAGTCATTTAATATGGGGAAGAAGGGTGAATCTGGAAAGATATTTATAAAAGCCATTGGGTTTGTTGTAGGTCAGGGTATTAAATCATTTACTTTTAGCAATGGTAATGATATGGGGTATGGTAGAAAAGTAAAATGGATTAAAGACTTTTCAAACAGAGAAGATTGGTTTGAACTTGAATTGAATTCAGAAGAAAGGATTAATAACGTGTACGCAAATACGTTATATGAAGAATACTCTGCCAGAATTATTAAAAATTTAATTATTTTACTAACCGACTAAAAGTTAAATTTTAATGGGGAGTCGAGAATGAGCAAGAATACCATAAAACACTTTGGTGTTATCGTACAACAGAGCAAGTATGGCTTTAAACTGGAAAGAAGTAAATATGCCGAAATAAGCAAAATTAGTTCCTTTAAAAGTAGATTAATGGGGCTAGAAGGCTGCTACGAAGATGAGGAAGGTAGATGTTATACTGATGAGTGGTGTACGGCACATAGAGAAAAATGCCTTGTAAACTTTGACTTAAATATGAAATTATTTGAATCATTAGATCATGATGTATTCGATAAAGAGATAGGTGGCTTTTTAGAAAAACACAGGCAATTCCAGAATGTCGAGGATTTAACTTTCTTTGATAAAATTCCTGGCTATTATATGATGATCCTTGATGAATACTGTCAAATCTATATTGGTACAAGTCTGGATATAAAAAAACGTATTCAGCAACATTGGAGTAAAATAAAACCTTTTGACAGACTGATGTTCCCAATTGGCGCAGTAGATAGTTCAGTATTGTCAATTGATAGTTTTAGAGCATTAGATACTTCTAGAATCTATGCATATCCCACAAGTAATTTATATGAGAAAGAAAATGATTACATAAATTACTTTTCGTCTGAATTTAATTCAAATAGAGTGGGCGGTGGTATATTGCTGAACGATCCATCAGAAGTATTTAAGATGTTGGCAAGTATAAAAACTAAAAGACTCGATTAAAGAACTGTTTCATCAATTGAAGAGAAAGACGATAGATTTAATTTCTATCGTCTTTCTTTGCATCTTGTTGTATCTTATCTACATATAAGAGTAACCGACTGACTGTGGGATCATCAGAAACGATTAAGTCATTTGGGGTACATTCTAACTCTTTGCACAATGCCTCTAATATCTCTAATTTAATGCTTGTGGAGTCTCCATTGAAAATAGCAGTAATTGTTGGATATGAGACACCGATGCGTTTGGCAAGTTCATACCTGGTAATTCCCTTTTCGGCTAGCTTGTCTTTGATATTTAATCGCATTATATACACCTCACTTTATATATAGTATAGCATATATAGAAAGAAATATAAATATAAAATATATTTACTATATATACTTGACTTTATATAAAGCGTAGTATATAATGTTGAGTATAAAGAGATTGGCAAAAAGTGTTGAAGAAGGGAGGATGCGTTGTAAATGAAGCAAGGATTAAAAAGATTCGATATTGTACTTGTGGATTTCGGAGCGAACGTAATTGACTCAGAGCAGGGCGGCGTCAGACCTGCGTTAATAATACAAAACGACATCGGAAATCTATATAGTAGCACGACTATTGTAATGCCATTAACAAGTCAAATTAAAAATCTCAATCAGCCAACGCATACTCTTATTGAGAGAGGAAACGATAAAGGGCTGGTTGAGGATTCAATGGTACTGGGAGAGTGTATGAGACAAATATCAGAAAAGAGAATTATTAAATATCTTGGATGTATTTCTGATGAAAAAGAGAAAAGAGAAATTAAGCGTGTATATGACGCAAATTTCGGAGAGGTGGCTTAATATGCAATATGTTGAAATGACTATTGAGGAAGCACTTAAATGTAATCGTGGAAATAAGTTAAAAACTGTTCTAGTTGCAGTTCAAGACCTGGAATGCGAAGAAATCTCTGCGTTTGTAAAGAAAAGCAAGCATGAATGCGAAAACATTATTATGGAAGCTGAAACGATTGCAAGAGTATATGATGATTTTGTAAATCAATTGAGAGTATTTACAGAAAAACAGCCAGATATAAGAAATATAATTCCACGAGGTAAATTAAGTACTATATTATTAAAGGAATAAATCGACAATAATCGAACATATATTCGAAAGGTCTTGACAAAGAACATACGTTCGAATTATAATCATAACTAGTCACGGTGTTATGATTAAATAAAAAATCACAGTCCGTTTAGCTTCATCGGTGTTGGCGCACCTCCACAAACAGACTGTGATTCTACACATAACATAAATCAAGGCCAGAAACGGCAAGATTTATGAAACATAGCAGATTACTATGCTTGATTGTATTTTACATAATTTCTTTTTATTAGTCAAGTAATTTCATGTATCAGCGTATCTGCTATATGTTCCCATAAATAAAAGAAGAATTAAATATTGTAACCGATTGGTGTAGGGTAGCACAGGGTATTTTGATTATCTTGGGGTGTGTTCAAGTTGCATATCGGTTGTTTAACACTGTTGACTCATTAGTATAAAAGGCGGTGGCAAAATGGATTCAATGCAAAAACAGCAGTTATTGGAAGATTATGCTTCTAATAACATGGCCAAACTCAGGAAAATTTCATATCCATTATTCATAAAGTTTGGCGGAATTTCAGAAAAGGATCATGATGATTTTTACAGTAAGGCCAACGAAGAATTATGGAAGGCAACAGAGGTCTTTGATGAATCAAAAGGGGTTCAGTTTGACGTGTATCTAAAAGGGTGTCTCACCAGAAAATTCAAAACTGAAATGACTGGACTTAACAGAGAAAAACGTAAAGCGGACAGGCTATCTACATCACTCGACGCTCCTATTGGTGAAGAGGAAGGTGCAACTCTTGGTGATTTGTTAGCGTCTGACTTTGATATCGATAAGGAGTTAATGGACGAAACTGGTCTTTTACATGACGAAAAGATAGAAAAGTATCTTAGTAGCCTATCAGCAATGCAACGGCAAATCGTTGAAATGAAGATGAATGATGTTCCAATTTCTGAAATTAAAGAGAAATTAAACTTAGGAGAGGGTCAGTATGAAGACCATTGTAAACAAATTAGGTCTTTCCGAAATACGCAAATTTTATTTAGGGATGAGACTGTAAAATGTTCAATAATTGAGGAGGGTAAAATGGGGCAAGAAATATTTACACAAACATTGGAAAAGAGCAAACCTGATAGGCTTAGTATCGCGTCCATTATTAAAAAGATTGATAATTATACTATTAGGTTTGATCATCCGCTTCAGAGGGAATCAGAGCAATGGAGTCCTGCCATGAAGGGAAATCTGATTTCTGACATTTTACAGGGAAATCCAATTCCCGCTCTTGTATTTGCAGAGCAGATAATGAATGGACTTGCAATTATTTGGGACTTAGATGGAAAGCAACGCTGCACAAATGCACATTCATTCGTTAAGGGTGGATATAAGATTTCCAAAAATATTAGAAGATGGAATATCGAGTATCAGGCACAAATTAAAAACGAAGATGGAAGCCCAAAACTTGACGATAAAAGATTCCCAATCAGCGAAAGAAGAGAATTTGATATACGTGGTAAAAAGTTCACAGATTTACCAGAGGAATTGCAGGACAAGTTTAACGAGTATAACTTTGAAATCGTACAATATTTAAACTGTTCAAGTGAGGACATCGCTTATCATATCGCTAGATATAATGAAGGAAAGCCAATGACAGCTTCTCAGAAGGGTATAACAAGGTTAGGCGAGGAGTTTGCTTCAATGGTTAAGAGTATATCTGGTATGCCATTTTTCAAGGATCTTGGTGGATATAAAGTATCTGAAGGAAACAATGGTACTGTGAATCGTGTAGTTGTTGAATCTGTAATGGCCGCTAATTTCTTAGATGACTGGAATAAGAAGCAAGAAGATATGTGCAAGTACATGAAAGAAAATGCCACCACAGAATGCTTTGACAATTTTGAGGATATGGTTGGAAGAATCACAAATGTTGGAACAGAAGAGGTATTCAATATGTTTGATTCTAAGGATTCATTTATTTACTTTGGCTTATTTGCAAGATTTGCGGATACAGGATTGGATGACAAGAAGTTCGTTGAATTTATGGCTGAGTTTTCTCGGTCGTTACATAGTAAAATGATTGACGGTGTATCATTCGATGATTTAAACGGTAAATCAACTAAAGATAAAGCCGTAGTTGTTAGCAAGATTAATCATTTAGAGCGGTTAATGAATGATTATTTACATATTGAAAAAGTAAAAGAAATAGAGAATGAGATTATGACCATTTCTACCGATTATGTGGACAACTTTTCGAAATCAGACTTTGTAAAGGCATGTTGTGTAAAGACAAATGATGATATTCGTAAGGCGGCTATTCGGTCTTTGAAGTTTGTGCGGGAAAACATTGGATCAGAAAAGACAGAGGAAGATGTGGAGTTTTATTTATCTATGCTTGATGAGTGGACATTGGATATAGACAATGACTCCAAGTTAATTAACCTGGACAACCTCTCTTCACTGATTGGTATTGTAGGGTATGCTTGTGATCAAGAATGTGACAATATCGCGCAGAGCTGGTTTGTGGAGTTTGCAAAGAAAAATAATACATACAAAGTGAATCAAAAAGAGAATTATTTTCATATGAGAGATGATTTAGATGGCTTGGCTCAGCTGCTAAAAAAGAGGGCGGTGTGATATGGGTGAATCTATAAAAAATTATGACATTTACATAGAAGGAATGGGAAAATCGTTTCAGGACAAGTTGTTCTTTATGGACAAGATTGATGACATTACAGAGTTGGTTGATTTTGGCTGCGCAGACGGAACATTAATTGAGCATATGTCAAAAGGGCTACCAGGCGTAAGTCTTATAGGATATGACATTAGTCAAGAAATGATTAAATTAGCAAAAGGTAAAGATAAAACGAGTGGATTGTTTACTAGTGATTTTGATGAAGCTTTAAGTATTATAAATGCTAATAAATCACTCCTAAATTTGTCTAGCGTGATTCACGAAGTTTATTCATACTCTATGCCGTATGCCATTAGTGAATTTTGGAATAGTGTATTTAATTCGGGCTTCCAATACATCGCAATCCGAGACTTTTGTGTTAACTCTTCTGTAATTCGTAAGGCGGATGTGAATGATTGGGTAAAGGTAATACAAAAAGCAAATGCAAATCAAGTATCAGACTACGAAAGTATATGGGGAAGTATAAGAGAGAATAGAAATTTAGTGCATTTTCTAATGAAATATCGGTATGTCACAAATTGGGAACGAGAAGTGAGAGAAAATTATTTCCCGATTACGTTGGAAAAATTGCTAAGTAAAATTCCAACGGATAAATATGAAATTATATATTTTGAGGATTACGTTCTTCCATTCACAGCTAATAAAGTAAAGGAGGATTTTGGAATTCATTTGCATGACAGTACACATGTAAAATTGTTACTTAAAAGTAAATGCAACATAAAGAAATGTCTTTCATAGCATTTAAAAGGGACGAGTCTCAAACAGTATTGGCAGTACCTCGATTCGTCCCAATTTACAGACCTACTACACATGCTCGAATGAGCAAGATCCCACAGAGAGGAAAAGTGAAGTAGAAGTGGCATTAGCCACGATTGAATTATAGCATGTCGGTAAAATACTGTCAATTTACCGAGCAATATCAAAGGAGGGTATTCATGAAGAATTGCGATAGATGTGGACACACTATGATCACTGGAACTCATTTCGAAAATGGGCAACACAACAGGTATGAGAAATGTACAAAATGTCATGTAAGGATTAATGGGAAAAGAACAAATAACAATGATCTGAGTTTTAGAGATATCCTTTTGAAGGCTGCTAGGTAAAAACGGAATTTCATCGGTAGTTAATAGCTACATATAGTAGTTGTATAAAATATAAAACACAATATATAGTGAAGAAAAGGAGAAAAGGAAATGGAATTTAATGAATTTAAGAGGTTATTACAGGAAAACTTTAAGGAGATGTCAAAAAATGCTACTCACTTATTTGAGGTAGATTTAGACAAAGATGAATTATGGAATCTATACTTAGATAGTTTCCCCACTGGTACCAACGAAGTTTACAGAGAAAGAAGAGCGTATGATTGCTCATGTTGTAAGAGCTTCATTAGAACAATTGGAAACGCAGTAATTATTAAAGATAACAAAGTGAGCACAATTTGGGATTTTAATACTAACGATACTACATATCAGCCTGTATTAAATGCGTTAGCTGCTTATGTAAAATCAAAAGCCGTGAGCGATGTATATGTAAGTAAAATGAAGAGTATTGGAACAGATAAAAATCATGAACAGATGGAAAACGGTAAGGTTAAGACATGGGAACATTTTTACCTTGAATTAGATAGCAAATTTGTTGACAGAAGTAATAAATCAGAGGGAGACATTAAAGGAGCATACCGAGATACCAGAAACGTATTTAAAAGATCTCTTGACGAAATTACAGAAGATGGTATCTTGACGGTGCTTGAACTTATTTCACAGAATTCTTTATATAAGGGAGAAGAGTGGGAAGGTGTTTTGAAAGAGTTCTTAAGATATAAGAAAGAATACGCAAAGCTAAATACAGAATCAGATAGAGGCAATTATGCATGGGTACAGTCAGTAAAAGCAGGAGTATCAATCGGACGCATCAGAAATCACAGTATTGGAACTTTACTTACCAACATTAGTGAAGGAATGGATTTGGATCTTGCAGTAAAGAAATATGAACAGATCGTTGCTCCATCTAATTACAAGCGACCAAAAGCGATTTATACAAAGAAAATGCTTGAAGATGCTAAGAAGACAATTGCGGAACTTGGATATATGGATTCATTACAAAGAAGATTTGCAAATTTAGATGATATCACGGTAAACAATATTTTGTTTTCAAACAAGGATTCTGCTAAAAGGATTAATGGAGGAAACGACATTTTTGGAGATATGGAAAAAGAAGTGTCTGTTAGTCCGAAGAAATTTTCAAAAGTAGAAGAGGTTTCTGCTAAAGATTTTATTGATAAGGTTTTGCCAACTGCTAAAGAAATTGAAGCATTTGTAGAAAATAAACATGATAAAAACTTTGTGTCCATGATTGCTCCGTGTAATAAAGACTCTAAATCAATGTTTAAATGGAATAACAATTTAAGCTGGGCTTATGTCGGTAATATTACAGATAGCGACATGAAACAAAACGTAAAGGCTGCCGGTGGAAACGTGGATGGGGTACTTAGATTTTCTATCCAATGGAATGAAGACGGAAAGGATAATTGTGACTTAGATGCTCATTGTAATGAACCAAGTGGTAACGAAATCTTTTTTGGTAACTGTAGAAAACCAGGTATTTCAAAATTAACCGGACAGTTAGATGTAGATATTGTTCACCCAGACGGAAGCGTTGCTGTAGAGAATATTACATGGACAGATAAAACAAAGATGCAGCATGGAGTATATCGATTCTTTGTTCATCAATATTCAGGAAGTGTAAGGAAAGGATTTAAAGCGGAAGTTGAGTTTGACGGAGAAATTTACACATTCGAATATAACAAATCAATGCGATCTGATGAAAGAGTAGTGGTTGCAGAAGTCACACTGGATACCAATGGCAATTTTTCCATTAAGGAGAAGATTTCTGGAAGTTCCGCCGTATCTTCGAAAGAAGTTTGGGGGATTAGTACAAATCAGTTCGTTCCAGTTTCTGTTGTTTGTTATAGTCCAAATTATTTTGATGAACAGGACGGGATTGGTCACAGGCATTTATTCTTTATGTTGAAGGATTGTAAAAATGGAGAGGAGCCTAATGGATATTACAACGAATTTTTAAAGAATGAATTAACAGAACACAAGAGGGTATTTGAAGCACTTGGAGCGAAGTGTCACGTAGAAGATACTGAAGACCAGCTTTCCGGAATTGGGTTTAGCATGACAAAGAGGTCAGACTTAGTAGTAAAGGTTAAGGGCGCAACCGAAAGAGTGTTAAAAATTAAATTTTAAATAAAAAGGAGAAAGATAATTATGAATAACGAAAAAATGTTTGAGGTAGCAACAAGAAGCAAAATGAGATTTCCGTTTAGAGGATCTGTATCTGTTGAGGACTTATGGGATTTGAACGTGGAAAATCTTGATTCCGTATTTAAAACTCTCAACTCTCAAGTGAAACAGGCAAAAGAAGAAAGCTTGCTTAATACCAGAACTAAAGAAGACGAAGTGCTTGAAATGCAGATTGCTATTGTGAAGTATATTGTATCAATTAAGCTAGAAGAGGCTGACGCAAGATTAAAAGCAAAAGAAAAAAGAGAAAGAAAACAGAAGATTATGGGAATCTTATCAACTAAGCAGGAAGAGGAATTACAGGGTAAGAGCGCAGAAGAATTACAGAAGATGCTTTCTGAGTTAGAAGATTAATACGGTATGGGGAGGTCAAACTCCCCACGCTGATTCTTAATGATGAATTAATTGCAAAAGGCATGGTTGCCTTCACTGATAACGTAGGATTTAAACTTAAATAAAACAAATCATTCAAAGGGAAAGAGGAGAAGAAAATGAAGAAATATAAAGTGCAAACAGCGTACACAGATAATTTTAGTGTGTATACATATGAAGACGACAACATGACTGGACATGAAATTTTATCATGGTATGAATTAGACGGGTATACATCTCGCTTGCATTCAGATGGATATGTTAGAGTTCCAAATGATGAAGAAGAAATGAATTTTACGGATTTTATGAAATATTGTAAGTCAGGGGCGATTAACTGTGATAAGCAACTCTTGGGGTTATTAGACGTATTTGGAGATGAAATTTATAAGAACAATTACGACTTGCTTCAGCATCAAGTATTAGAACCAGTTGGATACGAGTTAATCATTAGAAAGAATGGGGTTTGTAAATGAGCGTTATATACAGGCCACACAGAGGCTCATTATCGGAAGCAATGAAAGATGTCGTGGAGTTTGATACGTTTCAAGATTTACAGAAGCACATAGTAAAAGATATGGAACAGGTCATTAAATTAAATGAATGCGAAATTGTACCAGCGATGGAACCATCAAACGATACCAGAATTGGCTGGAGGGATAGTGATTATCTTTGTATTGATAGTTATGATAAAGTGGCAGATAAAAAAGGTTACAAGTTATATTTTGGAGGAGAGTATGATTGTCCTCTATGTATAGGAATGTTCGCTACGGATTATATAAAACAAAGGAGCGATAAGGAATGAATGGCAGTTACACATTTAAAATAGAAGGCTGGGACGCAGATCATATTACAAATATGGTGGTTTCTGAAATTGTAAACTCTTTTAATATTGATCAGTTCAAGAATGAGGTTAAAAACAAACTCGTCAAAGAGCTAAAAGGCGACATAGTTAATGGTAAAGAAGTTTGTGAGGCAATTAAAACGTCTACTGATAAAGTGGATAGGATCATAGATTCACGTGTGAATCAGGCGATCAACGATAAAATAAAACAGATTCAGAATATAGATATTGGGAATTTTCAACTAACTTTAAAATGAACCTTTCATGGGAGAAAAGAGGAGAATATAATTATGAAATTATTAGAAATTGAAAATAAATTAACTGAACTTCGCAAAGAAGAAGAAAGATTAAAATCAGAATACGAAAAAAACATTAAAACATTGGCTAATAAAAAGGCTGATTTATTACAGAAACAAAAGATCATAATGAATAACTATAATCTTGATAAAATTGAGAATGCTAGAAAATTTGTATATACAAAATCTTTAAAGAAAAACTTTTATGGCGACGCATCCATATCTCTTTCCGAGTCAATTAAGGATTGTATATCTGGATTTCAGATACTAAAAGATGAGTATTTAGGCATAAAAGACTACTCTTCATTTATTGGGCAAGGTATTAGGTGTAGCTACGGAATGTGTCCGTCATATGGTACTGTAATGATGCGAATTGGGATAAATGAAGATTATAGATATGGAAAACATTCTTTTACAGAAGACGAACTTGATGATTGTCTGTATTATTTAAAGTTATTAAAAGATGCTGATTTTAGAAGCAAAATATTAAAAGACGGAGAATAGAGCGAGAAAGGAGAGTCGAGATGCCAATAAAAGAAGTGGGGTATTGTAATTATAATAATAATGACTGGTGCAAAAAATATGATGACTTAATATACGCCGACAAATATAAGACAAAAATTATAGGGAACACTTTTTATCTTCAAGTCGATATTACAGATCGTGCTTCAGATTATGGTTGGATTGAAAAACTAATACTTAAAAAATCTAATAAAAATTTACAGAGCCTATGCATAATTCCTATGATAACAGCCAGTGAAGAAACAATAAGAGATGTTCTAAGAGCATGGAATTTTAGTGTTAAATATAAATGGCTCAACGATGATTTAAAGTAGATTTGTTTAATGTTGGTGATTGAAATGGTTCTTTCAAAGGAGAATAAATAAATGATGGTCGGTAGAGATTTATTTTTTCATGACTACGAAAAGTATGGATATACAGAGGAAGATTTTGATGACAATGTTGTGGCCGATGCCGAATGGGAAGAAGTTGTTGAACCCAAGGAGCTGCCTGTGCTAGAAAAGGAGGAATAAGAAAAATGGTCGTGAAAGAAGTAAAAGATAAAATAGAAGAACTGAGAAGTGATTATGGTAATTTAATCAAATTACAAAATTATATTATGCAGAATCTAAATAATTCAGTTGTTAAAAATGCAGTAGACACCATTGAAGATGGGGCAGATATTAACCGTTCTATTAGATGTTTGTGTTCTTCTGTTGCTATGATCATTGATAGTGAAATTAAACGTTTGGAAAACATCATTGATAATACACCAGTAAAGGTCAATTAGCTATTGAAATAAATTTTTCAATGGAAAAGGAGAAAGCGATATGTATAAGATAGAAAATGATTTTGAATATAATGGGTTACGTTGTGTAGTTACATTTGGAGATATGGGGTATAGATGTGGATACGTTGGGGTTCCTAATATACATAGTTTATATGGAAGGGATTATAACGATTATTTAGAAATAAATAAGGCAGACATTGAAGGTAAAGAAGTAAGTGGAGTATTTCCTTTATTAGGAGCACTTCTTGATGAAGATGAAAGAGTTAGGATAGATGCGTTTTTCAATTGTCACGGTGGGATTACATATGCAGGTGGCGGAGTAGAATCAAAATACCCTGTCAAATCAGATTTATGGTGGTTTGGATTTGATTGTGCTCATTGTGATGACGGTAAGGAGTTAGATCTCGCTATGGAGTATTTTCCAGAACTGGCACAGAGAATATCAATGACAAAACAAATTGAAGATATGTACCCAACCAGTGGAATTATTAGGAGCAGAGTATACGTTGAAAATGAATTGAAAAATTTGGCAACGCAGCTTGCTTCGTTTACATATGAATGATGGATTTCCTTTGAGGAGGTAATAGATTGAACATTTTTGAAAAAGTAATTGAAAATAATAAAAGTCCATTAAGCATTTTTAAACATATGGTCGGGAGAAATGAAGCTGAAAGAGGTCTGATTGACCTGGCAAATTACATCGAGCGATTGGATACAGAAAATACAAGAATGTATGATCTGGTCAGTACATGGAATAAAGACGAAGAAATTCAGAAATTAAAGGATGAATTAAGAGAATTGGAATCCAAAAATTACAGACGTCTTAATTATGCCATAACAGATGAAGAGTTGGCTGCATGTTATGAATGGGAAGAAAAACATGTAGAAGAAAAGCATAAGAGTAAGGAAATCGGGGCCATTGGAGGAAGATTTACTTATGAGCTTACCCCTACCAGCATTGGTGTCTGTGGAACTGTTAAATGTAGTTGTGGTGAACGATTTGAGTTTAGGGAGCTGATGTAGGAATAAAAAATGGAGGGGCAGATAATAGCGCAAATAGGAGAAATAAGACTTAACAATCATGGAACAAAAATGAAGATTGTTAAACTCAATAGCACCGAAGATTTGGATATTGAATTTTTAGATGACTACCATTACATTAAAACACATGTTACATATTCCAATTTTAAAAGAGGGCAAGTTAAAAACCCTTACGATAAAACAATATATGGAATTGGAATGATTGGGAACGGAAAATTCAAAACAGGTAGAGCAGACGCTATAAATAAAGAGTACGAAACTTGGTTTCATATGCTTAGGAGGTGTTATAGCAAGAAAGATAGTAATATGTATCCTGCTTATTTTGGGAAATGTGAAGTATGCGATGAGTGGTTGAATTATCAAAACTTTGCTGAATGGTATACAAGCAATTATTACCGAGTGAATGAGCGATTACACATTGATAAGGATATTTTAGATCCTAAAAGTAAAATTTATAGCCCCAATACCTGTATCTTGGTTCCTCAAAGGATAAATGAATTATTTACATATAAAAAGAATAATCTTGGTTTGCCAGTTGGAATCAGGAAAACGAGTAGAGGAAAATATAGAGCAGGGTATAATACACAGACATTGGGAACATTTAATACATTAGAAGAAGCTTTTGCTGCTTATAGATCAGCCAAAGAAAACGCCATAATTAAGATAGCCGAAGAATATAAAAATATAATTCCACCAAGACTATACGAAGCCATGATTAATTATAAGGTATTAATGAGTAATGATGAGAATTACGTTGCTTAACATCCAATAGAAGGTTGTTTTCATTTGGAATGGAGGGTCGGTTTGTCGGAAGAAGAAATTAAAGAAGAATCTTTAAAGAGAATGAGCGCTAAGTTTAAGAAATGGATGGACGACATGCGCCCAGGTTGTCAGCAAATTTGCAATACGGTAAAAGATATTTTTGAAAAATATCCAGAAGTAAGTGAAATAAGACTGTTTGGAATGACGATTGTTAGAGACAAAAAAGAGTGAAAAATAATCGTTGAATGATCAATTTTATAAAAGAACAGAAAGGAGAATAATTTGGTACGGAATTATTGCGATCTGTGTCAGTCAGAATGTAACGATAGAAATTTTAAAGTTCCAATTGCAGCTACGTTTGCTGAAGGTAAACCTTGTGACCTGATTGGCGTAGAGATGAATTTATGCAAAGGTTGTAGAACTAAAATTTATAATACTATTAAGACAATAGTTAGTCAAGAGAAAAACAAGGAATTATCAAAATTGGCCCTAGATATAAAGATGGGGTGAGAATGAAATGCGACTTTCATAGGAGGTGATTTACATAGGAAGATTAATTGATGTAGATAAATTAATAAATCGTTTAGAAGATTTGGCTTCCTACGAAAAACTTGATTATATTCAAGAAGTAATGGATGAGCCAATAGCATTTAATATTGATATGGTTTTTATGCAGCTCGAAGATTATGGCAAATACAAAGGTATTTTAAAATGTGATGGTGACAATTGCGAGAATTACATTCCTATATCGATGGCAAAGCAGATTGTAAGAGGTAGAGGGCTTGGTGGTATTCTGGGATATTTAGGTGAAAAGGAAAGTGGGTGACTAATGGCCAATACAAAAATTAAGGTGACAACTTGTGATTCTGGCGATTGGGTGATTCTTGAGGTAGATGGAAAACTCAGGACTTCCGGTCACCATTTAGATAATCATGTGTGGTTAGAATTACTGCGTTTACATTTTGACTGCGAAATCGAGGAAGAGTGCTTATCCGATGAAGATATGGAGGTAATCTCTTGAAACACGTCTTTTATGGGTAAATAAAAAATATAAAGGAGAATATAGAAATGGAATTTCCAATTGAAATGTATAGGATTCGAGAGGAAGAAATGAAAATTAAAGTTCCGTGCGAAAGGTGTTTGGAGAAAGGAATTATTGATTGCACATGTTCTAAGTGTGGAGGTAAGGGGGTACATAGCAAAACAATTAAGGTATGGAAGGTTGCTCCTAAAACAGTGACAGTGGAGAAGATTAATAGGAGTTCTAGCGATAACTTTTACAAAGGTGCCCAGACTTCTTATAAGAACGGGTTAAGGTATTGGACAAGTTATTATGACTTTTATAATGAAGCTGATATGTATTTGCATTTTACAAAGAGTGAAGCACAAAAGGAATGTGATAAGAGGAATGAAGAAATTAAAGGACTTTTGGAGATTGGTAAGAAGAATAACTTAGTGGGTTCGTCTGTAAAAACTGATAACTGTACAATCAACGACGATACTCAAAGGGAGTCGCTTGATTCACTCATTAAAAGATTAGCACGTTCAGATTCGGATTTTGCTCAATATTTAAAGGACACTGGGTATACCGTGTGTAAAATTGAGCTTCTTTAAATAAGGCGAGGAAACTTCGATTTCAAGAGAGAATATATAAGAGGAGGTGAAATAATAATGATTCAAGATGTTTTAAAACTTATTGAGGAAAAAGAGAATTTGAAGATTAAGTTGGAGGCTGTCGGAAATAAATTAAAAGACGCGATCGATGATTTAGATCTCAATGCATTAAACAATTATGACTACGAAACAGTAAAAGGCGTATTTACCCAGGTTCAGTATTTGATAAGTGATACTCAGAGAGACACATTATCTGCCATTGTAAAAAGTAAGAAAATTCAAAAGTATCCACAGTTATTGAAACCTACATATTATCCTGAAATTGACACATTAAATATTTCAGATGAAGAGAAATTAAGATTGGACAAGGCTGCTTATATGAATGGCAGATATTATATGAGTTGGGATAACCTTGATAGGCTCGAATATAAATTGTCTATTCAAGACTTAGAGCTTTTGAAATCTATTGGCGTCGCAGAAAAGAAATACAGTTTCAGATGCAAGGATTGTGGTGATCCAGGCATCACAATTTCTGAAAGCGATTTGGAGAAGTACAAAAGAGTGTTTCAGCTAGAGGGAATGGGTAACTCCTTAACAGATGAGCTGGAAGAAGAACTTGATAAATTATATGAGCAGGGTTTTTATTGCATAGAAGTGTGTTGCATGGAATGTGATTTGGATTACGAGATTACAAATCAGAAAGCCTTAGATGATTACAGATCGTATATAAAAGAAATTTACAAAGTAGTGAAAAGTCCAGATTTAACATTTGAGAAACTGTAAAAATAAAAGGAGAATGATTAAATGAGAGGAGGCTCAGAGTGGTAGATGTTAAAAGAGCAAAAGTTGATTATGTAATTGATCTGGCTTCTATTAAACCAAAGAATATCAAGAAGTCAGACAAGTACAGTAAGGCAATTTACAAGTATCTCAAAAATAACCCATATTACAGAAAGGTTTATTTTGACGAATCAAAATATGATAGCGATTCTGAAAACTATGTCAAGGTAAAATTTGATGTAAATAATATGGATTTAAGAAATCTGTATTTCGGTGAACCGGACGGGTTGGGTTCCAATTGTATTACTGGCAAGTGTATCAATAGCTTAATTGTGGGAGGCCAGTGCTCACAAACAACATTCTGTTACATGTGCAATGCTAATTCAAATTTTGTTGATGTAACGAAGGAGTTTTATGAGAAATACATTGAGATTGGTCGCTGCATTTACGGGCATGGGGTCTGGATTAGTGATGATGAGGAAAGATTTACATACATTGATCCAGAGCATAGAAGATGTAACTGGTGTGGTGAGGAAGAACATCTTGAAAAGAAAGTAATTACTTATACAAGAGATGTCTGGGTTGAAGATATACCGTGAAAATTCCTGTTTCAATTGGATATGAGGAGGTGGTTAACGATAAGCGCTATTGATGATCTTTTAGACGATTACTACACAAGAGATGCATTAGGATATCATGATGATTACATGTCAGATAATGATTTTGACAGCGAAACATTTGAATATGATCCAGACTACAATTATGAAAGAAGAGAATGGATTAGATAGTAACACCCTATCGCCTCGGTTTGGCGGCCGACGAGATGGAAAACACATACATAAATTCTGGTAATCAAAATTCCCATTAACAAATTAAAACTAAACAGAGAATATCTGTACGGGTGCTGAAATAGCTCACCCTTGGGAGAGTTCGCTCATAAACAGCTATTTTGACATAGATTTTTCATTATAGAGTGATTTTCTATGTTCCGTCCAGGAGGACGTTGAAGTAATAGATGTTTTTATATTTTACATATTTAACATACAAAAATTTTATTTAACGGAGGTAATTTATTTAATGAGTGACAAGATCAAACAGACAGTAAACAATGTGGTACTTACAGGTAAGGTAGCAGAATTCGAGAAAAAGGAAGCTAAGACAAAAGCTGGTATTCCTTATATTAGTGTGAAAGGCGTAATTCAGTTTGGCGATTCTAAAGCTGAAAGTAGACACTTTGAAAAGTTCTGTCAGGAGTACAGTGAAAAAGATGGTAAGAAGAAAGAAAATAAGGCTTATCCAAAGGTTGTTGAGTGGGCAAACAAGGTTAGATCTGTTGCAGATTCTTCTTACGACGAAGCAACAGAGGTTAGTATTTCCGGAAGTTTCGCTAACAACGACTATGTAAATGCAGAAGAGAAGTTAATCGAAGCAACAAAGATTGATGCAGCTTTTTTCAACGATGTTGATGGCAACTATAAGGGGACTGCTGATATTGAAGGATATATCCAGTCAATTAATCCAGAGACAAAGGGTGAGGATAAAGATGAAACTGGCCGTTTAAGAGTGACAATTCTTACAACAGATTTCTTTGGGAATATTATTCCAATTAAAAACATTGTTGTACCTGCTGAATTGAAAGAAGGATTTGAAGATGCATACGAAGTAGGACAGACGGCTAAGGTTTATATTGATTTCGCATTGAATAAAGCAGAACCCAAACCGAAGAAAAAAGGCGGACTTGGTGTTCAGAGAGAAACTGAAGGAAAGTCCTATGTTGAAATGGTTCTGACAGGAGCTGATCCTGCGATTGAAGAAGATGAAGAAGGCGCGTTATCCAAGGAAGCAATCAGAATTGCTTTAGCTGAGAGAAAGGCAATGCTGAAAGAACTTGAAGAAAAGGGATATCAGGGTGGAAACAAATCTGGCAAAGCAATTGGTGGAACCTCATCTAATTCAAAACCAGCACCAGTAACAGACGATGAGATGCCTTTCTAGGCACTCTCTTCCCCATAATATAATAACAAATAACATACATAAAGGAGATCTTTAAATGGCAGGAATTGATATTTTTGGAATTAAACCAAGTGTAATTAGTAGAGATTTAAGTGGTAAATCATTTTTGATTTATGGAGATAAGAAGTCAGGAAAAACAAGTAATGCTGTTAAGTTCCCAAAGCCTATTCTTGTGGCTTTTGAAAAAGGGTACAACATGTTATCAGGCGTAATGGCGCAGCCAATTAATAAGTGGAAAGAAGCACTAGACGTTAAGAAACAGTTGCTGAAGGACGCAAAAGCTGTTGAAGACGGGGAAAAGGATGAAACAGTATTTAAGACAGTAATTGTGGATACCGCGGACTTAGCATACGACATGTGCGAAGCATACATTCTTGCTAAAGAGGGCGTTGATTACCTTGATGAAACAGAATCTAAGCGTGGATACAAGGCAGTGGAAAGAGAATATGACGCATATTTCCAGGATATCGTAAAAGCTGGATACACATTAGTTGTAATTTCTCATAGTGATACAAAGCAGATTAAAGAGAATGGTGAAAAGTATGATAAAACTCAGCCAACAGTAGATAAAAGAGGTCTGAAAGTGCTTGCAAGACTTGTTGATGTTATCGGATATTCTACATTTGAACCTACTGAAAGTGGCGAAAATAGAATGGTTCTGTATCTAAGAGGCAGCAAAGAGTTGGAAGCTGGTTCAAGAAATAAGTATATGTCAGCTAAGATTCCATTCACATATACTGCATTACTTGAAGATATGCAGCAAGCAATTGACAAGTTAGAAAAAGAAGATGGAGCAAAAGTATCTGACAAACCTATTGATGTATATAAAGATCAGACCGAAGTTGCTGATTTCAAAGAAACAGTTGGCAAAATCGGCAAAATCGCAAAGGCTTTAAACGAGCAGGGAGCAATGGACAAGTATCAGTCTGTCACGAATACCAGACTTGGAAAAGGTAAACTTGTTAGAGATTGCGATGCTACACAGATTGATTTGCTCATGTTGATTCTCGATGATTTGCAGGATTTGATTAAAGAGGAAGCCATGTTAATCGAAGAGTAGAAAGGACTGGTAGTTTTGGATGGCTAGAAAAGTAAAGTGTCCTGAATGTGGAACTTTCAATGACAAGGAAAATGCTATATACCATAACTCCAAATACTACTGTAAAATTTGCTACGATAATAAGATGCGTGAGTCGCAAGACTATAAAGATTTGATTGCCTATATATGTGAACTATATGAAATAGATGCTCCGACAGGTTGGATGTTGAAACAAATAAAAGACTTCAAAGAGCAGTTCCATTATACATATAGAGGCATGAAGACCACGCTAAATTTCTTCTATGAGATTCAAGAAGGGCATGATACCGCTGACAGTATGGGAATTGGTATCATCCCTTTTGTGTATGACGATGCGAAAAGATTTTATGTAGACAAGAAAGCAGTGAGAGACAGTGTTACTGAATTAAGTCTTGAAAATATAGCATCGAACAAGAGAATTATCAAGGTAAAACGTAGCAACGAAAGTAAGAATTTGTACGAGGATATAGCACTTATTGATATAGACAAAATATGAAAGGACAAAGTTGCACTTGAATAAAAGTAAATTAAATAGTTATCAAAGCAAACAAGCCGTAAGAGAAATTATCGGCGGGTTATTACAAGAGCCTTCTTTGATTAGAGAGTATAAAATTGTACAAAACGACTTCCCAGAAACCTTTCATAAGCTGATATTTGCATCCATTAACAATCTGTTTAAAAAGGGAGCAGAGGTAGTAGATTCGGTTGCTATTGATGAATACCTTTCGCATTATGAAACACAGTACCAAGTATTTGTGAAGAATAACGGTATTGAATTTCTTGAAAAGGTACAAGAAATGGCAATGCTGAATAATTTTAGGTATTATTTCGACCAATTGAAAAAGTTTTCTCTTCTTAGAAGTTATGTTGAGAATGGCATTAATGTTTCTGATTTCTATGATCCAGACGAGATTGACCCAGTGACCATTGAATCACAAAGGAAAATGCTTGATGAGTACTCTATTCAGGATATTATCAATCACTTTAAGAAAAAACAGTCTAAGATTATTGCTCCATTCCTTAATACAGAAGGTAGGGATTCTAAAAAAGCTGGTGTAGGTGGTCATGGGCAGAAAGAAAAATGGAAGAATGATACAGCATGGGGATTAGGATATTCGAGTGCGTACCTTACTACAATTTTGCATGGGTTGAGAAAACGAAGATTTAATGTAAAATCTGCTGGAACAGGAGTTGGAAAGACCAGAACGAGTATTGCTGATATTGGATATGCTTGTGCGCCGTACTACTATGACAAGAGATTGGACAAATGGTGCAAGAATCCAAATGGAACAAAAAATGGTGCTTTATATATTGGGACAGAAATGGAACTTTTGGAGGAGATTGACCCTATTCTATGGGCTTATATAGCAGACGTACCACAAGATCATATCGAATTTAACCTCTATGAAGAGGGGGAAGAAGAAAGAGTAGACAAAGCAATTGATATTTTGGAACACGAAGCAAATATTTGGTTTGAGTATGTACCAGAATATGATGCAAACACTTTATCAGAAGTAATTGAGCATCACAAACTAGAGCATAATATTGGATATGTATGGTTTGACTATATTAGTGCAACTGTAGAACTGAATAGTGAATATGCAGCGGAATCCAAAACCAAAATGGTTGTAAGAGAAGACCAGGTGTTGTCAAATCTCTCAAAGAAATTAAAAAATTTTAGTAGGGAATTTGATGTGTCTATTGATTCATTTACACAGGTAACGGGGGATTTTAAGAATGAGGCTAATCGTGACCAGACAATTGTAAGAGGTGCAAAATCAATAATTGACAAATGTGATGGAGCAATGATCGCAATGCCACCATCGGAGAAGGAATTAAAAAAGATCGAGCCTATTCTTCGTGAAATGTTGAATAAGCCAACACCTAATTTGGTTTACTCTTTGTATAAAAATAGAGGCGGTAAATGGAACAAAATAAAAATTTGGCTTTACATAGATTACGGAACCATGAGAACACACGATTTATTTGTTACTGACTATGAGTACAAACTAATCAAAGATATTGAAAAGACATACATAAATATAGAGGACGAAAGCTATGCCACGGATAAGGCAACAGTCAACCCGGTAGATAACCTAGTAATTGAGGAAGATGCAACAAAGGAAATAGAATTTTAAGAGGTGATAACTTGATAGATAAGGATTATCTACTGGAACATATCACTGAAGAACAGATTTTAAGTATGTTGGAAAGGTTTGGTGCAGTTCCTTTCGGCGCAGTAAAGGATAAAGAGATATGGCTCCAAACCATCTGCCATGGCGGTAACAGTCATAAACTTTGTTATTTCAGAGAGAGCAAATCGTTTTATTGCTACACAAATTGTGGTCAGATGAGTTTATTTAACTTCGTTATGAAAGTAAAAAACTGCACATTTCCAGAAGCAATATCGTTTGTCGCTAATGAAATGGGAATCAGCAATAGATATGGATTTAATACAAGGTATATTTCAATCAATCAGGAACTTATGAAGATTGATAAATATATTCAGATACGAAGACATATCAAAAAGGAATTAAAGCAACTACCTAAAATAGAGACAAATATTCTTAGGTATTTTGAGGAAGACGTTTTTTATACTGGATGGATTAGCGAAGGTATAAGCATTAAAACGATGAAAGAATTTGGTATTCGTTGGTATGAATTGCAAAAACATATTATTATTCCGCACACGAATCTCAACGGAGAATTAGTTGGCATAAGACGTAGAAGTTTGCAAGAGAAGGACACCAAGAATAAATATATGCCAGAGACAATTCAGGGAATAACGTATACGCATTCATTAAATATGAACTTGTATGGTTTAGATAAACATATAAAAGGCATCAAGAAGACAAAGAAAGTGTTGATTGTGGAATCAGAAAAATCAGTGATGTTAGCTCACGATTATTATGGTAAAGATGCTTTTGTAGTTGCAACCTGTGGATTCAATATTAGCAATTGGCACAGAGACGTACTTCTCAGTCTTGGAGTAGAGGAAGTCATATTAGGATATGATAAGGACTTTTCGCCCACCGAATTTGAAGATTATGATCCAGATAGTGAAGAGTATAAGAAGTATGAACGTTTTGTTAATCGAATTTGTTCTCTAGCACACAAGTTTACACCATATTGTAAAACTTATGTGCTGTGGGACAACCTGGGACTGCTTGATAAAAAAATGTCACCTTTTGACAGGGGTAAAGAAGTGTTGGAAACCCTTATGAAAAATAAGATTGAGATTAACACTGAAAGAGAGGAAGAAAATATAGATTGAATAGATTATTATGGAATACTGCTCATAAAGTTGCATTTAACAAAGAATGCGATTTCTTGGAAACAATATTAGCAGCAAATGGAGTAGATGATATATATGGATTTCTACACGTAAACAAAAGCAATATATATGACCCATTCTTATTTAGAAATATGAAAGAGGGAATTGAGCTTTTACATAAAGTTTTAGGAAATGAAAATCCAAAGATTTTTCTAAAACCAGACTGTGATGTTGATGGAATTACAAGTGCTGCCTATATTAAGCAATTTATTGAACAGATTTGCCCTTTAGTTGAAATTGTATATAAGGTAAATATTAATAAAGAGCATGGATTAAAGCCATCTGATTACGCAGAATTTGATGATTTGGATTTGATTATTGTTCCAGATGCGTCTCTGACACCAGACAAGAATGAAAAGGGAGAGGATATTTATGAGTTTGGTAATGTACCAATTCTCATTTTAGATCACCATGAGATAGTCAAGGAACAGTATAAATACTCAACATTGATTAATTGTACTGATGGCGAATATCCTAATCCAACATTGTCAGGTGTCGGTGTAGTACATAAATTTTGTTTAGCGTATGCAAAGGAATACGGTATCAAGGAAGAAGTGTGCAATTATTATCTTGATTTAGTTTCTTTAGGTTTAATAGCGGATTCAATGGACATGAGGAATTTTGAGACAAGATACTATGCTTTAGAGGGACTCAAAGAAGAAAACAGACACAATCTACTTATTAAAGAATTAGCAATTCAGAACGAAGAAGAAATGAAAATCGGTCATACGCTAACAACTTATGGCTGGGTAATTGCACCAAAATTAAACGGGGCAATTCGCTATGGTAAGGAAGATGAACAAATTGATTTGTTTAGAGCTATTTGTGGAGAAATAGAAGATAGAGAGTATCAACCAAGAAGACCAAAAGGAGCTGGCAAGGATAGTCCAAAACCACCTATCGAGATTCACTCATTACAAAAAACAATGGCAAGAGTGTGTACGAATATTAAGTCTCGACAGGATAAAGATGTAAGAACCTTCATGAAAGATATTGATGATGCTATCCAAAAACAGGAACTTTTTAAGAATAGTGTAATCATAGTAGATGGTACGAATATTCTCACGAAGAAAACAGTAACCGGGTTAGTAGCAAATAAGTTAGCAGAGAAGTATCAGCGACCCGTTGTTATCTTGAAAGACAAAGATTCAGATACTTTTGGCGGTTCTGGTCGAGGATATGACAAGGGTGTGATTGATGATTTCCGTCAATTTCTTTTAGAAACAAATGCTTTTGATGATTGTTTAGGACATGCCGGCGCATTCGGTATCACATTGAAGAAAAAGAACTTGCCAATGGCTATTGCAGAATGTAATAAGAAACTGAAACTGGATGATCTTGTAACAATTCATGAAGTTGATTATGAAATTGACGGCAATATTCTCACACCTCAACAGGTCATGAAAGTGGCTGATTCATATGAGATATGGGGAAAGGGAGTAAATGAACCTGTATTTGCTATCACCAATATTGAAATTCCAGCCAAAGATATTAACGGGTATGGCGATAACAGTGGGTTTATCAAGTTTTCATACAACAATGTGGACTATATTAAAAAATATTGTTGCAAGGGTGAATTTGAGTCAATGACCTTAAGAGACAGAAGTATGTTGGGCGAGAACAAGAAAACATTACACATGACGATTATCGGTACATTCACATTAAATGAATGGGAAGGTCAGAGATACCCACAAGTAAAAATTAAGTATTTCGAAAGTGAAGAATATAATCCTACAAGTAAAAACAACATTACACTGGAAGACGATTTCCTATTCTAAGAAAGAGAGGGAGCATGAATACAATTTACGATTTTATGTCCAACCATAATCATTCGGAAGACTCTAATTTTCGATTAAAGGATTGTATTATCAGGGCAGAGGATATAGTAAATAGAGCAGTAGAACTAAGGTACAAAGGCGTAAGCATTACTGAGCATGAAAGTGTTTCCTCTCATATTAGGATAATGCAACGATTTCAGGAGTTGAAATGCCTACATAATAAATATAAGAAACTTAAAAGCGAGAATGACGAAATAGCCATTGCAGAAGATAAAGACATTCAAAAGAATCTGAAATATCTTGAAGTAATGGACGATGATTTCAAGTTGGGATTAGGTAATGAGATTTATCTTATCAATGACATAGCAGACGTAAAAGAAAACTACGAATCAGGTGTTACAAAGTTTTGGCATTTCATTTTAATAGCAAAGAACGCAAAAGGATATGAGCAAATAAAAAAAATATCGTCTGAAAGTGCGTGGAAGAATTGGTACCGGCAAGGGAAAATGGAACGTGTACCTACTGTTAAAAGTGAATTAGAAGAGATAATCGGAGATGAGAAAGGCAATATTATTGCCACCACGGCCTGTTTGGGTGGGGAGTTACCAAATTATGTGCTGTCGTTTTTTAGAGACGGCAATGTTGCAGCAAAGAGACAGATTCATGAATATATTACATGGGGAATTAACGTATTTGGCAAAGAGAATTTTTTCTTGGAGTTGCAACCAACATTAGAAATCCCACAAGAGTCGCTACAAGAAACACATCCTCAAATTATTGTCAATCAAAAGTTGATTATGCTGTCTAAGGCATACGGAATTGATTATTCATTTGCTACGGATAGCCATTATTTAAAAAAGGAACACAGACCAGTTCACGAAGCATATCTAAAAGCAGACGAAGATAATGTAAGCAATCGAGAATTAGGCGATTTCTACGCAACAACTTATATGATGGATGTTCAGGAATTGCATGATTTACTGAGTTCACACCTCACAGAAGAAGAAATTGTTACCGGCTTTGCCAACACAATGAAAATGCACCACATAATTGAAACTTACGATCTTAGTCATTCAGTTATTGTTCCAAGCGATAAGTCAATTCCAGACGTGGAGTTGAGACATGTGTTTAAAGAATTCTATCCTAAATATAAGTACATAAAGAAGTTTGCTGAAAGCGATGACAAGCAAGAAAAGTATCTGATGTACATGATTGAGCAGTCAATCATCACCAAAAAACTTCAATATAGAGAAGCAGTTGTGTCCAGACTAGACGCTGAACTAGGTGAGGTATGGAATATTTCAGAAAAAATTGGTATGAGATTGGCTACATATTATGTTCTTGTACAACGAATCATCAATGAAATTATGTGGAAGGTATCTTATGTAGGTGTAGCAAGAGGTTCTGTTACAGGATTTCTTATGGCATATGCAATAGGAATAACACAGATGAATCCTATGAAATATGGTTTGCCTCATTGGCGGCACCTGAGCGCAGAAAGACCGGAACTTCCTGATATTGATGTAGATTCAGAGTCGGCCAAGAGACAAGAGATATTTAGTCTGATGAAACAGTATTTTGGTATTGATAATGTCCTTAATACCTTGACATTACGAACAGAAGGTACGAAGAGTTGTACGTTGACAGCCTGTAAAGGTTGGGGGCTAGATAATGATACTGCACAAGCAATCGCAGACATGATTCCATTTGAAAGAGGATCTAATTGGTCTTTAAAAGATTGCTTTGAGGGAAATACCGAAAAGAACAGACCGCCAGTTACTGAGTTTAGAAATGCGGTTGAAAAATATGAAGGTCTGAAAGAGGTTATGTTACTAATTGAAGGACTTGTGTGTGGACGTTCCATTCATGCATCGGCAGTATACATCTTCGACAGTGGTTATTTAGAACACAACAGTAAGATGAAAGCACCAAACGGCACCGATATTACAGCCTATAATATGCATGATTCGGATTGGACTGGCGCGCTTAAATTTGATTGTTTAACAATTTTAGGGTTGGATAAGGAACACAAAGCCATTGATTTACTTATAGAAAAGGGTGTTCTTGAAGACCAAGGTGATATTAAGTCTACATACGATAAATATATTCATCCCGACGTATTGGACTATGACACGAAAGAAATGTGGGACATGGTGGGAAATAACGAAATAATTGATGCTTTTCAGTTTGATACTCCCACAGGGTCACAGGCAGCAAAGAAAGTTAAGCCACACACTTTACCCGAATTAGCAACAGCAAATTCACTTATGAGACTTATGCCAGAGCAAGGTGAAGAATCCCCCATTGATACTTACATCAAATATAAGGCGGATATAAATCTTTGGTATAAGGAAATGAGAGATTATGGATTAACAGATGAAGAGATTAAAACACTTGAACCACACTTGTTACCCGTGTACGGGGTAGCTGAGACACAGGAAGTTGTAATGAAGTTATCTATGGATGAGAAGATTGCGAACTTCACGGTTGCAGAAGCTAACATGATTAGAAAATCAATTGCAAAAAAGAAAGCTGATGTACTTGAAAAAGCAAGACAGTTGTTCTTTAAAAAGGGAGAAGAAATAGGTACGAGCAGTAAAATGCTCGAATATGTGTGGTATGTACAATTTAAAAAGAGTTTTGGTTATTCCTTCTCCCAGAATCATACATTTCCTTATTCGGCCATTTGCTTACAAGAAATGAATCTCGCATATCACTACAATAAAATATTTTGGAATACGGCTTGCTTAACAATTAATGCCGGTGCAGACGAAAACAACGAGAATAATAAGTCTACAAACTACGGCAAAATTGCAAAGGCAATAAGCGAAATACAAAACAGGGGACAAAAAATAGAGTTACCTAATATCAATAAAGCAAAATTCGGGTTTGAACCAGACGTAGAGGAGGATGAAATTGTCTTTGGTTTAATGGGAATATGCGGAGTTGGTGAAGATATCGTGAGAGCGATTATTAAGAACCAACCATATGAAAGCTTGGAAGACTTCTTGAAAAAGATGAATGTGTACAAAAATGAAGATAAGGATAATAAATTTGGTGACAAGGCAGTAATTACTCTGATCAAAGCTGGCTGCTTCGACAGATTGGAGAAGAAAGATAGAGTAGAGATAATGAAAGATTACATCAAAAAGATATCCAATCCGCTTTCTAATCTTCAAATGGATAGCATTCAGACATTACATGATATTGGAATGCTTACAGAAAAGCAAGAGAAGTATGAATACAGACTCTACAAATTTAGAAAGTATATTTTCTCGAATCATTTTCTCGCTGAAAAAAGAGGTAAATCGCCTAATACATATTATTACAGGCTAGATAGACAGTTTTCAGAATCATTTTTCTTTGAGCATTTTGAGTCAAATATGCAGGAAAACAAAGATTATGAGTATGACGAGGATGGTTTTATATTGGTTAAGCGTGGAAGCATTGACAGAGAATACGATAAGTTGATGGCAGATTTCAAATCAAAGGTACTTGGCAACAAACAGTTCCTTGCGGTTGTGAATAAGAATCGGTTTGAAAGTACATGGACTGAAAAGGCAGAAGGAACAATCTCTAAATGGGAGATGGATTCGTTAAGTTTTTATTACCATGAACATGAATTAGCACATGTAAATAAACAAGAATATATGATTTCAGATTTTAACTCACTTCCAGAAGTACCAAAAGTATCTGAACATTATGTTTGGAGAGGAAAAGAACGCCCACGATTTAAACTTACAAGAATCTGTGGAACCGTTCTCGATAAAGATAAAAACAAACACAGCATTACGTTATTAACTCCTAATGGTGTAGTTACGGTTAAATTCTATAAAGGTCAGTTTGGATTCTATGATAAACAGATTTCGGAAATGGATGAAGAAAGTAATAAGAAGACAGTTTTAGAGAAGTCTTGGTTTGGAAGAGGTAACAAATTATTGGTGACGGGCTACAGACGTGAAGATCAATTTGTTCCTAAAAAATATGTGGACTCCGCTTACAGGCACACACTACAACTTATTACTGAGATAGATGAACAAGGCAATTTAAAGTTACAGTCGGAAAGGATCGGTGAAGAAGACGAATAACGTTATTAAAATTGAAGGGAAATTAAATCGTGTCTTATTCCCTAAATACCCGACCATACTTGGCAAAGGTGAAGACACTTTTGGAATAGTAAGTTGGTATCCAATGTTGGTTCTTGAAGGGGAGCCGGCCACTGATAATTGGGGTGGATTGGTTATTAAGGGTGTATATGAAGAAGAAATTGATCCAACCAAAGATTATACGATTATAGCAAAAGAGGTAGAAGACGAGAAACGAGGCAAGCAGTATGAATTGATGTTCATCGGTCAGTTAATCAATTTATCTACTGTAACCAATCAAAAAGCATTTTTAAAAACATTTCTTACCGATTTACAGATTTCAGAGATGTTCAAAGTGTTGGAGAATCCGCTAAAAGTAATCGAAGATCATGACATCAGTAGCCTGAAAAAGGTAAATGGAGTTGGAGATTATATTGCAAACTGCATTGTCGATAGATTTGAAGATAACAAAGACAACTGTGAAGTATATTTGGAGCTTGATGAATATGGTTTAACACCTAAATTCATACAGAAACTAATAAAGAAATATAAGAATCCTCACACTGTTATCGAGATTGTGAAGACAAATCCTTATAAATTGAGCTTCGATATTGATGGTATTGGGTTTAAAACAGCAGATGCTATCGCATTAAAGAGTGGAATTAATGAAACATCGCCTGAAAGAATCAAGGGATATATTAATTTTATTCTTAATGATTTAGGCCAAAGCGGTAATTCATACATAACTTCTGGTGAACTGACAGGGTATATCTTTGATGAGTTTGGTGGTAAAGAAAATATTCTTGAAGTATATACAGACGAAGAAGAAAATATAACAGGCAATAATATTGGTCAAGCCATTGAAGAACTCACAGAAAAAGAAATTATTGTTCTTGAAGATTCAGAGAATAAGGCTAATAGAAAAGTATATCTCAAGAAGTATTACGATTTAGAGAATGAGATCTGCAAGCATTTAAAGCGGATCGCTTCAGCAAAAAACGATTTTGAATACAACAATTGGGAGGAAACAGTTGCTGCACAAGAGCAAAAGCAAGGCTGGAAGTTCACAGATGAGCAGAAAAACGGTATCAAATTAGGACTAGACAATCAGATATGCTTCATAACTGGTGGCGCAGGTACAGGTAAATCGTCTTTAGTGTCTGGAATATTGGAATCACTAAAGAAATACTCCTTTGCACAGACAGCTTTAGCGGGCAAAGCAAGCGCAAGATTACAGGAGGTAACTGGCAAAGAAGGATACACAATTCACAGATTATTAGGATTTCAGCCACCAAACGGATTTAATTTTAACGAAGAAAATCCTTTAGAATATGACATCATTGTACTAGATGAGATTTCATTAGTTGGTGGAGAAATATTCTTATCATTGATTAAAGCAATTCCAGATGGTTGTAAATTGATAATTCTTGGGGACATGGGACAGCTAGAGTCGATTGGATGTATGAATCTTGCTCACGATATTTACGACAGCAACTATATTACAACGATTGAACTTACAAAAATTCATAGACAGGCACAAAAATCCGGTATTATCACTGCTTCGCAATCAATAAGAAATGGCGAACCTATCTTTGATAAGAAGTTTGTTGGATTTGAAACAATGGGTGAATTACAAGATATGCATTTTGATATTACAGATACGAGTTCTGAAACAAGGGAAATGGTAGTGAAGCATTTTATTGAGAAATACAACAGTAGCCTTGTAAAGAAAGAAATTATGGATATACAGATTCTTGCAACTTGTAAAGAGAGAGGGAATTCAAGCGTATTCAATTTGAATCAGGATATCCAAAAGTATCTAAATCCACCAGAAGCGTTTAAACAAGAGATAAAAGTACAACTCAGCAAAGATAAACAGTTCTTCTTGCGTGAGGGCGATAAGATAATGTGTATCAAGAACAATTATAAGCTATTTAATATAGAAGGAATTAAGACACCAGTGTTCAATGGGTGGGTAGGTATACTCAAAACAATTAATGTCTATACAAACATGGTTGAGATTTTCTTTCCCATTATAAATGATAAAGTATATTTCACAATCGCAGAAGTAAGCTCAAGTGTGATTCTTGGATACGCATCAACGACGCATAAATATCAAGGATCATCTGCAAAATGTATTATTGGTGTGTTAGATAGTTCAGTTCCACCGGATATGCTTACCAAAGAACTACTATACACAATGGTTACAAGAGCAGAAGATGAATGCACCATTGTGGCACAGAATGCAGCCTTATATAAAGCCGTACTGCAAAGTGGTATCAGCGATAAAAATACCTTTTTAACCGAATTGTTAGATAAGAAGGTAGCATAATTACAGAAAATATATTTTTCAAAGGAGAATTAGGAGGTGTTATCATTAAAACTTTAAACAGAAATAAATCAGAGGAACTATTTAATAGAATTAATTTGGCATCAGTAATGCTTAATCATCTGAAAGCGACTGTTCAGAATCCGGATTTTGTAAATGAAGAAAATGTTTACGAAAACTACTGCTTTTTCAGAGAAAATTATCTTCGTATGGTTTCGGAGCTGAGCAAAATAAATGTAAGAGTTGCCGCTTTACATAGAGAAATAGATAATGATGAGAGACATAATTATTGAATGGAGGGATTAGATGTATCAAAATTGTTGTAAAAAGTGTGGTAGCACATCGCTCCATACTGAAGTAAAAGGTAGCAATACCGGCTTATACTGTGACGATTGCGGAGCCTGGGTAAAGTGGTTGTCCAAAGATGAACTAAGGGCATTTGAATATAGTCAGAAACAAACTAAAACATCACAGAAATCAGAGATGTACAAAGAAGTAAAACGTAGAATAGGCTTTTATAGAGAAAAGAAAGAGAATAATATTTTTGATGACTTTTATCATTCTCATTTGGACTACATAGAAAAATGTATGGAATATTACGAAGAGAATAATAGGGCTTAAAACAGTGGTTCAAAGGATAATAAAATAGGGTAGGGAGGTGTAAATTACGGAATTTTTTAATCTTAGAGATTATGAACAAAGAGATTTACAGCAGCTTTTATATGATCATAAGAAGTGGAATGGATATACTCCTGTAAAACTAAACAAATTAGATAAAATGGTTTCGAGAGAACATTATTACGGCGCAAATAGAATGTGCATATTTGGACTTTGGACAATGTGCGGAATGTTCGTTCCATTGTGGATTATTTTAATGTTGTTGGGAATCAGTCCACTTGTTTCACTTGTGGGCTGTGTGATTGTGGGTATCTTCGGAGAAATAGTATATCAGAACAGTTGCGATAAAATAGATTACGATTATTTAGTATCTAAAAACCAGCAATTAAATTTATTTAAAGATTGTGAGATGAACTATGCCAACTAAACGAGTATTTTATGGAGGTGTAATGGAAAGTAAAAAGGAGTATTTATTTAATGTAAAAGTGTTGTACAGAAAAGGTGGTCATAAATATGCTAACTTATTTGATAAGAACATGTATGATATGGGAATTGAACTAGGTACAATTACTGGTTACAGAAAAATGAATAAGATTGAAAGATTTCTATTTAGAAATTGCCTATGAAACTAAGGAGGATTTGATTGAATAAGGTAGATAGAATAAGAGAATTGGTAGATGAACTCGGCAAGGCAGCCAACGCCTATTATAAATACGATAATCCCATTATGACAGATAAACAGTATGATGATTTGTACGACGAACTGTTGACGCTCGAAAACGAAACTGACTACATATTAACAGGATCTCCGACACAAAACGTTCAAGGAGAGGTCGTTGATTTCCTTGAAAAGGTGGAACACAAATATCCAATGCTTTCTTCCAATAAGACAAAGGATTTAGACGTTGTTCGTAAATTTATTGGGGAAAGAGATGTAATTCAATCTTGGAAACTCGATGGTCTGACCGTAGTTGCAGAATATAGAAGTGGCAAATTATATAAAGCGGTCACTAGGGGGAACGGTACAATTGGAGAAGATGTTACTCACACATTCAAGCATTGTGTTAACCTCCCAGTCAGACTAAGAAGATCCATAGATGTTATTTTTCGTGGAGAATGTGTTATTCCATGGGATACTTTTGAGAGAATTAATTCTGAATTAGAAGAACCGTATTCTCACCCACGAAATCTTGCAGCCGGGACACTAAGACAATTAGATTCCAATATTGCTATTGAACGAAAGTTAGAATATTACGTGTTTGATATTGTTGAAGGAACTGATTATAAAAATCTAAGTGAGGATTACGATTACGCTTCTGATCTCGGAATGCCAGTTGTAGAACATCGTATGGTTTTTGATTTGGACGTTTGCTCAAAATTGTTCAACCCAGAGAACTTCAGGCTCCCGGTTGATGGTTTGATTTATCGTTACGATAATATAGCATATGGAAAATCACTTGGAACCACATCTCATCACCCACTTAATATGTTGGCTTTAAAATGGGAAGACCAATTATATGAAACGGCATTGACAGATATTGAGTGGAACACATCTAAAACAGGCCTGATCAATCCCGTTGCTATTTTTAATCCAGTAGACCTTGACGGAGCTGTTACCACAAGAGCTACCTTGCACAATGTATCTTATATAGAAGATTTGGAACTTGGTATTGGTGATTCCATTATGGTGTATCGTGCAAATATGGTCATTCCTAAAGTTCACGAAAATAAAACAAAGAGTAATACATGGAAACTTCCAGATAAATGTCCGTGTTGTGATGGAGCTGTAGAAATCCATAACGAAAATGGTAGCAAAACACTCTATTGTTGCAATAATGGCTGCCGGGCTAAGTTATTATCAAGGTTGATTCATTTCTGTTCAAAAAATGCCATTAATATAGAAGGGCTGTCTGAGTCCACGCTTGAAAAATTAATAAACGTAGGACTGTTGGAAAACTTCGTAGATATTTATTGGCTGTTTCAATACAGAGAACAACTTGAGCGATTAGAGGGCATGGGGAATAAATCTGTATCAACATTAATGAATAATATTGAAAAGAGCAGAAGTACGACACTTGATAGATTTATTTATTCTTTATCCATTCCTTTGATCGGAAGAACAGCAAGTAAAACCATATCAAAATATTTGAATGGTGACTTTGAGGATTTTTATGATAAGTGGATCAATAATTACAATTGGTCATTGTTAGATGATTTTGGTTCAACTATGAACGATAGTATGAATAATTTTATTAGACATAATTGTTTATGGATTAGAGAACTAGCTAATGAGTTTACATTTGAAAGGCAGAAGAATGGTAGTCAGAATGGTAACGTTGATTTATCAGGAAAAACATTTGTGATTACTGGTTCCTTAAATACCTTTACTAATAGAGAAGAGTTAAAAGAGCTTATTGAAAATCTGGGTGGTAAGGTGTCTGGATCTGTGAGCGCCAAAACAAGTTATCTTATAAATAATGACAGTTTGAGCAGCTCATCAAAGAATAAAAAGGCAAAAGAACTGAACGTTCCCATTATTACTGAAGATGAATTTCTGCAATTAATCGGTAAGTAAACGGAGAATTAGTAAACAGCAAGGAAATACGAGTTTCATGTGGACGGTAGGTTCGAATCCTGCTGTTCATGTTTCTAAAAATTGAAAAGGAGAGAAAGCTATGAATTTAAAAGTAAAGTATATGAGGATAGAGAAAAAACTTACGTATAACGACAGAGAAGATAACTATGATGATAATGTCTTATACATACTTAACTGTGTGGAACATGGTAAATATGAAGGAAGTAAATATGAGATCACGTTATGGACTGAATATGGAGATTGCTATAGTGGTTGGTGTGCTGCCTCATTCGGACACGGATACATAAAAAAGGTTAGTAGTTTTGCAGGAGTGACTCACGTTCCAATTTCTGATTTATATTTTGATTTGGATATCTTGATTGATTTAGGAGAAAAAGAAATTAATGATGTAGAAAATAACATCTTTTCATTAGATAGTAACGGAGGAGATTATTATTACCCAGGTGGAAGTGCTACTGTTAACATGGAATTATTTAAAGAGATTAATAGAAACAAAGAAAAAAGACCAGTCTGGGTTTTCATTGGTGACAGTGTGGCTGGGAAATCTTATTTGTCAACCATAATTGCGAATGGAGATTATCATAAAAGCGTTTATGAAACAGACGCTCATGAAAATATAGATCAAATTTCAGATGATATCATTGTAATTGGAAATAAATATCCATATACACTAGAAGACATAAAAAGTCATATTATCGGTGAGCATGAAGTGATACTTGTAGACTTTAAAATTTTACAATAGAATCTGTGTTTCATGAAAGGAGAAAAATGAAGAGAATTATTAAAACGTCATTGTTAGCATTGTTATTTCTATCGTCTTTCTTATTTATAATAATTGGCCTTGGAACTGACGGGATCAGCAAATGTGAACCAGGTGCTATCGTAATGTATTTAATCGGTTGTGCTGGATATGGTTGGTTCTTTGGTTCATTGGTTTCTAAACTAGTAAAAGGGGGCTTTAACAGGAATGACGATAACAGAAATTAAGAGCAATATAAAATATTTACAAGAAGTTTTAAAAGAGAAAGAGAATGAATTAGAAAACCTGAAAGACAATGTGGTGGGCAGGTATTATAAATCTGGTGACGCTATTGGACAGATTATTAAAAAGGATCAAGCTGGTGATGGAGAATATGTTTGTAATGAAGTGTATTTTTTCAACAGCGAAAGTTACGGAGAAAGTTTTGAACATGATAATTATGCAACAAATTCTATTTCTGAATTAGAGCTTATCTCTAAAGAAGAATTTGAAAGGTGTTTCGACAGAAGAATCCGTAAGTTGAAAACATTATTTTTACAAGAATAATAATTTTGCGGTTATTACTCTGGTGCGAATAATCAAGAGTTTAAATCTCAAAAATAGTTAAAGGAACAGAAAATGTGACTACTATATGTAGTGGTTTTAATACCATTCAATACTATATATAGTAACAATTTGGCAATGAAACTCCGCTTTCATGCGGAAATGTAAATTATGAATCTAGTGATCGCGAACACTGGGTTAATAAATATACATAAAATTAGAAAGGAGATGAGCGTCATGACACAATTTTGCAAAGCTCCTTATTTATGGATCAAAATAAGTATTATGTTTATGCTTTTTACAATAATGATTGGAATGATTATTTTTACATAGGAAAAGGAAGTGGAGACAGATATAAGAATTTCGAAAATAGGAGTAATCATGTTGGAGCAATAATCAATGCTCATAGCGTTTGCTCTGAAATTCTTGTTTCTGACTTATCTGAAAAGGAAGCATATCTCGTTGAAACAGAACTTAAAGAAAAGTACATACAAAAAGGAAGCCCTATTATTGATTACGAAGGATATAAAAAAAGAAATCAAAGGCGAGGAATAGACGCTATGCCATTAGTCGATGGGAAAAAGGTATCAATTAAAACGGGTAATGCAACCGGAAGACCTTCAGCCGAGTTTCCGGAAGGATGGGAAAAGTATTTTACGGAGTGGAAAAGAAATGGAATTACTGCTAAGAAGTTCATGGACGATCTTAAATTGAAAAGAACGACTTTTTATAAGTTAGTACAAATCTACGAAAATAATATTTATTGATGAATTTAAAGATTCATCCTATTAAAAAGAGAATTAAACTAATAAGAACATGATTGCAACATGTGAAAATAGAAGAAAGGGTAGTGGTTTCTCGCGAGGTAACAGTACTGTACCCTAAAATATAAATGGAAAACAATATTAGAGAGAATACAAAAAGAAAAGTTAAATGTGAGATATATCGTGACTCGATGCAGAATTATAAAAAGTACGGAATCAGACCTGCCCAGTTAATCATTGCAGATGTTCCATATAATGTAGGAAATAATTTTTACGGTTCTAATCCTATGTGGTATAAGAACGGTGATAGTTCAAATGGAGAAAGTAAACTTGCTGGTAAGGCAGCTTTCAATTCAGACTTCAATTTTAACCTTTATGAATACTTCCACTTTTGTTCCAAGATGTTAAAAAAGGATGATACTAGACCAGTTCCAAGAGGAAGAAGTTCAGATAGCCCATGCATGATTGTATTCTGCTCCTTTGAACAGATTCAGACATTGATTGATGCAGCTAAGAAACATGGATTCGTAAATTACATACCATTGGTTTTTGTTAAGAATTACAGTCCACAGGTTTTAAAAGCCAATATGCGTGTAGTTGGTGCAACCGAATATGCACTATTATTTTACCGCAATAAACTTCCTAAGTTCAGAAATGGATTACAGATTGACGAAAATGGTAAGAACATTCGTGGTACAGGGCATATGGTTTTCAATTGGTTTACATGGGAGAAAGATGGAAAGAACATTCCTAAAATTCATCCAGCACAAAAGCCGGTAGGTGTGTTAAAAAAATTAATTGAAACATTTACTGATCCAGGAGACGTTGTAATTGATCCGTGTTGTGGTTCAGGGGCAACACTGAGGGCAGCTCATGAGCTGGGAAGATCGGCATATGGGTTTGAGATTGATAGAAATTTCTTCACTAGAGCTAAAGATGAAATGCTTGCGTTTGGTGATGGAGAATAAGAATACATGAAATGAAAATTTGATTGGAAATTTAATATAAGAAAACAGAAAGGAATAAAGGTGTCGCGACCAAAGAGAATTCTACCTTTCTGGTGATGTTATTGAAATATGTAGGTAGTAAAAATAGATTAAGCAAAGAATTGGCTCCCATTATACAGTCCTATATTACTGATGATACAATTGGATACTTAGAGCCGTTTGTAGGTGGTGCGAACATGATTGATAAGATAAAATGTGAAAAAAGAATTGGTTGTGACGTACACAACTATCTAATCGCAGTTCTTAATAAACTATCAGGGGGTTGGCTTCCTCCGGAAAACATCTCAGAAGACGATTATAAATCAATTCAAAATAATAAAGATTTATATAATGATTATTTAGTTGGATACGTTGGGTTTCAACTCTCATATGGTGGAAAGTGGTTTGGTGGATATAGGCGAGATAAAATTGGCAAAAGAAATTATTCCAAAGAAGCATATGTCAATACTTTAAAACAAATACCAAATTTAAAAGGTATTAGATTTAAATGCAGTGATTTTAGAAATCTGCCGCTAGATAAAATAAAAGGATATGTTATTTACTGCGATATACCATATAAAGGTACTACAAAATATAAAACCGAATGGTTTCCGTATGAGGAATTTTATAGTTGGGTAAAAGCTGCAAGCATATATAATACTGTTTTGATAAGCGAGTATGCTATGCCAGATGAGTTTGAATGTATTTGGCAGAAGGAAGTCAAAACATTGTTGGATAGTAATAAGAATAAAGACGACAAACAAAATATTAGAGTTGAAAAGTTATTTACATATAAGCAGTTGAAAGAATGAATTTATTGGAGGATTCATGAAATATTTAAAGATTTGGGAAAAATTAGGCAAACAGCCGATAAGGGTAACACAGAATCAAGAAGCATCAGTGTTTATAGATAGTAAAGAATATTTTATTACTGGAATAAAGTACGAGAGTGGAAGGATGTTAGGATTTAAAGCAGTTCCGATTGGTTGTAAAACTTGTGAATACCAACAGAAAGAAGTGCCTCATACTTGTGATATGTGTGACCAAATTGGAGAACAAGGTTACTTTATGTGGAGTTACAAAAAGCACTAAAATGACGATTTCAAAGGAGAATGTAGGAGGAGTATAAATGCATTATTGTACTTTATTAATAACAGATGAATTCCCAACAGAAAATAATATTTCAAATATTATGGAAAAATATGATTGCGAAAATTTAAAAAGTGATGAAGAAACTGGTGAGTTAATTGGGGAATACCCACTATTCACATGGGATTATTATCAAATTGGTGGAAGATATGCTGGTTCATTAAAACTGAAAATTGACAAAGATGATGAAAAATACAGATGGGGATACTACGCCAAAGATGCGAGAAATGGAAGACTTTTTCATTCTTATTTATTATATGAGATGAAGAAATTCTCAGGCAACTCTTTCATGTACTCAGAAGAAAAATATTTTTCTAGTATGGGATCGCAAGACGGTTATCTTTATGTCGATTCAGCTTTCAGTGACGATTTATTAAATTTAGATAATCAAGACTGCTATATATGTATAGACTCTGACGGTACAGCAATCGCCAGAGAACATTGGAACGGAAAAGATTTTATTAAAGATGAAGATTTTGATAAGAAATTTAAAAATATGATTGACAACTGTGGCGGTAAATATATAACGATACTAGATATTCATGATTAATCAGTTGAAAGAGAGGTTTCATAGATGAATAAATTATTAGAAAAGAACAAAGATGGATCAATTGATGTTTTAGATAATTACGGATATTTAAAATATAGAATAGAGAAAGATGAGACAGGCATTATTTCTTATTTAGCAAACAGACTTTTGGATTACGAAACAGGAATGTTAAAGGATAATCTGGTATCAATCCTGAATGACTACTTTAGCATTTACACAGATACATACGCTTACAATCTTACAAGAGACAAGTCGGCATTTTCACACGAAACTATGACTATGGATGACTTTGAAGAATTTACAGAAGACACTACTGACGATCTGGCCGAGTTTATTATTAAAAAAATATAGGAGAATGTCATATGGACAAAACAGAGAAACAGTGTATTAAGGATTTATATTTATTTATTGAAGAAATTACAGAGAAGTCCAAGAAAAGAGATTTCTCATTATTCAGAGTTGCAAGTATAGGAGGGTGTGATCAATATCAGGGTCTACCTCCGATTTGTAGAAAGCGTGATGCTTTGTTAAATAAATATGAAGATATTATACATGATGCTTTGAATAAATAAGCGCATGAAAGTAACGATTCAAAGCAAAAATATAATAGAAAGGAAAAGACAGTATGAGCAATGTGACAATGAAAGAAAATAATGATGTTGAAAAAGTAAGAATAAAAGTAAAAAGCGCTGAAATAGTTGTTCATGGGACTGCTGAAAAACCATATTATGAGATCAAATATCATTGTATTGACAAGGAAGAGTGTAATGTGGGGTATAGTTCATATAACTTAAATAATGTATTTAAATGGTTAAATGAGTGTTTTGATATTATCGGCGAAGATACAATTGAACATTGAAATAATACTTTGATCGGAGGAAATAAATGAAAACAGAAGTAATTGGTACAGTGGTTCATGATTTTAATGATTGGTTCTTTGATACAGATGAACATAGTTTTTCTGCCGATGTAGTTACAGCACTAGATGAACTACTAGGAGCTGATACAGGCGTAGGAGATAAATACAAAGTTACAATTGAAAAACTGTAATGAAACAAACCATTCAAAGTTAGTGAGATGTGATGAAGATTGAATTAGAAAATGGAAGCACCATAGAAACATTGGAATCAGAAAATACACCAATTCGTGGTAGACGAGCAAGACTATTTTATTTGCTAAATGCACAATATGAGCGTGAATTAATAGAAGATGAGAATAAAGTTATTGAATCTTTTATGATAAAAGATCCACCAGATTTTAAGAAGGAATATAATTGCGTTTGGTGTTCATCAAAAAAGGAAAAATGAAATCAACAATTCATCTATATAGAAAGAAGGAGTGCATGAAATTTACAAAATCAATGAAAACAGCAGCATGGTTACTAGATGAAGACATGCTACTGCGTGGAACCATTAAAAGAAAGTGGCTCAGGCACATATTTATTCCCGACAATAAAGGATGTGGATTCTCTTATCAGTACGTGACACGAAAGGATATTGGAAAAACACTGTTTTATGATGACACACACATCGTTTATTCGGGTTATATGGGACTAGAGAGAATTTATTAAAGGAGATGCAGGAATGAGCAATAATAAAAATGCAGAAAAGTTATTTCAGAAAACAGCAGAAGATACGGTGAATAAAGTTAGGTTATCTGGCATGAGAGCAGGTGCTACTGGTATCCTTGGTGCAGTATTGAATATGTGTAACGAAGGAAAGAGTGTTGCTGATATTAAATCATTCTGTGAGAAGTCATTAAATTTAGATGGTATGAAAGGGGATAAGTAATATGAGAATGATAGACGAATTAAACGAGTTAACATTTTGGGCGGTAAACACAAAGGAAGCAGAACGCTTAATGAAAAGCAATGAAAAAACAATGACAAATGGTATGACGGAACTTGAAAAGAAAGCGTATTTACTTGGTGTTGAAAATGCATTTTCTATTATAAATCAGCTATTAAATCAAGGTGTAGACAACACATCAATTCAATTTTACAATCCAGATGTAGAAACGTCAGAAGAATTTTCAGAAGAAGAATTAATTGAATGGCTGAGTAAGCAAAATCAATCTTAAAAAAGATAAGGAGAAAATAATTATGAAATATATTTCAGATGATAACAAAGTATTTAATTCAGAGCAGGAATATTTAGAACATGAAAAAGTTTTAAATGAAGAGAAAACTAAAAGAGAAAAATTGATTGCTGAAAAGAATAAACGTAAAGATGAAGTTTTGGCTGCCTATGATAATTTTACAAAGTTACTGAAAAAATTTAATGACGACTATGATGAACCAATAGCATTAAATGATTTTTCATATTTAGCAAACAGTTTATTCACTAGGGGAGTTTGGCATATTTAAATAAAAATTGAAACGGAAGTTTCATAGTAAAAAACAACATGAATAGGAGAAAATATGGATATTAAAGTTGAAAATTTTAAGAAATTTAAAAGTTGTGGTGATGATTTATTAGAGCTGGTAAAGAATAAATTCGCCATCACGGAAAACCTTGAATTATCTGGCGCATTTGAAAATAATGGGATTAGTTATGATCTATGGATAATTGAAACTGATGACTGGATAAGTGACGGTAAATATGAGGACAGAAGCGTTAAGTATCAATTAGTTTCTTTTGATAAGTCAAAGGCCGGTTATGCGTGCAAAGCTAGCGTCACTGATTATTATAATTTGTTCTTAAATCAGTACATGTGCAGAACAGGCTCTTATTATTCAGATTGGAGTTATGAATACCACGAACCAGTAATTGAGATTATGAAGTTGATTGACGTACCTGAAATAGTAATTCCTGCTCATCAAGAAATCAAAATTGAACAGATCGATTAAATTTGAGGATAGTGAAAGTCATTATTTATAAGGAGGAATAGATGAAGATATTTTTTGATACAGAATTTACTGGATTACATAAGAGCACAACGCTTGTGAGCATAGGATTAATTTCAGAAGATAGGCGGACTTTCTATGCTGAATTGTCAGATTTCGATTGGAAGCAAGTCTATGCAGATAAGAGTAAATTTCTGCTTGATAACGTAATAAACAATCTCGTGTGCAGAAAAGATGAATCAGAAGAACAGTATATTAGTGGATATAGAATTGGCACAAAGCAAGAGGTTGCTATGATGCTTCGTAATTGGTTAAAGCAATTTGAATCGGTAGAGCTGGTTTCAGATGTTTGCCACTACGACATGGTTTTGTTTATTGATTTATTTGGTGGAGCATTTGATATTCCCAAGAACGTATGCGCTGCGTGCTATGATATCAATCAGGACATTGCTCGGAAATATGGAATAACTTCAAAGGAAGCTTTTGACAAATCCAGAGAAGACATCTTATATCAAAATTACAAAGAAGATAAGATTCAAGGAGATAAACATAACGCTTTATATGATGCCAAGGTTATCCGTGAATTATATCAGATTCTCAACAACGTAAAATTTGATAAATGAATTTGGGATTTTAAAGGAGAGTTAGCATGGATTGGTTTAAAAATAATGATAATGATTATTCAAAAACCATTGGGAAAATAGGGACTCTATCCTGCACGAAACACTGTAGTTTTGGAGAAACATGGTGGGAAATTAATTATAGTGACGAGTACATAGATGAATGCAGAGAAACAGATGATGAAGAAGTTGATCCTAATGATATTGATAAAGTATTAAGTTATGCAGACAATTGGTTTTGTGAATTAATTGAAAGCGTAAAAACAAAATATAACGAATTGGAGGCATCATTGAATGACAATATTAGAAAAGTCAATTAAGCATTTTGAAGGATTACAAAAGAGATATACGACTCAACATAATGGTGAAATGTGTCAGATGGTGGAGTGTGCTTTAGATTCGATGAAGATGCGATTGATAAAAGAGCCAGAATATATCAAAAAAGAACCATATGGAACAGATGAAATTTAACATCTATTCGTAAAAATAAGGAGGATTAAACATGTCACAGACAGAAACGCATGTTGGTAAGTTGTTAAAAATAGTTCCAATTTGTCAAACAGTAGAGGCATGGTGCAAATCATATTGCGACAAAGAGGGGATAGAAATGAAGCCATATTATGATTCGTGGGAGGAATGTTTTTGTGACGAATACCGTAATAAATTTATTATTTATAAAAACAATATTTATAAGATTATTAAAGACGTTGACTTAGATGGAGATGATGTTTATCACGCCAACTTGAACTCGGACGGAACAATTAATTACGTAGTGAGTTTTTATAATGGTGGTTGTGGATTCTCTGAGGCACTTGGATATGCATTGGAAAATATGGAAACAAGTTAAAACTGGACTTTCAAAGGAGTTTAAATGGAAAAGAAAAAAGAAATATATACATATTACTGTGATTACTGTGGTAAAGAATGTGAACACACAGACATCACAGTACCAAGTTTAGAGTACGAATCTGTATATGCGATGAATAACGATGTCAAGGCAGCAGAGTTTTCCAAAGAAATCTTGGAAATAAAACAAAAAGATGTATGCCCAAAATGCCAAGAAGAAATCGCAAAATTTTTAAGATTAATGAAATATACAACTGTAAAAATTGACAATGTTGAAAAGACTGTTTTTGACAATTTTAATAAAATGGTTTCCGGTTGCGAAAAGAAACCAACTGTTTGTGGAAGTAAGGAATCAATGCAAATATTAAGTGAACTAGCAAATAAATATAGTAGTTGAGAGGAGAAATTATATTTGAATATTTATTATGCAGGTATTGGTTCAAGAGAAACACCAGAAAATGTACTTAGTGTGTTCAGAGACATCGGTGAATTGATGGATACAAAATACGATTTTATATTAAGATCGGGACACGCTGATGGTGCTGACCTAGCTTTTGAACAGGGATGTGATAGAGTATATGGTGAAAAAGAAATATATGTACCATGGATAGGATTTAATGGTTCTAACTCTGATTTGGTAGTGAAAAATATTGAAGCATTTGACATAGCTCAAAAGTATCATCCTTATTGGCATAATCTTAAAGAAGGAGCGAGAAAATTACAAGCAAGAAATAGTCATCAGGTTCTTGGAAAAGACTTGAAAACACCTTCAAGTTTCGTGTTATGTTGGACTAAGAATGGTAAAGGTAGTGGAGGAACTGGTAAGGCAATCAGGATTGCCAAAGTTTATGACATCCCGGTATTTGATGCCGGTGATTACAATAGTATATCAGATTTTTATGATAGTGTAATGACATATGCAGACACTATAAAGGCAAGATGAAAGTGAAATTTCAAATGAATAATTGGAGGTGATATTATCAAGGTCGTATTTTTGGACATTGATGGAGTGCTTAATTTTAATGGCTGTCGAGATAAGATCGGAGGATTATATTTTGTAAACGATAATCGTATTAAGCTACTTAAAGAAATTATTGATGCCACGGGTGCAAAAGTTGTTCTATCTTCTACGTGGCGTATCGGTTGGTTTGATCGAGATTATGATGTACATAGCAGAAATGCAGAGGACTTCACTAAACTAGAAGATAAATTAAGTGAGTATGGTATTACATTCCTTTCACGAACTCCAAGACTTTCAAGCGGCTATCGTGGAGAAGAAATAAAAACATGGATTGATAACTGGAAGGGTGAACCGGTAGAGTCATTTATTATTATAGATGATGATGCAGATATGAAGCCGTTCATGGACAGATTAGTTCAAACATCATTCAACAAAGGGCTTCAACAGAAAAATGTTGATAGGGCAATACGATTACTAAACCTTTAAAAAGCATTGTTTTAAATCATATCAACAAAAATCCCAACAATTTTACAATTACATATAGGAGGCAAAAAAATATTAAAGGAATTATTTATGCTGAAGATTTAGCGATGGAATTATTAAAATATCCCAGGGCTTTGGTTTGTGCTGGCAAAATTGGGTCAGACACATATAGAAATGACAGAAAAATAGAGAATGTATTTTTGAGAGACGGCAATACCGTCGTCTTGAATATTGATAATTTTGATGATAATGGAGAATTAAAATACTACAGATAGGAGGAGAATGAATGCAGATTAGCAATGTAAATGTTTATGGTCTTGAAAATGCTATCAGAGTAAGTAAGTTGCCAATGGCAGTAAACGCAGAAGACTGTACAAAAGAAGTTACGAAAACAACTACAAAGTTGGGATCATGTAAATCAGGCACAGGTCATGATAACTTCCTTAAGGGGATAGTAGTTCAGTTTGATATGAGATTTTCAAACAAGATGTCCGTGGAGCTAGAGAGGTACCACTTCATAGACTTTATTTCCAGTCAGTCAACTATGCATCGTATCACAAAATTTGCTTTTAAAAATCAATGTAATGAATATGTAGATCAGAGAATAATTGATGTAGTTCAAGAAATGATTGATGTCTATAACGGGTTGGAAGACAAAGGGACTGAGTTTGCAATGGAATTATATTTGACAATTCTATATAACGTTCCTTCCGGGTTTGAGTTAACTGCTGGATTTACTACAAATTATCAGCAGTTGAAGACTATGTATTATCAGCGAAGAAATCACCGACTCCTTGAATGGAGAGCATTTTGTAAATGGGTTGAAGAGCTACCGATGTTTAGAGAATTAGTATTGGGAGGTGAGTAAATTGGGAAATCCAAGTAGCATTATTTGTCAGAGATGCATACATATAGATAACAATTGTTGGATAGACAAAAACAGCGCTTGTGGTGAGCGTTATACTCCAACGAACAAAAATCATAATCCATATACAATTATATTGATAGGCGCTTCTGGATCTGGGAAATCAACGGTCGAAGATTATTTGGTATCAAAACTAGGATATAAAAAGATCATTTCTTATACTACAAGAAACAAAAGAGAAAATGAGGTTAATGGTGAAGATTACTGGTTTATATCAAATGATGAGTTTAAGAAGCTATTAGATGAGGGTTTTTTCGCTGAATATGAAGAATATTCTCAAAATAGATTCTACGGTACACCAAAAAGCGAATATATGAGTGGAAACAGAGTGGTGGTACTTACACCTAATGGAATACGTCAATTAAACAGAAGCCTTGATACTTCGAAGAACTTATTTACGATATATATTGATACTAACCTTGGAAACAGAGTAATTCGTTACATAAAGAGATGTGGAATTGATAAGTTTACATTCGACGATAAAAACGAAATATGCTCAAGAGTTGAAAGAGACTTTGGAATGTTCTTAGGAATAAAGGACGAAGTTGATTTCGTTGTAGATGGAAATAAAGATGTACAACAAGTAGTAGATTCTATTAATGAAGAGGTCAGAAAGCGACCTGTTAGCCAATATTGATTGGCGATAGATAGAAAGGATCAATGAAAGATGGTTTTCAATGAGAGAATGTTAAGCACTTACAAAGGAAAATCAAATGCCATGGGATTTATTAAAGGCCATATTTACGAAATCGAGATTGAGCAGATGAAGCATGGATATGAAGTATCAGTTTTCTACGATACAATACTGAACCATGAACTAAAGCGGTTAAATGTACCCTATAGTAGTGAATCAAGCTTGAAATCGAATTGGGACTTATAGGAAGGGAGGAGTGAAATGAAACATGTTTGGTTATGTGGAGCATCAGAAAAAGTCAATTTTGAAGACAGTAACTGGTGGAGGGAAATTTGCATTAAATGGTTTGAAAATAATTCTGACTCTTTTAGGGCTTGGAATCCAAACAATTACTATAATTACCGTGAGCAACTTCATAAGTCTGATACTGAAATCCTTAGATTTTGTGATAACAGGGTTGAAAAGGCTGATGTAATATTAGTTAATCTTCAGAGTATAAGGCAATCGGTAGGAAGTATTATGGAAATTGCTTGGGCATGGAAAGCAAGAAAACCAATTATCGGATTCCTGGAAGATGATGAGATTGAGATTGGCGGTGGTACATTACCATTAGATTTAAAGAAAGTATGTCACCCGTTTGTGGTCGAGTGTTGTAATAGGATTGAAACAGGGTATGATGCAAGATTAGATGCTTTGGAGTACATAGAAAAATATTACGGTTAATAAGGAGGAGGATTGAGACTTGCAAATCAAATTATATTCTACACATTGTCCAAGGTGTGAAGTTTTAAAAAAGAAGTTAATCGAAAAAAGTATTGTTTTTGAAGAAATTAATGATACGAGCGTTATGTTAGAGAAGGGATTCTTATCGGCCCCTATGTTAGAAGTAGATGATGTAGTTATTGACTTTTTAGAAGCAACAAAATGGATAAAAACAATGGAGCAAGGAGACACAAATGGACATTAATATCAAACTGAATAAAAATTTTACCACGGCATTTAATAAAATGCTTAATGAGTATGGAGAAGAAATGGCAAGACTGAATGGATTTTCAGAGGCTCAACTTAGCTATACTGATTTCATTGACAATTTCGTAGATAAACAGACTGTGGCAGATGCAAGTATAGATGGTAATGCTAATGCTGGGACAAAAGATATCTGTTCTCTAGAGGCAGAAATGAATAAACCTCACTCAAAGTTGCTTGCGTTCAACAAGATCTACTACGAGTTAAATAAGAAATATGGATTCAAGACGGCAAATGAATGGTTGAAAGCTGAGTGGGACGGACATTTTTATTTACATGATGCTGCTAGCTCCACAATGAAACCATATTGCTTTGCTTATGATATTGAACGCTTGGTGAAGAAAGGTCTATATTTTATTGACAACTTTAACGCTCAGCCTCCAAAACACTTAGTTACATATACTGATTTTGTCGGTGAATTTGTAAGCTGGACAAGCAATAGAACATCAGGAGCTTGTGGACTACCTAGCTTCTTAATTTACTCATTTTATTTCTGGAAAAAGGATGTAGAAGATGGTTATTATACCGGCACACCAGAAAGATACCGGGATCAAGAATTCCAAAGGATTATCTACAAATTAAATCAGCCATATTTGAGAGTAAATCAGTCGGCGTTTACGAATTTCTCTATCTTTGATCATCCATATATGGAATCTTTATATGGCGGCAAAGAATTCCCAGACGGCACATTTATTATTGACTATATTGATGAACTGATTGAGTACCAGAAGAGTTTTATGGAAGTGGTAAGCGAAGTTAGAAGTAAGAACATGATGACTTTTCCGGTACTTTCTTATTCGTTGCTCCGTAAAGATGGAAAGTTTGTAGACGAAGATTTCGCTAAGTGGTGTTGTAAACATAATATGAAGTGGGCTGACAGTAACTTTTTTGTAAGCGATGATATTACCTCATTAAGCAACTGCTGTCGTCTGATTAGCGATGTTAAGAACCTAGGTTATTTTAATTCGATAGGAGGTACGGCTCTAGAAGTAGGTAGCATTAAGGTAAATACTATAAACCTTGCTAGGATTGCATATGAAAATAGTACAAAAGAAGACTATTTAGGTGCATTGAAGGATTTAGTGATTCTTAACCTTCAGGCTCTTGATTGTGTAAGGGGTATTATTGAAAGAAATATAAAGAAAGGATTGTTACCAAATTATTCAAAAGATGTAATGTCTATAGAGTCTCAATATAACACAATTGGCATCATTGGTGTTTATGAAGCCTTACAGAAGTTTGGATATACCAATAAAGACGAGTTTAGCAACACATTCTACTCTACCGATGGCATCGAGTTTGCAAAAGACATTCTGAAAATGATTACAGATACAAAGAATGATTTTGGGACTAATAAAGACTATCAGATAAATATTGAAGAAATACCTGCTGAGAGAGCGGCAGCGATTCTTATGGAAAAAGATAGATTCTTTTATCCAGATGAAGCATATGAACTCCCCCTATATGGCAACCAGTGGATTCCACTTGGCGTGAAAACTACATTGCAGGAGAAAATAAGACTTAGTGCTATTCTTGATAAGGCTTGTTCAGGTGGAAGTATAGCACATATTAATTTAGACGCTCCATTGGAGAACTTTGATACAGCCTGGGATATGCTAAATTATGTCGCAGATCAAGGTGTGGTTTATTTTGCTTTCTGTTTGAGAATTAGTACATGTAAAAATAATCACGGATTTTACGGAACAATATGCCCATACTGTGGGGAACCGGTTGAAACTACATGGCAAAGAATCGTTGGATTCTTAACTCCTGAAAAAACATATTCCAAAGAAAGAAAATCAGAGTTTGTAAAAAGAGATTGGTTTGAAATGGATAGAATGAGGGAGATAGGTTAAATGAGAATCAAGGGGTTACGAGATGAGGATTTTGTAAATTACAAAAAGCCTTCATTGTTTATAGGTTCTATCGTCTGCGATTGGAAATGCTGCAATGAGCAATGTCTTGACAAGTCCGTGTGTCAAAACTCATCACTTGCAACCTCTAAAATTATTAATATGTCTACTGATGAAATATTCCGTAGATATATTAATAATTCAATTACAAAAGCGATAGTTATTGGAGGCTTGGAGCCGTTTTTACAGTTTGAAGAAGTGGTTAATTTAGTGGACCATTTTAGGGTGAACAAATGCAATGATGATTTTGTTATATATACGGGTTATTACAGAGATGAGATTATTAAACAAATAGATTGTTTACAACAATACGAGAACGTAATAGTAAAATTTGGCAGATATATACCTGGCCATGAAAAACACTATGATGATGCATTGGGTGTTTATTTAGCAAGTAACAATCAATATGCAGAAAAAATAAGCTAAGAAAATTATTATAAGGAGAAATAGATTATGTGGTTTATAGTAGGATTATTTGTCGGTGCACTACTAGGACTAATCTTAACATCTTTGTGTGTAGCTAGTTCTAGAAATTGGGATACAGATGACGAATAGAAGGAGAATTAAATGATAGTAAGTACCAACAAATTATTATGGGCAAAGGTTAAACCAAACGCAATTATACCAACGAAAAGGACTGAAGACGCAGGATATGACATTTACCCTTGTTTTGAAGAGGACTATATTATAGTTCCCACTCATGAAACGAAATTAATCCCAACAGGAATTGCAAGTGCGTTTTCAAATGATTATGTTGCCGTATTAAAAGAAAGGGGATCTACAGGGACAAAAGGAATCGCCCAGAGATCGGGAATTATAGATAGTGGCTTCAGGAATGAATGGCTATGTCCTATTACGAACACAACCAATAAAGAAATGATTATTTCTAAATTTTCCTTAAAGGAACTTACAGATATATATGGCGTTTATGACGAATATGGAGGAATATACATAGACGATTTTGAATGTCGTATATATTTAAAAGTAGATGGATTAGACATTGAAGAAAATCCAACAATTATCTACCCATATTCTAAAGCAATATGCCAAGCGCTAATATTACCAATTCCTAAAATGATCTCAAAAGAAATCTCGTATGATGAACTTAAATCCATTACTAGTGAACGTGGTATGGGTATGCTAGGAAGTAGCTATAAGTAGTTAGTAACATACTGAGCGCCTGTGGTTGCAAACATAGGCTTTACATAAATCAATTTTAAACTATAGGATACCGGTATCCTTCAAATCGAAAATTTGGAGGATTGTAATGAGAAAATTAATAACAGTAGGCATGACATCATTCTGTCTCGCCTTTACGATGCCCATGGCGACATGGGCGAATTATGTAGAAGAAACCGCTACTGCGGCACAGTTTGAATCAGAATTACCATATACTACAGATTTTACGTTGAAATTTGCTAATCAAGCAGGAGTAAACATTAGAGAAGAACCTAATACAAGATCAAAAATTTTAGGTCATACACTCTTAAACACAACATTTGAGGTTGTACTGGATATCGGAGGTTGGAGCATGATTACCACAGAGGACGGGTACGCATACATAAAGTCAGAATTTCTAAACGATGATGAAGTAACATATACCACTGAGGATTTGTACGTAATGGCACATGTACTAGCTGGTGAGGCGCAATTTTGCGATGATGCAGAACAAAAATATGTGGGATCTGTAGTCTTGAATCGTGTAGCTCATTCCGAGTACCCAGACACGATTAAAGGAGTGGTATTTGAGAAAAAACAGTATTCCAGTGTAGCCGATGGCAATTATAATCGAAAGCCTACGGAAAGTAATTGGGCAAATGCAAAGTGGCTGCTTGAAAATGGGAGTGTGCTACCGGGATATGTTATTTATCAGTCAAAAGGTAAACAAGGGAATGGTGTGTATTTGAAGACTAAATGGCATCAGTATTGCTATTAATAAAGGAGATGGTAATAATAAAAATACTTACTAAAAAGGACTTACTTGAGATACTTCCATTTGGAAAAACCAAATTAAATGAATTGCTTATATCAAATATACTTCCGGTTACAAAAGTTGGGAAAGATTACATAACAACTGAAGAAAGATTAAACGATTGGATCAATGAAAATATTGGAAAAGAAATAAAATATTGATATAAATATTCGTGAGTGTTATAATTGAAGGGCTTAATTAGTCTTGATTGTAACACTCTTTTTAGGAGGGATTATAGTTATGAGTGTTACACAAAAACAGAATAAACGTAATTCATGGCACGAAGGAAGTGTTAGAAAACGTTCAGACGGTAGACACGAGGGAAGAGTCACTTTAAATGGATTGACGAAATATGTATATGGTAAAAGTGAAGCAGAGTGTAAAAGAAAACTAAAGTCAATAATTAGAGAATATGATGATGGGCTAATAAATCCAAAAACAGCGAATTTTTATGATTATTGCTTAAATTATATCAAGAAGAAAAGTAAAACAATTGAGTTATCGACGTATAATAGACTTGATATTATTGTGAATAAGCAAATTGGAGAATCTAAAATTCGTAACAAACAGTTTGGGTCGCTGAAAGCAGATGAGCTACAGGATTTCTTTAATTCACTTGCAACCTCTTCAGATAAACAATATAGCTACGGAACAATTAAAAATATTTTCGCATTCGTTTCAGGAGTGTATAGTTACGCAATAAAAAATAAGGATATAAATTTTAATCCAATGCAAGGCGTAGTAATTCCAAAAGAAACTTTCTGCAATGTGAAAAGAAAAGAGACGTTTGCACTAACACCAGATCAGATTACCATATTCAAGGAACTTTGTTTACAGAAAAATAACAGTAATGATTCTTATAAATACAGATATGGGCTTACACTTCTTTTAATCCTAAATACTGGTATGCGAATTGGTGAAGCCGTTGCACTAGAGTGGAACGATATCGATTTTGTAAACAATATAATTAAAATAAACAAATCGATGCAATATAATGTAAAAAGTGAAAGTTCCAATACAAGACAGTCTTTCATTAAAAGTACAAAGACCCGAAAATCTAATAGAATTATTCCTATGAATGATGAAATTAAATTTATTTTATCAGAAATAAACGAGAGTAATAAGAAGAAAGATATTATATCTGATATTGTTTGCTGTAGCGAAACCGGTGGATATACGTTAGCTAGGAGTATACAGAGAGCGTTAGATGCGATTATTGCAGGAACTGAGCTTCCACATATTTGGGTGCACCTACTAAGACATACATTTGGTTCAGAGCTAATTCGAAAGGGTGTAGAAATATCTGTAGTAAGTAAATTAATGGGGCATAGCAATACCACAACAACATATAATTCTTATATTCATGTATTGGATGAAGAAGCTGCTAAGGCAATGACGTTGCCTATGATAAGCTAATAATTAAATAAAAATTTGGGGCAAATTTGGGGCAACAATCAAATAAAGTAAAATCAGATAAATAAAACCTAGTAAATACAGGCATTTAGACGATAATGCAAATAAGGACGCAGTTTTAATTAAAATACGACACAATATTGAGAAATGTCGCAAACACACGTAATTACGGCATTTCTCAACAATACGAAGATAAAAATTTGCCATTATAAACCGTTTCGAATCAATATAAATCGGAACAATTTGGGGCAAAATTTGGGGCAACTTTATATTACAATCAGGACTCATTTAAGCATGTAACTATTTTATTGTATATAATGCAAATTGTGTGATATAATCTATATGTTTATATGACCAATTGTAAGGAGGGTACTAATATGCCAAGAGGTGTTCGCAAATCACCACTCGTAAAACTCAGAGATGAACTAAAAGACACACAAGATTCGATTGAGCAATATAAAGCCTCAATCAAAACGTTACAGGAAAAAGAGAAGCAAATACAAGATGAAATTAAGTTAGAAGAGTTTAAAGAGGTTTCATCAATACTAGAAGAGCAAAACATGTCCTTGGCTGAATTAAAGGAATTACTTATATCCAAAGCTGAAGTTGAACAGGGTAACTAAATCTTATGCCGAAAGCCCTCACTTGAAGACTTTCGGCATATTTTTTTATAAAACAGAACATATGTTTGCTAACCGACTTACCACTGATGGAACGAAAAAGGTTGGGAGAGATATTCTTCTATCTATCTAAGCGATTAACTTTAGGTAGAGTTGATGGTATACAGGGGGGGTTGTCTTGAACCACAGCCTGATGTCTTCTTTTGCATACGATAGTATGCCAGAAATACCTTTAGCCTACGGATAATAGAAAAATGACTCCTTTAAACGAGCTGCCGTATTTTTGAAAAAGATATGATATACTATAGTAAAAGGTAGGTGAAAAATTATGGATAATATTATTGGTGGTTCTTCAGGCTGGACATATATTTATCTTGATGATCAAGATATGGAGTCTCCAGTATCATCTAGTGCCATAGAAGCAATTAATAACAATTTAAATATCATAGAAGAATTAGAAAAAGATAATAAGGAAAGCAAATTAATTATTGATAATCTTAGAAGAAAGAATAATGGATATAAACATGAAGATGGGGAATAAAAAATAGCAATACTATATAATGCAGTTGAAATTAAAGAGTAATACAATATGTAGTATTGAAATGCCAATAAAAGAGTACTTTCATACGAGTAAAAAATAGGGAATAGAAGAGTATCGAACTCGACTATTCCCTAAATTTTAATACTTACTTTTAAGACTGATATTTCACGCACACGCACTCAAAAAGATCAACCACGTGAAATATATAACACTAATTGCCTTAATCTTATTACTCTGATGGCAGCTCTAATCTTGAACAAATATAACTATATATTAATTCATATCCTCTATCATTTGGATGTAGACCATCACTTAATAGTGTATCAATGTTTATATTTTGTTCTGCACAATATTTTTTAAAATATTGATAATTAGAAATATATTCTCTGTTTAGTTCTGCCGACAATTCGCCAATAACCCTGTCAACATCCCACATATGAAAATTTCTTGATGACAAATCTTCACTTGTTAATGATGATGGTGGTGCAACCATTTGAATTATCTTTTTTCCCAATCCCTCAACATAGTTGATTACTTGTCTTTGCAAATCTTTTGTGCTTTCAGCAACGGTTCTTTTAACTCTATCATTAGTACCAATTTGCATAATTACTATATCATCATCAGTCTCAATTAAACTATCTTTCATATTAAGAATTTCATGTGTTCCAATACCAGATATTCCCCAGTTTTTAACCGTAACAACTTTTGGTATTTTTATAGCTTCTAAAAATACTGATAAGCCAACAGAATCATCATTTTTTGTATTTGTTTCTTGTAGCACAACTGTATGATTTCCTAAAGAAGTTATAAATTCTGTTTCTTGGCTCCATTCGAAAACGGGGCTATATGAATCTATCGAACCCACTTTAATTTTATCGACATATACATCTATAATTCCACCCCCGCTCAATTTAGAGTGGACTATAGTAAATTTATCCCCATAGAAATTAAACTTTATGAAATTTACTTTGCTTAGATTTATAAATGCTAAGTTAGTACCAAGTTTTGTGTTTCCATTATATGTTAAAGTTATTGGATAAGCATTAGAACTATATTTTCTTATCCGTTCGTCAAGTAAACTAACATATCTGTATTTGTTATAATTACTTTCTAAATTTTTTTTTAGGCTATTAGCCCAACAAGTAGCTGTTGTAATATTTGCTCTATATTCCGTCGTTCCTATGGATTCGCCAGTGGGTGAATATCCTGTACCTCCTACGCCAGCCGTTATACTATCACCAATAATTTTGATTTTTGTTTTAATAAAAGGGTTTTTTAAGTCATCTATAATTTTAAGTACACTTTTATATGGCAATTTACTTGATAAACTCTCTATATTTTTAATTCTATCAAGCGTTTCTCCCATTGGTTTTAGATAATTTATTCCATATCCCCATTCTTCATAATCTGTTGGGGCAGATCCTTTTTCAACTTGAAGATAGTTTAAATAATTTTTATTTAATGATACTCGAATATATGCACAATTTGAAGGCGTCGAAAATGTATTTCCGTCCATACCTTTGCCGCTTATATAGTTTTTGTTGGCATCATAAAATGCCACTTGATCAGCGTAATTCATGTAATAGTCCAAAATAGGCTCTACGGGAATATAATTACTAGCTGCATATAAAGTATTTTTTACTAAAACTCCTGTATTATATTGAACGTAGTAATCATTAGTAACCGTATTTTTATTGAATATGTTTTTTCCAACGTCTATGAAATCTGTATTTAAAAATGTTATTGTTTTTTTACCAATTCCCGTACTCTGGTATGCGCCTCCTACTGTCCAAGCCGAACCATTCCAATAATACCATTTTCCATCCGCTGTAACTACATAAATATTTGAGTTTCCAGTGGGAAATGCTATTTGTAAATCTGTTACAGTGTTATAAACACCTTTCGGTGAACCACTCGCTTGTGAGTTTATTTTAACATCTAACGCAGAGACATTTAAATCAACATAAGCTTTATCAGCCTTATCAGTCGCCAATAAATTTACTTCTATTTTGTCAGCCTTACTAGCTCCTAAATCACCAATTTGTGCAAAATTTTCAGCTAACTGTGAATTTACACCAGTCATTGCAGTATTAAACTCACTTTTACGTAGTAATTCAGTGGAGATTCTACTAGACATTTCGTTCGTTAATTCTTGTCCTGTAACTATAGCTCCGATAGTTCCTAATAATCCACTTTCGTCAACCGCATTTATCTGGCTTAGAGTTTTAGGATCTACATGTCCCGCAAACTCCTCCGCTCTATCAGCAGACTCTTTAGCCATGTCAGAATACAATTTTGACTGATCACTATGGAATTTTGAATTATTTGTAGCTTCTCCATCTCTAGAATTTGTTCCACCAATCGCCCAGCTTTCAGAAAGTTTTGCGCTGCTTGCTGCTGAATTTTCAACATTTTCCATATAAACATGCAAGGCATCTATAATATCCTGCATATCAGTTTTCATTTCTCCATACTCAGTGGCGTATATTTGCATTTGTCGCTCGTATTCAGCCATAGTAGAATTTACTTCTGATATTTTATTTGATACATCATCCAAACTTACATTTATATCATTTATAAGATCAGGTATTGTTGTTGCCTGCCCGATAAGATGAGATAGCACATCAAAATCTTCGCTTGCAATTAACCCATCATAATTAATTAATGATTTTTGAATTAATAAGTTTTGTTGCCTAGTGGAAATAAGGGCAGGACTACCGGGTTCTTGTATAACGAATTCATATTTCACCTTACCTACTTTTGATAGCATGCCGCTTGTCATAATTAAAATAGGATATCCATTTTCCCATGGATCATCAAGCCATTTGTCAACGTATGGAATTGACTCTCCATCGGCCCACATTCGTATTCTAATAGCCTCATTTCCATTCAATGAAACCATATTTCCCTTGTCCGTAATAATTATCCTATATTTACGAGATAAGTTATCATACTGTTTAACTTTCTCATATACATAACTCATTTCCTGCGAAACATCAGCTCTTATAGCCTTATAAGATATCAAGATAAAACCTCCCTTCTATTGTGTTTTTCTTCCCTTATTCGGGCAATAAAAAAGCCAGCAGGTCAATGTTAAACTTGCTGGATTCTACATTTGGTAAACTATTAAATGTTTCTTCATTCATGATATATGGCTCAAACTCGTCGCTTGGCATATACATGACATCATTCATTTCCTTTTCAAAGTCCTTAATGTTTATATCTGGCTTGAAATTAAACTCAATACCACCATTATCATTTAATTTCGCATACTGTCCAGTGTTGTCCTTATTACAATAGCGAGAGTAGATATCATTAAGTTGCTCAAGGTAAAAGTTGTATTCATCAGCAAAGAGTTTTATATTCTTATTACACCAATAATCAACTTTTAGTCCTAATCTCAGAGTTTTAATTTGTAATAACATACATGTGACTTCATAAACTATATTTAATGGTAATTTCAAATTGAAAAATTCCTCCTAAATTCAATTTTAATAATAATAAAGAGTAGGAGATTAGTCCTACTCTTGAATAGATTCTTATGGTCTTACAAAGTCTGCGGACGCGTCAATAATTTGAATATATTGTCCGTCAACAACCGTTACAATATTATTTCTTTTTTTACCTATATACAATTTTTGATTAATATTTTTTTCGGGAGAAACATTATCTTTGTTTGATGGAATAGTATTATATACTATACACATGGGAATCACCAATTTTGAACCATCGTAATCTATAGGGGTTAAATTATATGTTCCGGCTTTAACATCTTTACCAACGCAAAAAACACCGTCCCCACTTATGTCTAGTTGTCCTATGCTTGCGACGGGAACGTATGTGCCCGGATTGAGAAAATCTTCCATATGCAATTTAATATAGTTAAAATCATCAGTTATACTTGATGAACCAATCACAACAGGATCTTTTGTAGAAAGTGTTGGATAGTAAACATAATCTCCTTCGGGAATCTTACCTTTGCTAATCCACATGCCTCCTTCCTCAAACACATATTTTTTATCAGCCGCAACCGTTGAGTTTTTCATAGTATCAATCCATTCACCTGATTCCGCCACTGTATATCCATCTGGAGTTTTCGTATCTGATAACATATATCCCCCTTCGTTAAAATAGTACCATTTACCATTGATTTCTTTCCACGAATTGATGGGGTAAGTATCATCATCTTCTTGGTATCTCCATTTATCATTTTCGTTTTTCCATTCACCCGCAAAAACATTTGTGAGTGAATATATTGAAAATACACCAATAGTAATTAATAAAGATAATTTTTTCATTTAAGAACCTCCTTGGCATAATATTATACTTAATCACATAAAAATAATCAAACTGTTTATAAATATAATATCATCTCAATTTTATACTGTCAATGTCACATGCCAGAAGTGTCTAAGTCATCAATTTGATCTTGTAAATCATCTAGTCTTTGATATGCTCTAATTAATGTTTCGGTAAGTGTCCAACCTGCCCACCATGAGTTACCAGTAATTTTAATGTCCTCTGCATAAACATAATTGCCATCAACAGCAAACACATAGTTACTTATATTGCTTGCGCTTCCCCCTGAATATCCAGCCCACATAGCAAATCTACTTGTAGAAGTTCTTGCGGACATTCCCGTATATTCATCTGATGACATAAGTAAAGCTCTGTTTGTATAGGTAACAACAAAATCTCCAAGGTTAATTTCATCATCAGCAACGTAAAAAAAGTCGTCGTTGATACTTATTCTACCTCCAACTATATAAGAGTTTACAGTACCTCTCAGCACATTTCCATCTATAGTATAGCCGCCAATTTTACCTGAAGTAGCTGTAATTCTACCAGATATATCAGCGTCAGAAGCAACTAATTTACCTTGGTTCGTCACCCTAAATGGAGCAGAAATGGCGTTAGAATTACCGGCCCAGAATGACACAGCTCCGCTATTAACATCGGAAGACATGCCGACGCCACCAGAAAACAGTCTATTTGTGGTTATAGTCCAGCCACCAATTAATCCTTCATCAATTTCAGCACGACCTTTAAATATAAGTTTGTCTTTTACGGCATCTATATATAGTAGGCTCGCACCACTTTTAGATATATTAAATATCTGACCAGGATTATCCGGATTAATTTGCACCTTGAAACCATTTGTTGCAGAAGCAATAAAACCATTTTCATCAAGAGTGAGAGTGTTATTCTTATTCTGTATTTTAAGAGCTTCCCCTATAAATAATCCACCATAGATTACATCTGCAGAAATGCCGTAGTACGATGTTGTTTTGCCATTATTAGTCACATACACTTTACCTATAGCAAGCTTTGGCTCACGAAGATTAGTCCCATCTGGTTCCTCAAATAATAATATTTGTCGATTGGTAATCCAAAGTTTTTCAGGAGCATATTTATTTAAGTCAGGTAGCCATTTTTTCAATAAAATACCGGTGCTATCAATAAGCACTTCCTGATTCTTTCCGTTGCTTTCAATCTGCTGACTACTTAAGTCAAGGAATTCTTTCTGAGTGCTATAAAAGGCTTCATTTGCTTGTTTCGATGCTTGATTCCAACCAGAGGTGTTGTAACTAAGAGAAGTACTTGTCTTATCTACAAGTTTCTGCATGGCGACGAAATCAAACCAACCGCCAGTTATGCTCGACTTTGAGCTGAATGTAAGCTTGAATTTACTAAAATCTTCCCAATCAATTTCCATTTTAAGAAGTCTAGCTTTTATAAATTCTTCATCAGAATATTTGATTGCAAGAATGTCTCCTAGATCAAGTTGATCTGTCCATACTTTATATTTAAACAGTACTGGAAAGTTTATAGAATTAACTTCCATATCAAATTGAGGGTAGCACACCTTACTCAATTCATCAACACCATGTTTATACAAATCCTGTTTCATTTCCAATATATCAGATTCAGTCATAATTGGAGTGGCGATATAGGAGTTGTCACATAAATTATCTTCTCTGACAAATGGTTGTAATTCTTGATACAATTCTTCGCCAAGTACATCATCAATTCTAACTACATAAGAAAGCACTTCGGTTTGCTTTGCTTTGATCTGATTTTCTTTAGTTGTTATCTGTGACTGTCTGACTGAGATTTCATTATTAACAGCATTCCAAAGAGTGTTGTAATTATTGTATTGTGCCTGGGCAATCGGATCTGCATTTTTTATATCAGTCAACACAGACATTTGTTCCTTGTATGTATTTGCCTTTGCTTTTAATCCAACAAGACCATATTGCTTCCAATCTGTACTTGACTCAGCAGATGGCCTTTTATTATATAAACTATCCAATCCATCTTGTAAAGTCTTTAACTGTGATAGAGCAGTGGTAATTAAACCTTTATTATTATCCATTAGCCGATAATATTCTTCCAGTTTTTCTTTTAAAGCCTTACTCATATCATTATAGAAATAGCTGAAATTACTTACATAATTATTACCAGCAGGATTTACAGAAGCAATAGACAGAGCAGTACCGCTTGCATCATTACCACCAGTAACATTTAAAACAGTTTTAATATCATTTTCATTCCAAGTAATATTTAGTTCCTTAATGAGATTCATGAACGATAGGGCGATAGGAACTTCTTTCCCAATGTTTTCAGCTTTATAGGCACTTACACTTCGGTCATTACTGTCGAACACAAAGATACATTCAAACGTATCTGATACATCGCCAGTAAGAAAGTCATATGACGTGACACTATCGTTGTCGAAGCTACGACGATTCTTTGATATCTCCGGGTCAATAAATTTGAATTTCCAACCAGGATTTTTGTCCATAAAAATGTGAGCAATGCTATGCGTAACATCGTTGGCGTCATATAAGGCATATCGATCAAGTCCGCCTTGTTCATCATCTTCAGTTCCCATAGAACCAAATGATGTAAGATACGTCTGCTTTAGTTCATAAGTTAAATCATAACAAGTTATTTCGAGATATGGATTAGATCCGCTGTCTTTACGACTGATATCTGTAATTCTGTACCAGCCGATATTCTCTAGCCATATGTATTTACCAACAGATATATCATCAAATCCTTGGTTCTCAACCTTTTCATGATATTTATAGATAGAGAACTTAAGCTGTGAGACCCCTACAATATATAATACAGAACTTTTACTTTTGGCATTAAGCTGACATATTAGTTTTTTATTTGGATAGGCCAAAAATACCCGTGGGATCACAGGTTTTCTGTAAGCATCAAATTTAACCATTAAAATGCCACCAACTTTCGATATTCTCTATATTTAATCACTCCTTCACAAGCAAGATTAAAAGTAAGTACAGTGCTGCCTTCATAAAATTTAAGCCACTTTAAATTAGAATCATTCAATACATCGTGACTTGTGATAGAAGACGAGATTATACCGTCTGTAGTTAATACGATTTTTTCACCAATGCTTACATTCTTTATTTTCATAACATACTCTGAATCGATTTCTTGACTGTTGCTTATTTCAAGATTGCCGGATTTCAACATAGTAATTTCTATATATGGAAATATATGAATCTCCTCGTCGTTGACTATATATAGGTCATCAATTATTTTATTGTTGTCAGTGAGAGAGAAGTAGTATTCATGTTCCTCCGAAAAGGCTAAAGCAGAAGAGGTAGTTACAGTAAATTGCATGCCCACTGTATCATTTACTGCCCATACTTGCGGATGATTGATATTGCAATGCAACCATATATCAGAATAGTATTCGTCTTGAATGAATAGCCAGTTATATTCACCACGCTTACATAGCCATTTAGATATTGCACGTTGCTGCTCCTGACTTATAGGAGACCCATCTGAATTAATGATTTGAAATATAAATTCCATTGGCTTATCATAATTCTGCGATATGATTTCCCATTCTAAAGATTGTGCAGATTTATCGGTTATTAATTCTGTAGACTGACCACTGTATAATCCTTGATATTTATTATTTTCGAAATATACTGCAATTACTCCAAATTCATCGCTGCTGTTTTCGCCGAATGTAAATAGACTATGCAATTTAAAACCTCCTTCCAATTTGATTTTTTTTATATAAGAAGCCACAGTATAAACTTTGTGTTCAATTTAATAAAGAGAGCATCAGTTAAGATGCTCTCTACATTTAATGTTGTTTTGACATTTCCATCATTTTCTGAGGTATTTCCTTGTTAATGAAAGTATCTAGTCTTTCATTCATTTGAGTTAATACTTCTTTATCTGCGTTACCCTGTACTACAAGTAGTGGGCTATCGATATTCATAGAAACGTTGTTTCGATTAGCCATAGCCATTGCCCTATAATCATACTTCGGCATATTAGCCAACACAAACTTACTTGGATCAATAGCAAAATCCCATAGCTTATCAGTCATATTCTTTGTAAAGATGGTATCGCCACCTACTGAATTGAGAACAGTACCATTTTTAGCAACAATCAATTCTGGCCCATCTTCGTTAACATATTTTAATCCTGGCTTAGAATTAGTAGTGCCACTTTTATATCCAACAGTGATATTTCTCTTTTTCACATCATCATAGGATATTGTTTTTCCGTCCCATACACCACTGTCATCAATATAATAATACCCGTTGCCGTCTTTCGCTTTGATAGCCATGTCTGTAGCCATAGTACCATCAGATTTCAGATAGTAGTCTTTACCATCTTTAGACTTTCTCCATGCAGATTTAACCATCTGACCATTCTCAGGCTCAAAATACCGCCAATCACCATTGCTATCGTCCCAACCAGTTTTCATATAGCCATCTTCGTTGAAGCTATACTGCTTACCTCCAATGGTGTAGATTCCATCAGAAGCGTAATCATCATTAGAAGCTCCGTACCACCAGCCCCTAGAGTTCTTTTGCCACGTTCCGGAACCGGTAATATCCTCAAATGAAGCCGAATTATTTCCACCTGCGGAGAATCCTTGCATTGTACTCACTAATTCTGTAAGCTTTGACAAATCAATATTAGCAATGTCAATATTAATCTGTGAGATAGCTTCTGACACAGCGTCTTTAAATGTAGACACGGCGCTATTAGCTGACTCCCATGGAGAAGTTAGTTCGCTAGTCATGGTAACATTATAATCGGTTCCATACTTAGTCAGGGTATTGTAGACTGTTTTGTAGTTATCTTTTACCTGTCCGAGATATTCTTCTATTACCTTCTTCTGTGCATCAGTATTTGACTTAAGTTCATCAAGCTCTTTTTTCTTTGCGTCCTGATAGTCCTCTTCCTGCTTATCTAGGCTTTCAATAGTTTTATCATAAGCATAGTCAGCTTGTGTCTTAGCCAAATCTTTCTTTGCATCTGATAGCTGCTGTTCTAACTGTAATCTCTGTGCAATATCTTTCCTATCGGTAGACAGTGACAGTTCATCAATCTTTGCCTGTAAATTATTAATGTCAGTCTGTTTCTCGCTAATACTTTCAAGATAATCCTGATAGTCCTTTTCAGTCTGCAATGCTTTCTTCTTGGCAGCAATTAAATTATTCATATCATCTATCTGTGCCTGGATTGCATTATATCTAAACTGCAAGATAGCTTGTTCGGCTTCTTTCGTAGCTTTTACTGCTGATAATTGAGCGTTGGTATATTCATTGAGTTTTTCGTTATACTCGGCCTGTGTGAGAGAACCATTTTCATACATCTCATTAATAGCATTAATGGCTTCTTCGTAATCGGCCGCTTGTTGTTTAGCATTAGCATACTGTTGTCCTAATAGAGCAATTTTAGCAAGACCCTTAGATGTAAGCATTCCTCCGTCTAAAAGTCCATCGTCGCCAATTAGATCAGACATGGTGTTGATTCCATTGTTAATTCCATCGAGTGCACTAGAAATCCTCTCTAGCTCCTCAAATGGCAAGTTGATTAGTGCTTTTCTGAAATCGTTCATTGAAGAAACAGCATCATTCATAGAGGAATTTACAGCAATTAATTCCTCGTTGTATTTACGCCATTCATTTGAACCCACCTCAATTGTTCCTTTACTTACCGCTTTAGATAATTCATTGGATAGCGAATTATACTTACTATGCAACTGCTTATAAATTGCTTCCTGTTGATTAATTAACCGTTCATAATCTGTATTGGTAATAGATTCGCCCAATTCCTTTTGTAGATTTAAAAGATTATTACTATATGAAGCGTACTTATCCATTAACGAAACAAGACTATCAAAATCATTGATAATATTTTCAAGTTTGGTCTGAGCAAGTTCTTTCAAAGTCTTTTTTGTTTCATCTATCTTCTTGCGAACATCTTCAGCTTTGTTATACCATTCTTGATAACCTTTGATATTGTTTGCAATTACTTCATCAGTAACAGTTTCAATTTCAAGAGTGCCATTTTTGATTTTGTCTATGTAAGTGGGAGAGAGGTTGTAAGAATCTGCCTTCTTCTGGTATGTATCTAACTGAGACTGTAAGGCAGTTATTTTATTTGCCATTTCATCAATAGCTGTATCTGTAAGAGTGTTTTTAGGCTTCCAGTTTGATGTATCAGAAATTTTACTCTGGATGTCTTGGATCTTTTCGTCTACTCGTTTAATTGTAGTTTCTACCCAGTCAAATACTTCTGAGAAATCTTTTTTATCCTTTTTAGAGCCAGATGGTTTATTTGTTTTTGTACCACCTGTATACGATGCATTAATATTTGCTCCCTTGCCTTTATATTCGGAAGCAGATTTTATTGCGTCTTCGGCTTCCTTTTCTGCATTTCTTACAAGAGCTTCATAACCTTCTTTTCCGCCTATGTTGCCACCAACACTACCTCCGGCCTTTAAAGTATTTAAAGCTTTGAGTGCCGTATTAGCAGTTCCAATTACTCCAACAAGAGAGATAATATTCTCAATGTCACCACTAGTATCTAGTGCATTTCCATTGAAGAATTCTTTCTCTAATACCAGACCAGCCAGTGCAACTTTAGCTATGTCACTTTGAGTTGCTTCTTCTATGATTCCTGGAATTTCACTAGCTGTAGCATTGGCGAGAGCGTCACTCATTTCTGCCGTATAAGCTTTTTGCGCTGCCAGGTGTTCCTGTACAATGGAAAGTCTTGTCATTACAACTTCTTCGGCATTAGCAACACCCATATTCTGAAGCATAGCAGTAGCAAGGTTAGCATTGTCTTCGGTAAGCCCATCTAATACACCAGAGCTATCAATCCAAGTTGTTACCAGATCGTTAAATGCACTTTGAGTAGCTTTTATATCTTTGGGTGATGACGACACTTTTTCGATGAAGTTAGCGTAAGCTTCACCACCATCATTTAGGGTGCTGAATATCTTCGTAAACTTACCATCATCAAGCAGAGCATAGTCAAATGGATTGTCTTTGTCGGATATGCTCTTCATAATTTTATCAAGGGATTCAAAACCTTCGGACAGTGAATTGATGTTTGAAATTACTTCTTGTTTGGAGAGAGGAGTGAATGTTGCTTCACCAGACTTGAAGATATCATCTTGAACGTATTTCAATCTGATTAGTTCATCGATGACCTGGTTAACGCTTAATCCATATTTATCAGCAGATTTAACTATTTTATCAAAGTTATCATCTTGCCCATCATTTGCCATGGACATTACATCTGTCTTTGATAAACCTTTTAGACTTTTAGCATAGTCTTTGATATTATCGTTGTTTGAAGAGAGTGCATCTCTGAAATCGTATAGCCCTGTGTTTGCCTGGCTGAAAATATCAGTCATTACATTCCCGTATCGTTTCCAGTTTTCGCTTGTTAAATCAATGGAATTTTTAACTTCATTGAGGTCATCTCTTGTCGATAATATTTTAGATTCGTCACCAGAAATTAGTGCATCGTTATATGCTTTAACGGCACTTGTGGCCTTCTCGTAACCTCCCGACAATTCATTGTCAGTTGCAATTTGAGACATCAATGCAGAGTTATATATTTCATCATATTTATCTAATGTTTTTTGATTCTCTTTAAGTGCATTTGTTGAGTTATCTAAGAATCCATTGATGAAATTATTATCTTCGTATTTATGCCCAAGATCTTGGATCTCATTGGAGAGGCTACGTATAACTTTTTCTGCATTTTCTGCATTTCCATAAAACTTAATAGTATAGGCATCTACTCCGTTATTTTTAAGAGACTCTAATTTTATGCCCTGGTCTGAATATTTTGACGCTATATTATATATTTCTTTTGCATAGTCGTTTGATAAATTACCAGTGCTACCAAGTGTATAAGTGCGGTCTTGTTCCATTTGTTTTGTAGCATCGGCTATACCTTTTCTATTTTCAAGAAGATAATTCTGCGCCGCGGCTTTGTTTCTTGCTAGGATTGCATCGGTTTGATCATTATAAGCATCTGTAACAAGATTTAATTTGCCATATTCATCTCCGTACTTATCATTTAATTCTTGTTGAAGCGCAAGAAGGTCACTTTTTATTTCATGTTGACGTTCTTCGGTAGTATTTGCCTTGACAAGTTCATCGTGTAATTTTTTATACTTTTCAGCATAATCATTAATTGATGAGGTGGTTTCGTTTAATGCGCCCGCCGCATCGGCCGAAGCTTGTCTTGTTTTTTCGATGGACTGATTATAAATATTCCATGCTGTTGAGATAGCTGTTACGGCCATTCCTATTGCAATTAAAGGATTTGCCATCATGGTTGCCCAAAGACCTTTAAGGGCAGTACCGAATCCAGTTGTAGTTGCTGTTGCAGTGGTCTGTGAAGTGGAGAGAGTAGTAGTGGAAGCTACTGCTTTCAATTCCTCTGCACTTAAACCAGCTGTTGCAAGAATACCAATCTTTTGAGCATCGGTTAGACTGCTTCTAGTTACTAAATTGATTTTTTCCTGTGTGCTAATCCCTTCTAAAACTTTCGCAAAAGATTGATTTGTTCCTGTCCCAGATGCTATAATGCTATTAAAGTTCACAATCGACTTTCCGAGGGATTGCAGTTGCATAATAAAATATGTATAGGGAGGGAACTATGTATTTAAAAAAAGCTATTAATAACGAGAATGGATCACCAATAGAAATAGAAATACTCTGCGAAAAATGCGGGAATACAATATTTGTAAAAGAGGGAATAGATGACAAATTTGATAGAGTAAATTCAGATTATTGCAAGTTAAAAGATGGAATTCTAATTACATGTTGTTGTGGGAATGTTTCCGACACAGATTTAATCACAAGAGAAGATTTACCCACTACCGGAAGCGATACTCGTCTTTTAGCCGGATACATTCCAAAAGGTACACATCAAAATGTTCCAAAGTGCCCCACATGTAGCAGCACAAACCTCTCTAAAATATCCGCAACAAAAAAGGTCGCAAAGATAGCTGCATTTGGAATTTTCGGCATGGGAGATAACGGTAAGACTTGGAAGTGTAATAACTGTGGAAGTAAGTTTTGATTGATATTAGTAAATCGAAAAATTGTAGCGTATATGATAGTGCATTTTTGCTCCCTTTTATATACAAAAAAGAGCTAGTCAAATAACTGGCTCTAAATTTTGTGATCATATCTAAAAATAATTTATTAGAATATACTAATACTGTCAGCAAACTTTTTATATACTACTGCTCAAACTTTAATTCACTTATTAAAGAGTCGTATTCTGATTGATGTTTACTAAATGTTTGAGAATATGTAATTTTTGAATAACCTTCTGGGAAATCAGATGCAAAACTATGATATGCATCGACATTCAAATACAACTTCTTTACAGAATCATAATACCCCTGTACACTTTCAGACACCTCTAATTCTTTCAATCTTTGACGTGCATCTTCCATATTTTTTTCAATTTTATCACGATATTCATAGCAGGTCTTTGCATCGCCATAAAAACTACCACTATTATAATTCCCGTATGTATTATATTTTTTATCTCTTTCCAAAAAAACACTGTGGTCAAAAAACGCTTCATATTCACGGTTGTCCCAATAGTCATATAATAGTTTTGCCAAATCATTACAGTATTTATTTGCTTCGTCAATTTCTTGATAGATCGCATTTAATTCTGCTTTCTGTTCATCTTCAGATAAATTTGATGATTCTGTTATTGTTTCTTTTTCTTTACTTGTGGTGACCGACGTGTTTTTATCACAAGCACTTAATTGTAAACATACAGTGATACATAACAACCCTAAAACCAACCTTTTCATACAATCCCTCCTGTATCTCTTTTAAAAATTATTATATCATGGAGTGGAAGAAATTTCCAGATAGGTATAAAAATTTTGAAAACAATGAAGCTAGTAAGACGCAAGATTGTAGTATAAAAGAGGGGTTCAGCTTATGTTATTTTAATATACAGCTTAATGACTAACTCAATATTATAAATGTCGAAATATGTCGATTTTATATCCTCATCGACAAACATCTGTTTCTTGTTTTATTGTATTGACGATGGTAAAATATTCCATATGATACAAAGGAGAACATCATCATATGGAATTGCTTGAAGAATACAAAGATTTATATTATAAGGAGATAGAATATTCCGATAGATTAAGTAATAAAATTAATACTTGTATTACGTTTCTTACAATACTTGGTAGTGCACAAATATTACTTTGGTCACAATTTGTTCGTTTTTCTTTATCATGGTGTACTATTGTTTACTTGATATTTTGCGCTTTGTCAACGATTTTATTTATAATTTGCTTGCACAAGTTTTATAAAGCATACTCTGGCTATAAAATGAGTTATTTCCCAATTAAAGATATGGCTGTTGCGATCTCACAAACATATCAAATGACAGATAAAAAGCATATTAAAAAAGCAGATATACATGTAAATAATATGCTCTGTGAATGTTTTATTAATGAAGCCATTCATAATAGAAATGTGAACATTACAAAGAACATGAAACATAAATCGTTGAGTTATTTCATATGCATCACTTTCGCAGTATCTATTTTATCGTATACATTCGGTGTCGGTATTGATTACTATGAGACCAAATTTATAAATAATAATATACAAAATATTCATATAGAAGGAGGAGAAATAAATGTCAGACGATGAAAATGTTATCAAGATGACAAGTACTAATAACACCAATGAAAAAGGAGAACAGTATCCAAGTACGCCTAGACCAGAATATGTGGTAGAGATGTTCTCAGAAATTAAACATGTTAATGATAACGACAAAAATAAAAAGAACGAGGAATAAGGTAGTCTATTGACTACCTTTTCATCATTTTAACTATCTTTATAAACATTACTTTTATAAAATTGATTATCTTTCCATCAAATATACCCATCTCTATCATCTCAGAATCTGGAGTTTTTGGATATCCTAGAGCTTCGCCTTCTTCGGTCAAATTAATAATTTTTTTCGTCATATTTCTATACATCTCCATTTGATTTATTGTATTATATTCAAACAATATATAGGATGGTACATTATATTAGTATTCAATCATATAAAAAGGAGAATAAATACTTTATTTAAAAATATGGGAGAATCTACATAACTATTTTGATACATAACATAGAAACGATTAACTTTTCCATATTACGCTCAATGATAGGCTGTAGCCCATATCTTTTACAACATTATAATATCCAGCGCCTCGTGAAGCGTTGATATCGTGTACACTTTGGAACATGCGTTAACAGCACAATGAAATATGGCTTTCATGTACTGTGAGGAGTGGTGCTCTCTGAACACTCCCTATCATTAATGATCTTATCCCGACATTGCTTGCGCAATTGTTACCATCGGATTATACATCGTGATACACAGATAGGGCTAGCTGCTTCGTTGGTGATTGTACATCTGTCGGGAATTATTTTTTATCCCTAGAAATCTCACTCCGGTGTGTAAACCGTTTGACTTATTTACCTTATTTTTCGGTTTCTTCTAAAATAGAAGAGTAGTGAGCATTACACTTTCAAGCAATTAATCCTCTTTTTATTTTAAAACTTTCGTCCCATGGAATTGTTTATATCGCCATTATGATATATTCTTCCCCATGATAGGCCAACTTAAATCCCTCGGAAATTTAAGCGTAACTCTTATTACAGAGTTAACCGTAGTTTTTAATGAATGCCGCTATACCAGCACCGGAAAGCGTAGTAGACAAAACACCAAAGCCGTTTATTGTCTTATCTAATACATTATTAAATGTCGTACCAGAATCTATAAGAAACTTTAAGAAATTTGAATTAATAATAGTTTGTGATAGTGATTGAAATGAAGCTTCATACTGTTGTGTTTTTCGATATATTTAGAATGGTTCGCAATACCATTCTTTGATTGTTATTTTTATTTTTTTATGTCATAAATCCATTTCGTTCCATACGACAACTTTTGTTTACCTTTTAATACTCTTCTAATGGTACCTGTGGCGAATCCATCTCTTGATATAGAACTTAACGATTCATATCTTTTAATTACATTTCCCTTAACATCAAGCCTTAATATGGGTTTTATTTTAAATATTTTATTTTTATAGTCGGGAGGCAAGATTACCTTTTTGTCAGTGACGAGCCCCCTTATTGTAGCTTCTGAGATATTCTTAATACTAGCTATCTCAATAATCGTATGCCCCGAATCAATCATGTTTTGTATTTCGATGAAATCCACACAATTCGAAAAGTTATAATCTATATATTTTGGTATTGATTCGATATCTTTAAAAAATAATTGTATCATACCCAATATAGAATAATCTCTAATATCGGGAGAATAAAAATCATACCCTCTATCAATCCAGAAATTCTTTTTATACAGATCAATATCCTTTCTATTATCATGTAGAGAACTTTGTATTTCTATTGCCAATTTTAATCTGTGATTAACGATATCAGTAGGGAGCGAGTAGCCTGTCTTTGAGTTTATGCAAGATTTATCCTCTAATACAGAATCAGGATGTTTATTTAGAAATACTTGTTTCAGAACTGATGCGTGAACCGATTCGGTTTTAGTCGTTTTACATTTTGGACACATATTGCAATAACTAACTCCTTTGTCAGTTAGTTTAGTGAGTTTGGCATTAAATACCGTTCCGCATTTTTTATGTAATATTTCCAAGTCAGAGGTATTGTCAATATATTCATTGCTAACGCATGTATAATCAGTTTCTCCAATTAGCCTAAAATAGTTATTTACATTATCGATTGAAAAAATATTTGATTTATGAAACCTAAAAGGTCTTTTATCGTATATGATATTATTTATTACTGGATAATATTTATATCCTAAATCGTCTGATATTTTTATGCTGTCGAAAACACATATATCATCAGCAATTTCAACAATATGATAGCCCATACTTTTAACCTTATCAATTACATTAGCCTTGTTGATTCTTTGCTTAAGTCCTCTGTCTTTAATCGAGCAATCATTGCATAAATGTTTATCGTTTTCAAATGCATTCCACGAGCATGTATATGATTTGCCACAACTACACTTCCATAATAATAAACCACTAGATTCAGTAAAAGATTCAGACAGCAATTGTGTTTGTATATTATTTTGATAAGTGTAATTTTTAATATTCTCAATTGTAAATGGATTCCCACGACCAAATTTCGTGGGTGTTTTATTTGATAATATGTCACCAAGGCTTCTATAATAGATATATCCATCATTATCAACTATTCTTAGTTTATGGTTATATGATTTATATATGTCGTCAAGTTTATATCCGTATGACTGCATAATTTCTATTGCCTTCTCTTGATTATATTTTTTGTTCATTTATCCACGTTTATTCTCCTTTAATTATCTATTTACTTGTATAAAAATAGGAGAGTAATATAAATTACTCTCCAGAATTTGTGTACTTATATGTAGTTACTCCTTAGATCACTTTTGCGAAAGAGGATTTAATTCCTTCTCCAAATACTCCTTTAATGGGGTTAATTGAGTTGAATATTCTTTGACGAATTTTTTCATTCAAACTCCTTTTTTATAATAACAATCAACTCATATTTTCATATGAGACTAGACTATTTCTTCATCTCCACCACTACGTGCTGAGAGTATACCTTTTCGATTTAAGGGAATTTCACCCACGCCATTTGCGATTTGCGCCCTACGATTATTGATCTGGATATTCGGGATTTCCACCCTTATTCTCTAGTCCAAATCTCGACATGAATCTAGTCGTTGAACGTTCACCCTCGACTAAAGTACCGTATGGTCTACGGAATACGTTAGGGTGCTTCGCTGCATGAACAGCCAATCCTTACGTTGTAAAACCATCATATAGTGGTTTCCCCTATATTGTGGTGTAAGGCTCTAAGGCATTACCTGCAATTAAATATATTAATGTTACATATTTCTACGCAACGAGGCAAAAGTCTGCCTCAATTGATTCCATCCATTTGCTCTGTTCTTCATAAGCTGATCCAGCAGAGTTCATTGAAGCCTCTAATGCCTTTTGCACTTGCCCAGATTGGAATGATTGAATTAAAGCTGCAACGCTGTTACCGCGCTGTTTACCCGCGATAACTTCTAAAAGGTCGGCCTGGTCGGTTTGAGAAATTTTATCCCATACTTCTGATATTCCCTTTAGTATCTCATACGTAGACTTGAAGTTTCCATTATTGTCAAATATATTTACTGTACCGCCAGTACGATTCAAGATCTGGGTTTGGATTTTTGATATTGACTCCACATTGTCATATTCTTCTCCGAGTGCTTCCAGCTCGCCTTTCATACCTCGTATTCTCATACTCAGTATTTTCAGAGCATTTCCCATTTCTCCTGCATTCTGAATAATTTCTGTACCACCTGTTAGCATAGCAAGAGTCTGATCTATATCGTTTCCTGCAAGACGAAGAGAAGATGCGGAGTTTTTTAGTCCTTCTCCGAGAGAGGCAGCATCGGTAGCAAATTCGTTACCCAATTTGTTAAGCGAATCTACAATTGTTATACTGTCTGATCCTGCAATGTTAAAGGCTTTCATTGCTGTCACTAAATCCGAAACAGCAGTGTCATCAGACACTTCACCTACGTTAGCATAAATTGATGATATTTTCGCCAATTCACTTGACTCATCAGTGGTAAAACCAAGTTTTTTCCAAGTTGCAGTTTGCTCAATGAGACTGGATACTGTTCTCCCAAGTCTCTGGGCTTCTATATTTGAACTTTGAAGAAACTGTCTATATTTTGAGTCTGTTTCATCGGACACCTTATATAGATTAGTCATGGCTGTATCTATATCAACGATAGAATCCTTCATTTTACGCAGTCCACTAATGGCAGTCATGATTCCGCCAGAAGGAAGCAACCATGAAGCAAATTTGCTTGCGTCTGCCTTAAACGAATCACCCCAGGTCTTACCAAGTAAATTCATATCTCTGGACGCTATTTTAATCCTATTAAAATCGGCATCTAGACCTTTAAAATCAGACAGCGAAAGATTAGCCTTTCCCATTTTGGTGATGATGTCCTGAATCTGATCACCAAACATCTTCATGGCTTTAGTGTTGTTGTCAGCCCATGTCTTAATTGTATTAACTTTTGACAACTGCCTAGATTCAGTTACAATCTTCCCAATTGCTGAAGCGGTTTCATTTAAATCCTTTTTTGCCTTCTTTGCTTCAGAAGTACCGACTTTTATTTCCGTTTTTAAATTGGCGTCTTTTTGTAATTCCTTTAAAATGCTATTTAATTCATTTCTCGCTTTTGCTTTATCAAATATAAGTTCTACGAGAGTTCTAAAATCAGCCATATAATTCTCCTCTCAAAAATTTACACAATAAAAAACTCCCCTTGTGTGAAAGGAGAGTGGGTTAATAAATAAATGTTGACTATAATATGGTGGAGATTTTATTTTGTATCTACGCCCGCCCTTTTAAGTTCCTCTTTGAGAATTTTCAGAGCGTTGTTATCACAATAACTTTCAAATTCATCCCAGTATCTATGTTGTACTGACTCTTTAGTTGTCCAGCCACCATGAATTCCTTCATTAGCAGCGGATATCTGAGTAGCGCCGTCCCATGACCAACCCCTTCCGCTAAAAGGATAATCCATCTTGTCTGGATTCATAAAGATCTGTCCACAAGTACTAGTAAGCATTTCTGTCATTGCTGATTCATAGAACTGCATAGTTCTTTGGTACTGTTTGGGTTCATACGCATCATAGTATTCTGACATAATTAATTCTTGCAAAGTCCCAAGTAATCTATTGCAAGTTTTCTTTACGGCATTTTCACATGCTGAGTCAATAAAGTTTTCCATTTCAATAAAAGATTTAAAAGTTCTAGCCATTACTTATCATCTCTATGTACATAATCATGGACGACACCAGCAAACTCCTTAAGAAATTCACTTTTTACTTCTTCGGGTGTCATATCCTTAGAAGCAACAGCCAACTTTGTGAACATCTCTAAATAATCTTCGCTGTGAGATAACGCTTTATATAACTCCATCTTAAGTTTCGCAAAGAATAACTTTGATTTAATATAATTAATCATAGATTTTCCTCCAATTTAAATAAGAGCCGACCATCGCGATCAGCTCTTAAAATATACTATTATTCAGTTTCACTAATTTCTACCTCATGTGGCAACAATAACCATTTAGCATTTCTATGTAGATTGAATCTAGATTTAATAAATTCATGCACATCATATAATGGTATAATAGCCTTTTCTAACACACGAAACTCGAAAGCTCCATCATCAGCAAAACACACTACTTTTACAGTTTGTTTTTCAACCACATCTTGTATTGGATTAAATTCCACACCTACACCACCATCAATAATAAATTCAGTCATCATAAAAACCTCCTTTGCAGTCCACCATGTCGTTTAAAGTGACGCCAAGAGCTACGCATAACCTACACAATATATCAATAGACGGAATCATATCCCCAGATTCAATCCTGCTTATTGTAGATTTGCTAATCAAAGCTTTTATTGCCAAATCTTCCATAGACATGTGTTGTTTAATTCTTAAACTGCGCAGTTTAATTTTCATGCAATGCCACCTTTATAAGTTTTATTTTATGAAGATAGTATCTGCATTTACTAATAAATTTATTATGTACAATATAGCACATAATGCGTTGCGGTTGTGCAACCTTACATAAGCGTTGGTTATTCTGTCTTAAGCGTTGTTTTGACAATTTCCTTTGTGTAGTTTTACCAATGTTGGTATCTTATGGTGATGTATATTAAACTCTGTTATTGATAGAGCTTTTCTTTATTCGTTTCCGTTCAGACCTTGCTTTCTTAACGGTTTCATATTCACACCAGCCTCCGTCAATTTTTGAATAACAAATCCATTTATAATTTACGGTGGGGTAGTGGTACCAAAACAATTTCCTCTTTAAAGTGGCGACACTGTCTGGACAACCTTTTGTATCTATAACTTCTTCATGCCCATCTTTATAAACAATAAAAAAGTCAGCCACATATTTAATTGGCTGAACTGATTTCGTATCGTGTACGAACTTTGGTTGTAACTCGTATGGTTTTTGCAATTCATAATTTACCACATCACCACTCTTCACCAGCGGTAATAGAACGTCTCTGTAGTATTTCATTTCTAATACTGAATCAAACACGATTCCATCATAAGTTCTCTTATCTATATCTTTGGATACATTAAATTTAGTTCTGTTTATAACTTCACTTCCTTTTCTTTTTATAAAATGCTATAATTCATGTATCAATATTAAGGAGGTGTCACATGCTTCAAACGCAAGAAGGCAAACAACTCGCACATCAGCTTACAATGGAATATGTTAAGCAAAATCGATTATTAAACTGCAGTCAAATGAATATTCCTGACCAAATAGCAGAGATTGCAAAGATATCCAGTATTATATGTGATGCGATTGAAAGTGAATATCATAACATTAAGTTTCTATAATGTGATCGGGTTGAGATCTTCAATTTCATCTAAAATACTATTAAACAAAGCTCTTGTTTTGGATAAAGATACTTTTTGTTCTTTAAGAATATTGAGTATCTTTTTCTTTGACCCGTCGAAATCTTCATCTAACGATATATTCCACTGCATTTCTCTAGGTAAATTCCTATCAAAATTCATATATTTCTCCTTTTTCAGCATAATAAAAACTCCACCACATCAACTAGTGGAGTCGTGTCTATATTTTTATTCAGTCACTAAATCGCAATCATAATACCCGTCCTTGCGAAGAATCTTACGAATGTATTCTAATCCCTTTTTAGTAACATATGTAACGGGCCTATATTTCATATATAGACCAAACTTTTGCATCAACTTATTGTCGGTGAACAATTGTGATATAAATTAACACAATTTCTTGCTTCGCTGACCTCGTAACCTACTATCTCCACAAGCGTAAATTCCGACAGTTCCTGCCGTACTAATATCATCTAAGATACACTTAATAGCCTTAATCCCTCATTTAATATATTCTTTGCAGCATTAACGTCTCTGTCGTGAATAGTTACACATATAGGACAAGTCCATTCTCTAACAGATAAATTCTTTGTGTCTGGATTCTGATAACCACAATTAGAACACAACTGACTACTTGGAACAAATCTACCGATTTTGATATAATCTCGATTATTCCAATCAGCCTTATACTGTAATTGTCTCGTAAGTTCATACCACCCACAATCAGTTATTGCTTTTGCAAGATTGTGATTCTTTACCATGTTTGAAACTGCCAAATTCTCACTAACTATCACTTGGTTATCGCTGATTAGTTTGTGTGTAATTTTATGTAGATTATCAATTCTGGTATTATGAATTTTTTCATAGACTTTAGCTACTTTGATCCTTTGTTTATTCCAATTCTTACTACCCTTTTGTTTACAAGAGAGTTTACGTTGTTCTTTCGCCAATTTATATTCATATTTTTTAGTGGGGCGAACATTATCAAACTTTTCTCTATCGGAAGTGATAAGTAAATCTTTAATGCCAAGATCTATACCTATCATATGACCAGTAGATTCCAGTGGAATATGTTCTGTTTCTATTAATATAGATACGAAATACTTACCAGATGGTACTTGTGAAATTGTTGCTGATTTTATTTTACCTATAAATTCTCTATGAATCTTTGCTTTTACCCATCTTAGCTTTGGAAGTTTAATTTCGCTTTCTTCAAAAGAAACTTCAATGGTTGGTTTTCCACAATAGTTACAATTTGTTTTATATGAATTCCTATTGTTGTGTTTACTTTTGTACTTAGGATACCCCGCGTGGCTTTTAAAGAACATTTTATAAGCAAAATCAAGATCAAATATCGAATTTTCTAAAGAAAATTTATCAACTTCACTTAACCACGTGTGTTCTTTCTTTAAAGTGCGACTCATATAAGCTTTACAGTCTAATTTACTTAATGATTTTCCTTCGACTTCATATAGCTTTTTTCTATACGAAAGAGTCTGATTATACACAAACCTGCAACTTCCAAAGGTTTTCTGAATAAGATCTTCTTGTTGTGCGTTAGGATATATTCGATACTTATACGATTTAAACATTTAATTATCACCTCCCATCTTAATATTCTCCGTTTTGATATACCAAAAGAGCGACTTCGAAATGAAATCGCCCTTTCAACTTAAAATCCATTCTTTAGTTTTTCCTTATATGACTCGTTTACAATTTCCATTGATAAATCTACTTCTCCGTTAGTCATATGATTATCTTCAAGCATCTTCTCATATTTTTCGTAAATTCGAAGACAGTGTTTGTAACTGTCCTTATTGCAAGATTTGCCCTCAGAGATTTTAGTGGAAAAATTAATTATTTCCCACCTCATGGTATCAATTTCTCTGTCGATAAACATAGTTTTTAATTCAGCCAAGTCTGACCTGATTGCCACATCATGTTTAATAGATTCTTCTACATCTATATTTCTTTGGTTTCTTAACTCAACCAACTCGCTAGCCGTCTTCATCAACAATTCGTGATCTTCACGCTTTTTTCTCAACCACTTAAATTCCAATCCAGTCTTATCGGCTATCCACTCTAAAAGAGTAACGATGCCTTTAAATCCCGTAAAAATTATAAGTATACTTGAAAGTACAAGTGGGAAATCAACCTGCAGTAGTGCCTTTAATTCGTTCACTCATTATGTACCGTACCTTTCGTTAACATCACAATTACTTTTTCTCTAAATACTGTTTAAAGAGCTGATGAAGTCCAGTAGATGAAAGCCCAGAAACGGCTCCACTTAAAATAATCTGTGGAGTAACAGTCCAACCGTTAATCCACGCGGCAAGGAAGATACCTAATACTACACAAATTGTAGGAATGTATTTATTATCCACATCTTTTACCCACTGTTTGATTACATAACCTGCGCACAAACAGATGCCTAATACCACTGGCAACATAAATTCATTTAAAAATTCCATGATAATACCTCCTTGTTACTTTGAATAATAGGAAAATGGCAAACCTTCCTGTCTATTGGAAATATCAATTTCCTCACGGGTATGCTATCCACTTTTACATGTATTGTCTTACATAACCTCATCTAATATTGTCTCTTTATTTATGAATAGAATTCCGATAACGCTTTGAAAAGCCTTTTATTCTTTTCATATTTGTAAGTAATTAATCCATTTATTTTCTTCACAAAAGTATATTTAATGCCTTTTCCTGTAAGATAATTTACCTCTGCTAGATATTGGCTTTGATATTCCTTATCAAATTTTGTTTCGTATATAATATATCCTCCTTTCCAAGACGTAAAAAATAGGGATATGCAAATGATTGAATGTGCATATCCCTCACACTATACAATTCAATCACTATTTTATATTTTCAGATACTTTAATTTCTTTGATCTTAAAAATTCCGTTCTCATTAGATAAATCAACGTATTTTCCTTCATACTGCTTTACCTTATGCTTTGCATCAAAAACAATGTCGGTTTTCATTTTGTCAATTGTAACTATAATTGAATCATAGCCATAGGTTCCTTCTACTACTTTTTCAATCTTAACTTTCACTAATAGTCCTCCTATAACAGCAAGAGACGAGCATTATGCCCATCTCGTCATCTGAACCATAGTAGAACTGCTTGCAGCCTTCATGATCTCACATTCAAATGAGGTTGGCTGCGGATCTCCTTCAGCAGAGAAGTCTAGATTAAGATTAGAACTCCATTTCAAGTTAGGTATTACAACCTGGAATGCTTCATCTTTTCCTGTCTCCCTATTTCTGATTACTGTGTTGCCTACCAGCTTATATGTACCACTAAAGTGAGAAGCATCAATTACGTAAGTTTCTGTAGTGGCGGCACTTGCAAATGTATAATAAACAATAACCTTTTTGTTTGATGCCGCAGCTACAGTTAAAGTCTTACCGGTGAGTTGTGCTCCGGTCATTGCAATTGGAGTACCGCAATCATCGCTAGCTTCATATACCAAAATCTGACTCGCTGCTTCCTTTGGAACATAAGCCAGTTCAATAACACCAGAAGAACTTGCCGTTAAAGGATATAATTCTCCTTTATCTTTGGGAGTTGCACCAGTGGTGTCAAATTCTGTTGACTGCCTCATATATACTGTCTGCGCCCCCGTTACGGTAGCAACACCAGATATTAATTCAAGGGACTTTGGTGAGAGTAAGGCGTCTTCAATGGTTAACTTACCTTCCTTATTTAATTCCCAAGTGATAAGCTTCGCATTGCCTTTACCACCTCTTGCGTACACCTTTTCTGCAGTTACTTCGATAGAAGAGGTCTTTAAAGTATCAAAAAAGATTACTGGTTTACTTGTGGACATATCATAAAGAATTACATCCATAACTTCTTTAGCACCAAATTTAGTATTAGCACCCATTATGTTTCCTCCTAATTTTCAATAAAATAAGCCGATACTTAAGTACCGACTTTAATCATCTTGTTTCTCTATTTTTGAGAGCCAATGCTGAAGTTTTACATCTTCACTTTTTGCTCCAGCCAACAATGCTTGTATGTTTACATGAAAATCATCCATTATTCTTAAACGGTTAAATTGATTGTTGAACTGATAAATATCGTATCTATCATACACTTCCTGCAATGGCATATGTTCAGCCTGTGCAAATATGCTTATTAAGTCAGCCATATTTATACCATCGTCTTCACCATTTACTCGTTTGGCCTTATTTAACTTTTCACGTAGCTTTTTTCGTTTTTCTATTAACTTCTTTGCCATTTCATTGCTTGGATTATCATTTTCATCTACACCATTTAAATCAATTAGACAGTTTCGTTCTTTTAAGATTGTTCTGAAGTCATCATAATTTATGTCATTTAATAAACGTTTTTCATCTTCTTGATTTCCTATAAAAAATCCGTAGTCTTGATGAAATGTAACCTCCTTTTTAAAAAAAAGAGATAAAAACGATGGTATAGTAACACTTAATAAACTATCTAGCTCGCTTGCTTTCAATTGTCCACATTTTATAGAATTTTGTTCTTGTAAAATGCTTACCATTATAAGCATGAATGTAGATGGATTTTCTATAACACCATTTAACAATTCACTTGCTTTATCGTCGTCCATGCACAAAATAGATATTGCGTTTTGAAGTTTTGTAAATCCAATGTCCGCCATTTCTCCTAGTGATATTTTATATGTTGGTATATCGCCTAGCAATAATGGGCTACCCCTGAGCAATTTGTGTTCTAGATCATATTTGTTCAAGAAGCCACCGCCTTACAATTTATTGTCTATATTAAATTCTGGACAGGTATATATTAATTGTCTACCATAGAACTCTTTATTTGGCACAAGGTATGTTGCAGACTGTAATCTCAATCTCCCCAAACCAAAGTCGTTTGAACTATTTAATAGTCTATCAACCATATCTGTGAGAATATCTGCTCTTGTTCCTAAATATCCACTTTTAGAATATTTCATAATTCCTCTATGACAATAGCACCATATAATAACTTTCATATCCTTGTAAGAAAAATCCATTGTACGAGGCACGTCAACCTCTACACAGACATATGAACATTGTTGAGTTTGGGTATCATTTATGTAAAGATACGGAAATATGTGTTTATACGTCAAAAGTTCATCAACGTTCTCTTTATCATAATTTTTACCCAGAATTAATTCTGCAACGTCTTCTGATTGGACGATAGAAGAAAATAATCTGTTTTTATATTTTCCAATATCTCTTAATGTCAAATGATACCTCCTTAAAATCCTTCAACTAAAGTAATCCGAACTTTCGTTATAAAATTACCATCAATAGTCACACTCAATAAAAATGACTCGTCAATCAGCGAGTCATCGTCTACCTTTAATTTGATTGTTTTACCGTTTGTATATCGAATTATCTTTTCATCAAAATCACTTACCACATTCCATTTATAATCTACATCATTAACCACATTGCCATCTGCATCAGTGAATGTCACAGTATAGGTTCTTTCAAACCCGATTTTCAGGCTTGTATTTCCACTGATAACAGCAGATAAATTCGCTGTTTCATCGGGTGGATCTGGGTCTGGTGGAGTAGTGGGAGAGAAGTACTTACATATCCACACGGACTTACCATCTTCCAACTCAACTAATCTATCTTCTGTAGGGTTGTATTCATCTTGTGTAAAAACAAGCCCCAGCACACCCTTTTCACCATATCCCATAGCAACGTCATCAGGTCTAGTCAGTTTATATGGTTTGCACTTTCTGTTACTGCGTGATATATGCATTCGAAGTCCATTATCTAGTAGAAGAGTATCGTCATCGTATGGAACGTATACCATAAACTGATTTGACTGCAAGGTAATTGTGTTATTACCGGATTCTCCATTGTTGTAAGCAGACGCATTCTGTACCCAAGCATGTCTTGATATAATTTTACCACCAGAATTTTGCCAGAATAGCTCATATTGGCATTGTCTTAAATTGCCATCGGTGTAAACCTCATCATCACTGTCAGCTTCATATACTAACCAAATATTGTTTGACCATTCTATATAATCACCGGCTAGAATTTTCTGTTCGGGTAGAGATTCAAATTCTTTATAGTAAGGCTTTGTTCCAGTATTGATTACGAGATATGTATCATCGCCATTTAGCCTGATTTCTTTGTACGATGGGTTAGATGGAGCTTTAGAGAGGATATTCTGTTTTAGACGATTGACATTTCTTTCTCTTTGCGTAGATCCATTAACAGTTAGGCGAGCGTTGTAAATATCCCAATATTCCATATTTACACCTCATTCTGTATTTTGTTAATATTCTCAATACATTTAAATACTTCTCTTTTACATTGCTTAATTGAAAAATCATTGCTACAAAAATACTGAATACTATTAATAATAGTTATATATCTTACATTTGAAGAAAGTCCCGGATAAGTTATTAATGCTCCTTTTAATTGAACCAATAAACTATCCAGATATTCGGGCAAATATGAATTTTCTTCTTCCTTAAGAGGCAATACCTTATAAATGTTACCAATAATATTACCTAAAAAATCATTTACCATTTTTACCTACCTCCGAGTGAGCAAAAGAGTAATTGTTAATTAAACCTCTTGCGCTTTTTTTGAGATAAGCCAAAGTTTCTCTTAATTCCTTTAACATGTTAGCAGGACTGTACATAGAAAAATCTTTTGTGTTTAATATGTTTGATAAGTTATCAGTGAACAGTACTTTTGGCTTGAGCCATTCTACAAGCATATTTTCAGTGATAATATCAATAATTTCATCATCTAAGACACTATTAAAGCATTTTTCAACATCATTTCTATCATATAAATCTACTTCGCAGACCTTTGCAAATTTGGTACACGCCGATTTCATATAATTAATAATTATAGATTCACGTACTAAATCATCAAATCGAGGTAAGTCCATATCAGTAATTTTATTTAAAAATACCTCAATTATTTCTGAATAGGAAGTCATAACCGCACCCCCTAATCGTCGTCTTCAGAGGCTAATTCACAACCAATAACCTCCTCTAATACTTTTACCTTTGCAATAGAATCTATAATTCCAGATTTAATCAATTCATTTGCTCTAATTGCAATTGTTTCTCTAGTAGAGACTGGCATTTTTGGCACCTTGTTTCTAATATCTTCAACACTCCAGTTAAATACATCATTTAAATTAGATGGACATAAGAAGTTTTTATAGTAGTTAGAAATCTGTAACGCTTCGTAGATTTCCGTAACATCAACGCCTTCATATTCCTCAGATGTGTCAGCAATTCCATCAATAACAATCCAGTTCTGTTCTAAGAATTTTCGCTGATTTGATTTCATAGCTCTAATGTCAGAAACATATAAACTCTGTACGTCACCCATATTTTCCCAAGTGTATTTATCACCAGTTTTATGGTTGATATAAATCAATTCGCCGAAGATATTACTGGAAACAAGGAGAGATACATTATCATCTAATTTTAATTTCTTCCTTGTTGACACCTTCAAGTCTGTTGTGGTATTCACCATGTCATCAACATTTTTTTCTGTATTTTCCGGGATATTATTATTAGTATTTTCAGCTTCTACCTTTTTAGGTCTTCCTGGTCTTCCGTTTGCCATTTTAAAATCCTCCTTTTATTTTCCTTTTATTCAAGTTAAGGCGGCATTTAAGCCGCCCAAACGATACGTCACGCTAAAGAATAAAATCCCTGTTTTGTATTAAAGACAAGTCCCACTCCGAACTCCTGCCCATAGAGATAATTCTGGGTAAAGTCGGCCTGTTGTAATGGGTCATTTACAGAAAGAATACCTTCTCCAACGTTCACTACCTTAATAGGCTTATCAACACCAGCAAATACATAGATCTTGCTATTATCGAGTAAGAAAGTATCCGTACCAGTCTGATGTCTCTGAGGGAGATAAATCATGTTTGTACCATTAAACTTTCCATAGAATCCCATATTATAGAGATCTGTTTTTGCTTCGTCGGATACGACAGCGGTAGTAACCTTTCTAAGAGCAGATTTAGTTCCCATAATTGTTGCGACTGCGTTATTTGCAGCTTCCACATGCTCAACGAGTTCTAACAGAGTATCTTCGGAATAAGTTCCAGATTTTACATACGTAGAATTCAGACCACGAGTAGTAGTTGTCACACCATTAAATACAGTATAGGTATCCTGTCTAACTTCCTTAGTCATGGCCTCGCCGGCTTTTCTGATAAAGGTATTAAAATCTACTCTGCCTGCCATGAGTCTTTTTAATTCTTCATATACCTTAATAACTTTAAGCTGTGACTTAACGTTGTACTTTTCCATAGCACCAAGTCTCTGTCTACGAATTCCGCTGGTGCCATAGGCTGCATCAGCAACTACGAATTCTGTTTTGTCTTCAGTCCAGAAATCTATATCGTCACCCAGTGCAATATTTCTATAATCTACAAGGTTAAAAAAGAATTCATCTCCGGTAAGTCCCTCGTGAACAATTACAGGAATAATTTCCTCTACAATATCGAAAACTGGATTCCCTCTATGGAATCTCTTGAAATCTAAATCCTTAGAACCACCGTTCAGTTCAATTAACTGTTCAACAAGTGCTTCTGAATTTTTTGAAGCGTCCGCAAAGTTACTATCTACTCTACCCTTAATCATATCAGTAGCAAGTTTTAACACTTTTAATTTATCGGCCATTATGTATATTCCTCCTTAATATTTTTATAAGATTAGTCAACCTGAACGGCATATTTACCATTCACGTAATCAATGATTTTTCCTACAGCAGTAGAACCAGAAGTGACAGTTGAAACTACTTTTAATTTCGTACCGGCCTGTAATTCTACGATACTTCCCTTTGCTGGTGTACCAGTAAATCCTTCAGCGGTAAGAGAGAAGATATCACGAGAGAATAATAGATCGGCTGTGCATACTTCACCTGCTTCGTTTCTAAATTCTGCGATATTTTTCTTTCTTTCATCGGCCATTACCTCTGGGGTTGTGATAAGAGCCAATTTCGCTACAGGCGTATCAACGGCAGGAGTAGAAGTTGCATAAACTTCCCTTTCACCATCAATCAAATCACCTACAACTACAACATTTCCATTTTCGATTGCAGCATCAACGCCACTTGGACGGTACTTTACTGAGATTCTTTTAGAACCATCCCATTCGCTAGTCATTTTTTCACGTGTAACGACACAATAATTTGCCATGTTTTGTTCCTCCTTATTTTTGAACACAAAAATAGAGCGTCTTATGCGCTCATACAAATTGTTTTATTTATTGTATTTAGAAGCCAAGATTCCGCCGTACCCATCATCAGTGTCGGTGTCTTTCTCGGATACTTCAAAATCTAATTTAATAACATCACTTTTCTTTTCTGTTGAAAAGTTGGTTGCGATCTTACCAATTAATGCAAAGCACTTCATCTCAATATCTTCTACAGAAAAATCTGTATTGGATTCTTTTAACGTTTTATACTCTTCACAATCTGCAAGCTTCTCGTCGAACTTTTCATATAACAGCTTTAGATCTGTATCTCTTCGTTCATTTAAAGTATCTTTTTCAAACTTCTGTAAACGTTCAAATTCACCTTTATTTGCCTCAAAGCTTTCATAGGTAGAGCGCATCTTTTCAATGGCAGAATATTCCTCCGCAGTAAGCCACTTTACAATCATTGGCTCAAATTCGCTTGTTATAGAGGCAACATTTTCGGAAAGTGTGTATCCAAACCGTCCCTTCTCATAAGACCATTCTTCACCGTTATATTCTTCTTTTTCGACGTAAACATAAGAGTCATCAAAGTCAGCGATCCAAAATCCTAAATAATACTCCAGACTTCCGTTTTCATCTCGCTTTTCTTCACGCTTTAATACACTTCTTAATAATTCTCGTTTTTCATTATATGTTGAAAAATCAGTATAAATTTTGGGGGCATTTTTATTCTCGTCATCAGAATTACTATTATTAAAAGTTTTTAAATTATCTCTTAATTCAGTTTCTGTCATTGTGTCCGTTATCTCAAAATTAATGTCTTCTCTTTTGACACTAAATTCTTTTAAGACACTTTCGATTTTCTCGTTATCCAATATAATACTATCTCCTTTCATTGAATTATCTGTAATAGCTGTTTTATCTTTTATACAAGCATTAAACTGTTCCAACTTTGTTTGTATTTCGCTCAAAGCAAAATTAACTTCAATGTTGGCACCTTTCATTGCTGGTTCCACGTTATTACCCAAGGCACAGATTCCATCAAACTCAATTTTTGTGAATACAAAATGATTATCCTCATCAAATTTACCAGAATAATTTTCTGTAAGTTCCATACTTGCATCTTTAATAAAATCTCTAGTAAAAATATCAGCATGTTCAATTTTGCTCCAAATTAATCCATCAACAACCAAGTATGTACGTTCGATCCCGTCTTCGGCAGTATATTTTTCATATCTCGGATTGCATGATTCGCCAATAACCCCAAATGGAATACATTTATAAGTGACTTTTATTGCGCCATTTTCAATACTTAATTCCTGTCTATGGTCAGAAAAGTCATCATCTCCTTCGCTATTCTTTTCCACATATGCAAGTATTGGGGTGTTGCAAAGAGTTGGAATAGCTTCATCGACCACTTCCTTATTGAAGATACTGTTATTAAGGTTAAGTCCAAGATGCATCATCTTGATTTTCACTTTTATAAATCTAGTATCCGCATTAGAATAATCTTGTACCTTCTCAAATATAATCGGTATGATTCTATTTACTTCTGACATATTTACTCCTTCCTTAAAATCTTAAACCTTTATTCAGAAGGAAATCATTATTTGTAAAATTCGTATTCACGTATTTTAAAAGTTCCTCTGAAAATAAAAAAGCATGAACTTTCTTTCCGTTCACACTGTCATAAATATATTTGAAACCAAGAGAAGAGAGAAGTATCGCTTTTTCTTGGTCAAACACCAATATTGTATTATTCATATAAATCCATCTGTATCTTTAAGCATTTTCGTTCCTATTGTCATTTTCGCGAGTCTGAATCCCAGCCTCCGATAATTCGTTATCATCTTTTGAGGGAGCGCCGCCTTCCTCGTTAGAGTCACCAGACATAGTGTTTGCAGATTGTAAAGGCTTCCACTTACTAACCAAGTCTAAAACATCTTCTAAAATCGTCATCCCATATGTATCAGATGGTGTGTATCCGAATATGGCCAATATGGAAAGTTTGACAGGGTATCCATATGTAGACACTTTTAAAAGGTTGTCCAAATACTCTTTTTGATTAAATTGCGTGACATCAAGAATATTAATTTTGAATTTATATTTTCCAGACTCTTGTTTAAGTTTCCTATTAATGACACGTTCAATCATTCTGTGAACATAAAAAACTAACTCACTATCGTTTTTAATTGAGTTACTAATAGTAGCAGAAGATGACTTTGAACCATTAAATAGCAATTCCGACACACCTGCTGAAGACCAGTAGTCAGATTGAGCCTGGCTATATGCACTAATCTCACTAGTAGCACCACTACGCTCAAATGTATAATCCTTAATATCTGCAATCGACATACCGATCCCAATATTTTTTGGAAGAACAGAACTGATCATATTATAAAACTTTTCATATTCCTGATAGTCAATTTTATAATCACCATCATCATTTAATTCTAGTTTCATAAGTAAAAGTTTATAATTGTCCATCTCTTTTTTACTCTTATCAAGCTGCTTAATATCTTCAATGTCATATAAAAAGGGGATAAGATTTGCAAACATAGGAATAACATAGTCGAGATTATCAGATAACTTTAATGCAAATGAGTTTGCACTATCAAGTTCTTGCCATTTATATTTCTTTCTGTCACTTTTATATAAGGCGTACTTCGTCTGGAATTCATCTCCGTACATTGACAGCTTTTTTGGATATTTATCAAAGAAACTAAAGTTAAATGAAAATCCTAATACTCCATCTACAATCGTATTTACTTGACAATAGTTATATGGTAAGAGTTTTATAAAGTAGCTATCATTTGTAGAATATTCATAGCAGTAGGCAATATCTTCTCGAAACAACACATCAATTACTTTTGAAAACTCATTTTTGATGTTCATTACTTCCAGTTTGTCTATGATTTTTTTATACTGTTTTTTAAAAACGGGGGCATCAAAATTATCTTCGTCCAATTTATACGGAAGTACGATATAGGCAAGCATAGACATCTTCCCGAAGTATTCGTATAACCGCCTAAAGTGTTGAGAACTGCCAGCCAAATATCGGCACACTTCAATTAACTTAGATTCATATCGAGAAGGATTTTCTAGCCATCTTAATATATCTTCACGCTTATACTTTTTAAAAAACTGATTTGACTGCTGTTCATTTTCCAAGTCACGAAGTATAAGTTTAGCAGTTTTCATATATTGCAGAGCCGAGTCAAATTGCAATCTCTGTTTTTCTGATATTTCTTGCTTGGTTGTTTCAGTTGTTTTTGTGTTGATTTCTGTAACTTCTGTTTTTGACATTTTGTGATTTCCTCCTTTCTCGAATTTTTATTAATGCGAATATAATTGTGGGGCGCGGAATGGGAGAGAAGAGGGGGTGGAAGATTTTTCTTTTGGCTTTTTCAATTTATTTTCTAACTGACATTGAACCCAATAATTATATCCTACGCTTGACACACGATCCTTTCTCATGCCGGATTTCTCATATACTTTAATATTAACTCCTCTTGCCTCGTACTCCAGATTAATTAATTCATTAATTAATAAAGTAGTATGAATGTGTGGAAGCTGTAAAAGCGTTTTATCGCTCATATTTAAAGAATTATATCCTCTTATACTTTTTAATGTTTCTTCTGCTTCGAATTCATGTATTAGTAAATTTATTTTGTGTTGCCTAAATCCTTCACGCAATGATAAATACATATCATTATTAAATTGTGCTGTTGCTTGGATAGCCCATATTACTTTAGGAGCATTTGGCACCTTACACCTGTCTGCGTATACCTTGTCGTTACAGCAACTCAATGCTCCATATGTCTGTCCGGTTGTAGGGTCATACATATCTTTAATCAGACAGTCATAAACACCAAGTCCTATCCCCTTTACGTCGAGGGCAATATATGTACACTTATACATTTCAAAATATCTGCGAATAATTAACGCCAATTCGTCTGTGTTCAATCCTTCATGATTTTCAGTGTAAATCATGTTGCCGATATATTTTTGGTTTTGCGTTGGTATTGCACTGTTTATAAAAATAGAAGCTGCATCATTATTTTGTTTCTTAGACGCAAGTAGTGCAACGTCCGTTGAAATAATTCTCTGTTCCTGCGGTTTAAGGTCTGGTATCTTTGCGAATTTTTCAGAAAGCAAACTAGCTATATTAGTGGGATACACACATTTTTTTAATAATCTATTTTTAGAGGTATCTTCATATGAAAATAAACTTCCATCCTTATCACCATACCACAAACATCCCATTTCCATATCCCAAGCCATTTCAGAAAAATCAGCTTCGGACATTTCGTCGGCAACCTGTTCGCTTGACAATAGATTTTCTTTGATAGATATTTGATAAGGCAATCCACAAATAAAATATTTCTTTGTATCGTTGACTAAATTAGCACAATATGCCTTTGCTTTTTCAAAGGACCAATGACTCTTGAACCAACAACTCGACATATATATCTCTTTGTTACGTTCTATAAGATGCTTAAATTCTTTTTTACTTAGATATTTGGGCGTTCTTGGCGCTGTTAGAAACTTTCTAAGAACAGTATTTATAACATTTAAATCAACCATTCTAAATTCATCAGTTATAAGAATATTTGCCCTAGCTGATCTTCCTGAATCCGATGCAGTAACAACCTTTATCCACGAACCATTTTTAAACAATACATATGCTTTATTTTGTCCAACAGAGTAATCTTCAATTTCTAGTTTTAGATTATCTGATTTATCCATGAAGTCGGTTGTGATTTTTTCTAAAACTTCATTTGCTTGGTTTCTATTTTTTGAAGCTACACATATTTTTGTTCCAGGATAGAGAATACAGCGTATTGTACAAAAAAGAGCGGTCAACCATGTTTTCCCTTGTCCTCTGGCAGCAAGGTACATGAAATAATTGTTCACATTCATCATGTACAATAACACTATCTGAAATAGCTTTAGTGTTGTATTCAGATAATCTTTTGCGAAACGATGAGGATTGGCGCGGTAGAAGCTGCACCAAATAGCAACTCCGTTCATTATTTTTGCAGCCTTATCATTAGCTACTTCTTGTTCTGTTTTTTTATTGGTTTGGATCATCTAAATCACCACCAAACACGGCATCAAAAAGTGCTTCATCGTCATCTTCGTATTCTGGTTTTTCTACTTTGTATTTAGCCATTTCCGCTTCGTACATGCGAGAATATGAATTTTTGATTCCCATCATTTTACACAAATGACCCAGAAAATAAACCGTAATATATTTTGCGATACCATCAACATCTTTCCACTCATCATCTGGCTCAGGTATGGGTTTTTCGTTCTCCCATTTTCTAATAAGAGTTCCAAATGTATTTTGCTCTGCTAAGGTATTGTCCTTTGTTTGCTTAGGTTGCAAATTTGCAGTTGCCAACAAATCCTGAAATGTTCTTGTTAAATCTTTTGTTGGTTGGTTTTCCCGTTTCGCTTTTAGAATGTCTAACTGGGCATAACAAATCTGTTTAAAAACCTCTTCTTGAGATTTTGTACTACACTCATGTCTTGTCGTCCAGTCTTTATATTCATCCTCTAAAAACTGATAATCATCATCGGTAAATCCAGTTCCAAAGAATTTGACGGTTTTTAATTTTGTATTTTTAGAATCTTTAATATCTTCGAATGTTTCGATTATATTATTATTTTCAGTTTCAAATTCATCTTTTAATGTGTCAATATATGTTTTTCCAATCCAAGGATTAATTTGTACCTTACTTATATATGTACTTAACCGACTGCGATGTTGGCTAATTTTCCTACTTGCACCAAGAGGAGATGGATTAAAATATACTCCTGTCATTTGGCAGATGTATTTAATTGCTTGTTCTTCGTTTCCAGAGTATATTTCAGTCATTTCAATGAAAAACTGATCCATACACTTCTTACAAACAGGATAATATCCAGTACCTTTAAAGAGTGGTAAGTTAGTGGGACTAAAATTTTTATTTAGTTCACCGTATTCTGACCCACAACACGAACAAGTGTAAACTTTCTTATCATTCTTCGTATTTATAGAAATATCTTTTTTAGAATTGATCTTGGTTGGCGATTTTAAAGCATTAATCGTCGCCTCAGATTTTGTTTGGTTTGCCAAATCGCCACCACCTTTCGTAATAATTAAAAAAGACACCCTCAAAAGATGTCTTATGATACATATTTCCATTTTTTATTGTCTACTTGAAGATTCAACCCCTTTAAGTAAGCAGACAAATTACCACGTTTAATTCCATGTTTTATTTCAGCTTCTCTAAGGGAATTAAATATTTCACCTGTGTCAACGCACTGCACTTTAATCTTGTTACTTACCGTATTGTCATATTTGCACATTCCGATAGAATTGCCTTTAATTAAACAACTCCTAACCTTTCCTTTGTTGTATCTTGTTATGTTACTAATTTGCATCACCTTATATCCAGAATTCCATAATCTGCATACTTCTAAGACATCTGAAATCAATGCATTTTTATAACATGAAATCCAATCAACATTTTTGAAACAAAATATATCTGTTAATTTACTGTTCAATATAGCCGCTTTTAATTGATTCAGACCGCTCTCTTTAGAATCGATTTCTACATAAATATGAATACCTTGTGAAATAGCATATTCCTTTTTTAATTTATCGTTTAACTGTTCTTCTATTAAAGTCCGTCCTCCACATGTCTCAAAAGTTTTTCCGTAATGTTGTTTTCCTTGAATTTCGCAAATCCAAGATATTCCTTTTTCTACGCCATAAAAATCATATCTATATGACAAATTGTTATTTAGATATTTTTCACTTTCAACATTATTACTGACACTCTGAATAACATTAAAAAAGTATTTTTCACCAAGACTATTGCCATCTTGACACTTACATTTCAGCCCCAGTCTATTTACTTTATCTATGGTTTTTGACTTTATTGTAGCGCCACACGACGGACATATAAAATCTGCTTTTGAGCGACTATTTATCGAATGTTTTTCATTAACTCCCTTATCTTGTAGCATTTCGTACATGACAGGGTTTATACTTTTTATATCATTTATTCCGATCTTAATATTCTCTTTCCCATTTTTACAAATACGGCACTCGTATGTACTCTCCAGTAGCATCTGTGTTCTTACCCTAGAAACGCAATTACATTTAGTGCATTTGCATGTAATTAATTTTTTATTTGGATCATATGTACCCGTAATAATCAAATTGGGATAGCTATTATTAACAATCTCTATAAATTCATTATGGGGTATGTTTGGATATATAAATATCCTTTCTTTATGAAAACAATTAAGACATTGTGTTTTCTTAATTAAATTTCGTGCCGTTGAAGTCCATTCATTATTGCATTTCTTGCATTTGCATTGAATTTTTGAATTTCCATTCAGGTATACCCCACTTATTTCAATATGAGGATTTACTTTTTGTACTTCTCGTTCAAATTCCTCTTGTGTTTTCTTTCTTGCCATTTATCTAACCTCCATTCATTACCTAACCTCAAACAATAGCAATAGAGCAGAAGCGTGGCGAGGTTAGTAACCACATTATCCAGGCTCATGACTTCCTGAACCTTCTACTCAAAGCCGACGATTGGATTTGAACCAACAACCTTCTCATTACAAGTGAGCTGCACAGCCATTGTGCTACATCGGCATATAATTTAATTCTCTATTTACACACGGAAAAGAGCTGATTATTTCTAACCAACTCTTTGCAATAAAATAACGTTTGCGGTAGGATTTGAACCCACGGTGCCTTTCAACACTTCTGTTTTCAAGACAGATGTCATAAGCCTCTCGACCACGCAAACAATACAAAAAGAGCCGCCTTAATTAAAAGACGACTCTCTGACTACAAAAAACCTATTTAATTAATCCAATAAAATACTCATTCAATTATTCTTCTGTTACAGCAATCTCAAAAGTAGTAGTATCACTCATAGTTACTGTTCCACCAGTGATAACCCCGTCAGTCTTAATAAGTGTTATGCCTATTGGGTGTGCTCCTGTGGTTCCTGTTTCTCCAGTATCACCTTTTGCACCAGCACTTCCATTTGTACCCATACGTCCAACAGAATAAACCGTTGTGTCTGTGTCATCAGTATATGTAAATAAAGTTTTAGTCCAAAGATATTGACCTGCCGCCACTGTTGGAACGGTGTTCGACCACGTACCTGTGGGAGCAACAGTACCCGACGTGTGTGCCTGATATGTTACATCTGCTGATAATACACCTCGTCCGTCATTTCCGGGGATGCCAGCGGCTCCAGTTGCTCCTTTGACGCCGGGAGTTCCAGGAGCGCCATCCTTACCAGGATCACCCTTTTCTCCTTTTAATGAGACTAGCCATTCAGCCTCGGTTCCTTCAAATCCATTCTCTACCGCTATTTCATATGCCGATTTACCGTCCATGCCGTTACTTCCTCCAGAACTCACATTTTGATTCCAAATTTTATTTGCCTCGTCAAACACATATGACTTGCCTGTATCTATTTCAATAAAGACAGAGCCATTTACAACATGGGCATTTTCTAATTTATCAATAGGCTTTATGTCCGTGGATAGTCCGGCAATTTCCAAAACATTTCTGTTATAAGATCGTCCATATTTCTGTAATGTTACCATCAGAATTTCCTTTCTTCTATTTCGCTAACCCTTATATATCAATGCTCCATCTGATAAAGTGGACAATACAATCTCACCAGTAACCATTTTGCCATCAGCATCGACAGCATAAATCTTTCCGGAGTTTTCTACCAACTGAGATGTACACATGGCGCCGTCAGCTCCAAGATAGTACCAGTTACCATTGTACTGATACCAGGTATTTGTAATCATTATACCGGCACCGTTAAACCAGTACCATTTATCATTATCATTAAGCCAGTCATTATGGATTGGGAGACCAGTATCACCATTATAAAATCTCCAACCACCATCTTCTTGTAACCAGCCAGATTTCTTTTCGATTTCATAGTCGACATAACAAAAACCTTTGACAGTAGAATCTCTCCATGGTCTTGTTTTGATTTTAACTTGTCCACCATTACGATCAGATAAATTTGAAGAAGTATTACCTTCTAAGCAATCCCAATACTTTTGTCCATTCTTGGAATATATTTTAATTACTCGCCCTGCGTGAGAGAAGTCAAAAATGACTACTGCACCTAATTGTGGCTCTATACCTACTTTACCTGCATTTTTGAAAGCATTATAGGTTGAGAAACAATTGTATCCAACATATGTACTTCGTGTCATATTCCAATGTTTTAAAGCTATTTCAACACCGAATTCATAACACTCAAGGGCAAACTGCATAGTACAACACCATGGCTGACCTTGACAGCCCATTAATCCCCATGAGTTTACATCGCGGGAATATTTTGTATAATTATTTGTACCTTTATTAGCAGTTTTGGAATCCAGATTTGCATTTGATGCTTTTTCAATATAACCTTCTTCAGCAATGCCTCTATTTATTAAATTTATTAAAGTTCCCATTGCATTCTCCTTTCTTTGGAGGTGTGTGTATTAATTCTGAAATCATAGATACGAGTGAAAGGAATCGAACCTTTGGCGTTAACGGATATAAGCCGTATCCCTTCACCACTTGGGTACACTCGTATATTACAGGGGTACTCCTCATCACCTGTTTATCTCCAAGCGCCTACCTCACCGCATGTCTGCGGATTCGTAGAGAACATCTTCTCTAACTAATTGCGCTATTTCCATAATTAGACATCACAGCAGTCATTCGCCACTTTTTAAAGAACCGTTTATATGCTTTTAGATTGGTAATGCAGATTAAGATAATAACAAGATATATTGTTTTGTTTACATAAAACACAATATATAGTATCTATCATTGACTATTTTATTTGTTTGCGATATAATAAATTTAACCGTAAAAACGTCTGTTCGAAAAATAATATGGAGGTATGAATGTCTAAAAAGGGTGCAAATTCTGTATCTGGTAATATTAAACTTATTACAAAACAAGAAATGGTGTTAATAAAAAATAGTGAAGAGGCAAAAAATATAGATATCTATGGGAACCTATATGACTGCCTAGAAAAATACACCGATTTAACCAAATCCAAACTAAAGAAAGATCTTGTTTTTGATGATAAGGCAAGGATGACGCTGACCAACAATAAGAAGCTGTTAATGGATAACGTAGAAGATGAATGGTACTCAAAATCATCATACTTAATAGCAACTAGCGATGTCTTTTGTCGGTTATGCGGAAAAAAGAATAAATTTATATGTTACATAGTAAATCGACTTAATGGCTCAGAGCTAAATGTGGGAAGAGAATGCGTTACTAATTTTAAGACAATCAATGGGTTAGACACGGTAATTACAAAATTAAATAAGGCACAACGCGATTACGGTAGGGACACTAGACTAATAGAATTTGAAGTGTTAGAAGGAGACGAAGTTGAATTTCTCAAACAATCGGAGTCAATGTTAGCTGAATTTCCGGTGCTTCTTCCATATAATTTAAGTTGTGATTTGAAAAATACATTAGTTGATTGTCGTCGTGCTAAAAATATTTATATAAGCAAAGGCGGCAATATAGATGAGGTTTTTATAACATATACTTCACTGAAGCAGAAATTTATGAAACTATACAATAAAGCACTAGAGCACTATGAAATAGTTAAAACTCACCCGTTGGTTTGTGATAAAAGACTGACCTCATGGCTAATTAAAAATTGCCTTAAAGTAGTGAAAGTAATTCAAAAAAATAACGGTATTTTAGATGAGAATTCTTTGAAATTTGTTTTTGATCCCGAATTTTCACAAAGAAATATAACTATCTTTGCAGACCATCTAGGTAGCAAAGATGTAAAAATAGTAGGAGTTGAGGGTGATGTTATCAGATTTTTAATTAAGAACAATACGTATTTTAAACCTGTTACATTCACTGTCTCAATAAAAGACTTCATGAAAGACATCGGATGTAAATGCCTGACAAATGAATATTATAAATACGGCAACAGAGATTTACCTAGTATTAAAATTGATAATACAGGTGCAAATTTTGATGCTATTTATGGTTCAATTGATGATATTCTAAAGACTAATGGGTATAGTTTTATTATCGACAATAAAACATCTCAGGCATATTGGGAAAAGAGACAATCTAAAAAAGCGGCAAACAGATGGAGAAACTCTGCTATGCCTGATCTCCCTACTTACAAAAAGACTTCGAAAGAAGAATTCCTTTCTATGGTGTCCCAAGTCCTGTTTGATGGAGATTTAATAATACAGTCTTCATACACAATCACTAGTAAAATAAATACTGGCGGTAAGTGGATAACTAAGGCAGAAAAAGATGAAAATGCAAGAATTGCAGCTTTCGCAGCCGGTCAACAAAAACAAAGAGAATTTACTCCATATTAAATATCCAAGGGTTGCATAGTGCGAGAGCATTGCGTAACCCTTTACCATTGAAAGACGGATTCTAATTATCAGAGAAACCAAACATCTGATTAATTGTGTCATCGTCATGATTTTTTAAATACCCCTGAGTAGTACTTACATCTGAATGGTGTGCAAACACTTGTACTTGTTCCAATGGATATTTAATAGGTTCACCATTCTTGTCTAGTAACCTCATATCCGTACCCTGGGCCAGACTTTCTAAACGACTATGACGCATAGTATGCGGAAATATATTGCATTCTTCTCCTCCACGCACCTCTGATAGTACCTTTGATATGGAACACACTCTGTCATAGATAACATCTTTAGTAATGGGACTCTTATTTTCACCAGAACCTTTGATCCACAAAGAATCTATATCGTCATCGCCACGCTGGTCAAGATATTTCTTAATCAAATCTTTTGTGTCATCCAAATACACAAGTGTAAATTTCTTGCTGCGTTTTCCAATGACAACATTGGTTTTATTCCCATCAATTAATCCATTTTTTTCAATCTGATATAATTCATTTTTTCTACCGGCAGAATCAAAACCTATAGACCATAATACGGCGTGTTGGAGTTTACCTCTCTCAATCAAAATATCTCTAACTTTTATAAATTCATCAAATGTAAAAAAGAAATCGTCTTCATCATCTTTAACTCGTTCTTTAGGAAGTCCAGCTACTTTCTTTGCGAAATTCACCTCATAATCGTAATCATCATCTTCTTCACAAAATGTAAGCATACTATTAATTGCACTTTTTAAACGGTTCACCCTACTAGATGACATGTTACATTCTTCTGAGAAATAAATACTCATGCCACGGAAATCCTTCTTATTCAAAGACAGGATAGATCGGTTATCCAATTCCTTTAAAACATATATAAAAATTATCCGTAAGTCATTAAAATAACCATTGATGGTTCCTTTAGATTTCTTTCTTTGCTTATATTCGGCTAAAAAATCATCTAAAACCCTCTTATTTTCTTTATTTACTTGTGCCCATAGTTCATCGGTGTAGAAATTGTTGTATATCCGTCCTCGTGCCATAAGTATCACTTCCTTTCATAACAATATAAAAAGGGTGATTGCTCACCCTTAACGGTTCAATTCTTCTAAAATTTTCTCTCTGGCTTTCAATAGATAACCTCTGTCAAAATAATGTTGTAATGGTTTTGCATCTGGATACTTAATATCAAAAAATGAAATCAGCATATTGACACGCTGGACAATTGGCAATCCCATTCCGAGTAATAATATGTTCTGTTCCTGCAAAAATGCAATTTTCTCATTATAGTCATTAGTTAAATTGTCACGAGTCAGTTCATTGATTCCAACGCCTAAATACAGTTTAATTTCTAATGCAGAACAACCAGTAGCTATTCTGTTAAGTATATTTGCTTCTCTTGAAAAATCCGAATCGTCACCATAATTTCCAGTAGATTTACGTACAGCTTCAGAAATGGCCTTACACATAGGTTTATAATTTAATCTTTGTGGTTTTCTTACTTTCCACCAAACCTCATTTCTTTTTATTAAATCTTCCATTAGAATAAAGTATCTTCTTGCTAATCTGCCAAGTTCATTGTTCTCTATAGTACATAATTCCTTGCACATATTTACAGTGAGATAATATTCTGTTTTAACTCCTAACGCACTACGTTTTGCTTGTGATAAGATTGAAAAATCAGCGTCTCCAATTTTGGAGTTGCTTGTCTCATAGGAAATTATGTAATCTATATTTTCCTTAAAGTCATATTTCTTAATTCTTGAAACAATCCACGCAGAAACATCTTTGCCAACATGTAAATACTCATGAAGTGCTCGTGCATTCATTTCAAAATCTTTGTCTGGCATAGGTAATAATTTTTGATACTTCATTACCAGAGATATTTCTTCATCACTACAACCCAACCTCAATAATTCTTTCTTAGTAAATTTTGTTACCATTAATTCCTCCTTATATGTTTTATGAAGCGTCTCACCTTCATTTCTTCCTCGCTGTCATATACGCATCTCACCGTATACATTTCACTGTCATATAAGGAGAGGACTATTCTCACGATCCTCAAATTTTCTCTGTCGCCTAAAAACAGGCATAAAAATAGACCCTACACGTTTGACCGCATAGAATCTCACATAATTACTAATTATTCTTCATTTTCTTCTGCGTACTTTTCACATTCATCATCGAATGTAGTACCAGAAAATGTTTCCCATCCTCTGGCCTTGCAATACGGGCAATCATCCGGATGAGATTTTCCAGTAGCTGGCCCATACTCAGCCATGTGCTTCTTGTAATCAATCTCCTCAGCGGGAGACTCAAAGGTGATTTTCTTATTCTTATAATCGTAAATCATATGTAATTCCTCCTTTTAAATTATATTGTTTATGACCATTTGTTTTGGTCAATAGGTTATTATGTTTAATCCAACTTTTCCAAAAGTGTTTCAATAGTAATCATTTCTCCAAGCGATACACGTCTATCTTGTCGTTCTTCGAGAACTTCTTTTAGAATTGAAATTTCATCATCTGTAAGATTAATGGTTTTAAAAATTTCATCGTATCCCATTACAAATCACCACCTTATTCGATGAATAATCCCTTAACTGACTTTGAAAGCTTAAAGGTAGGCTCCTGATGAGCTGGCGTCACGTATTCTTCACCTTTACGCTCACCCAACATAATGGTACCTCTGCGTTCATTTACATCTTTTACTTTAAACGTTCCCAATCCAGGAAGAGGAATGGTTTCGTCTTTATTTTCTGCTAAACTCTCTGTAACAACAGTTGCATATGCTGTCAACACGACATCAACATCTTTCTGTGATAATTCTGCAATTTCTGAAACGCCATTTGTGATCTGTTTTAATAATTCTGCCTTGGTCATGTATAAATCTCCTTGTTTTATATTATTTTTAGTCAATAAAATAGAAGAGTAGTAATAGCTCTTCTTACATAAATACATTAAATGTAGAATCCAATCCGTTATCTTTATCCCATAAAAAGCATGTACATCGTCTAATAGCGCCAATATAACCCTGATTATGATGCCATGCGTCAGTACCTGTTACAGATGGAAGATTTCTAACGATTATTCCGTTTTCTTCTTTTACCTGTTCAGAGTGTAAGTGTCCTAGATGCCACTCTCTATATTGTCCATTAACTTTTCCCCATAATTCATCTGCTTCGGTCTGCATAAGACCAAATATGCGTTTTCCTTCTTTGTCTCCATGTGTGAATCCAAGTAATACTTTTCCGAATTCTCTATATTTCCTGGGGGAAGTTCCGAGATCAACAGTAACATTCTCATTATTATTAAAGAAACACCATAGGGACATTAGAGCATGATAACTTGTAAGAAAATCGTGGTTCCCGTTTACACAAAACACATCAACATTTGTATTCAACTCTTTACTTAGCTTATTAATTCCATCAATAAGTAGTAATACACCCGTCTTAAATAATGTCTGATGTTTCATATCAGTATCTTGTGGAGTCCCACCGGTAGTCATTGAACCAACCGAGTCAAAATGAAACAAATCGTTTCCAATTGGAAACAAAATCTTTTCAATATCCATTCCTTTGCATCTGTGTATTACATCGTCAATTACTTTATTAAAGCATTCTCTTGCAATTTCAGTATTATAATTATCCGTTACAATATCTGACGTAGAATATTTTCCAAGATGTAAGTCGAAAATTGGAACTTCCAACATTAATTTACCTGAATTCTTTTTATATTCAGAAACAGTTGGAGACGAGTAGTCATCAATAAGTCCCTTATAAAAATCACGTATTTCTTCTATAGATATTTCACTTCTTGGCTTGACTACTATTTTACTAGAGTAAAGCTCTTGAATTCCATCTTGTTTACTATACACATTCCAAATATTATTTCTGGCTGAAACAAGTTCCCAGTCTCTAATATCAAAACCATGTGCTTTTAATAAACTATTAGGATTTTTTAATTCATCTTCCTTAATTACAATGAGTTTATCGCTTGAAAGAGTGCCATCTTTATTAATAGATGATTCGGACTTGTATGTATTCTGAGCCTTTTCAATATCTGTAATATTCTCTGAAATTGACCTGCTTTTTAGATACTCTGTTCTAAATTGACCTCCAAAAATAGTAGAAGATGACTTCCTAATTGTATCGGCGGCACATAGAATGTTATACTTGTCTTTGATTTCAGTCCAATCTACATCACTAAATCCATTAAGTTTCATTTCAATTTCTTTGCAAACGGCTTCATATGATTCTTTTGTAAGACCATATTTAGCCAATTCTTCTTCAAAATTAAACAGTATTTTCACCTGCCTTCTTATTCTTCATCATCAGATAGATTAACATATTCTGGTTCTTCTAGTAATTCAATCGTAATTTTAAAGCTCACCTTGTCAACCCCGTCAGGCATAGCGTCAATCACTTGCTGAGTGATATCGCCTGTTTCATCAACAAATTTTAAGTCTTTTACATAAACGTCTTTTACTTGAATATTTTTCTTAGCAGGAGTCAACTTCTCTGCACTTTCAGTTATTTTAATCATAAAGAAATCTTCCTTTCATTCTTAAATTTCTGCATAAAAATAGAAGAGCTTTTATTTACTCTTCTTCATCAAAATCATCTTCATTTGGTGTATACTGAAATCCAATAGCATATGTATCAGACGCCATGCCATCCTGATCTTCAGTTGCCATTTTTTTATTCCAATCATTAATAATCCCTGACGGCTTTGTTTTAAGAACTTCAATCCAAGAGAATGCAACATTGATTAATTCCTCTATTAATGGAATGAAGATAAATCCAGTGGCTAGTCCTAATATGTACGATAGCAAGTTTTTGTTTTTCATAAGCTATCTCTCCGACTTCATAATATTTCCCATCATAACGGGATAACCATATCTTTCTTGGAACATGTGACTTTATATGTATTATTGTTTTTGGATATCTCTTCTTTTAAATGGTGTTTTAAACAATTCTTTGCCTCTTCCGACCCATGTACCAAAACAAGATGGTTGGTTCTTAAATTGCTTCCATAATTTAATAAATCATCAAAATTAGCATGGGAACTGAAGGTACTCATCGTAATACAATCAGCACGATTCGGCACAGGCTTTTTATTGATGTTAATTGTTTTATGGGCCTTACCATTCTTTATTCGATAAGAGAGATAGCTTTCATCTGCTCCCACAAATCCAGAAAAGACTATCATAGAATTAATATCGCGAAGATATTTATCCAAATAGGATAATATCCTGCCGTTTGTGCAGAATCCACTTGACGAAATTACGATTTTAGGAGTGGTATCAGCCACACAAGCCTGGGAATCAACCTTCTTACGCACATATGTTACATTTTCCCAATTATAAACTTTATTCCATTTATCAAGAAATTCCCCTGTTAAAACTTCACCATATGTATCGCATATATCACAAGTCAAAAGAGAATCTACGACTACTTGTGCCTTAAAATTCTCATCTTGTCCAAACAATTCGTATAAAACCGTAAGTAATTCTTGTGAACGACTGAAACTAAAAGCCGGTAGCACAAGTGTTCCCTGACGTTCTAAAACCGTCTCTATAGCCACTCTAAGATGTTCAACGTCAAATTCTCTGGTCTTCTTGGGAGTCTTTGTATTAAGTCCATATGTTGACTCTAGGACAAGGATATCGTTGAAAAAGGATGGGATTTCTGTATTTTCTACATAATGATTTTTCGTTTCTAATGCTCCGATGTCAGAGGTATAGAAAATTTTCTTCTTTTTAATTCCATCATTTAAAATGAGTTGAAGCTGTGCAGCTCCCACACAGTGAGAATTTTTCAACCACTGAAAACTCACTGCGTCATCTAATTGGTAAATTTTATCATAGTCATTATAAACCCAGATATATTGTAAGGTGTTCTTCACATCTTCATCGGTGTAAATTGGCTGATAATCTCTATCATATCGTTTAGATAATACCCTGGCTTCATCAGATAAGATAAATGCACAGTTCAATAATAAATGCTTGGATATGATAGAAGAGGGAAGGGTCATAATGATCTTTCCAGTAAACCCTTCCTTAACCAGTCTGGGAACCAACCCAATGTGATCCACATGAGTATGACCTACAAATACATAATCAATTTCGCTGGGTTTAAATTTGAATTTTTCAGAGTTTACCTTGTAAGCTTCGAGATATGAATTGTCCTGATACAGTCCACACTCTAACAAAATCCTTTTTTCTCCAAATTTAATAAAAATCATAGAACCTGTAACATCGGTGGCATTTGAGCCACAAAACATAATTCCGTCTTCTTTTAATTTTGCCTTTGCAGCGATGGTACTAACCACCCTTCGTAAGTTATTTCGTCATTTGACGATCTTGCCATTCCTATATTCCTTTAGGCACTTTTTGTTTGGCGTTGATTCACATAAGTAATATGTTCTTGCATTTGAAACCGTGTGGCTAATTCCTTCATAACCATATGGAATGCCATACAGTTTATGTAAATCTTTTGCTTCACTTTTTGAAATGAGTAACAATGTAATAATTCACTTCGCTTTCTTAATTGTATTCCGTTTTATACGGTAGTGGGTGTATTGGGGGTTGAACCCAAGGTCTATCGGTTAAAAGCCGATTGCTTTACCAACTAAGCTATACACCCATAAAAAATACCAATGACAACACCACCAGAATGGTAATGCTGCCATTGACTTGAAGGGAAAGAGTGAACTCACTGAGTTCGAAAAAACGTTGATAATAAAGGGATAATTCGTCGATTATGACGTGAAATTAACTTAAAATATAAGTTTATAAGAATAAGCAATTATTTAAAACTGGCTAAATATAAGCCATTTTGATTTACTCGTCGAACTGCTTACCGAAGTGTTTACTTGTCTTTCCATACATGATATATACGTAGCTAAAAATGCCTACAAATGGCTTAGATACAAGGTGTATTAGGGTTTTCTATTTCGCTACTCGATACTTATAGGCTATTTTTCGCTTTCTTTCACGTTCATTATTTTTAGCACACTCATTACAAAACAATTTTTTATTATTGGTTTTTTCTATAATATCTCTACATGTTTTACAACGTTTATATTTCTGATGATCACGCACATTATAATATTTTTTTTGATATTTTCGTATTTCTCCATCAAGACTTCTATTCACATAACTTACATAAAAATTATCCTCTGTCAAAAAATCCAACCGGCTTGATATGCTGGTTTTATCCTCATAATCTCCAATTAGTTTACAGTTATCAAAACACTTATGTAAAAAAACCTCAACTAGTTTCTTATAATCTTTCCATGATAATGTCATTTTCTCTATTTGTAATCGCTGTTTTACTTTTATTGAATCATCTATAGAATCATCGATTATTCTGGTTACGTCTATATCACTCATTTCTATTCCATCAATCCACTGGTAATACAATCTTTTAGGTGTCTTCAGTAAGTCCATATACTCTTTTGAAAGGATAATTTCTTTATCAAAATATCTAGTGTAGATATTATTTATTTTTTGTCGAATGATAGAACACCAATTTTCATCTTTTGTCATTGACTTATAATATTTATAATCCACACTTGACCATGTATTAAATACTTGTCCTAAATCTGTCTCTAATAAATCTTTTCTAACTTTAAAGTTTATTGATTTAGTGTATATTCTTCTTTTATTATCGGAAGACCAGATAGAAGAGCAGAACGATTTAAATATTTCGCCCTTTTCTTCTTCTGTCTTAGCATCCTTATAGTCTTCAATTATTTCATACAAATATGTTTCGCTACTATCGTATATATGTATCACCTACCTCAAACTCGTAATATTTACCAAGATACTCATATGAATCGTTTGTTTTATAAGGAACCTCCCTTATAGAAATATTTCTTTTTGGATTGGTGTTGCTTTTAAGATTCTGAATAATATAGTCCCCATATGCCGACCAAGCAAGCGACTTACTAATGGAGAGACTTCCGTAAGATACCTTGATTATGTAATTAGCTGTCAGGTCATCGCTGAATCCTAGATCCCTTGAGATTCTTGCTTTGAAATCATCAATTAGAAAATCCATAGAAAAACAATCATGATCATTACCTGAATTATCTCTAAGATTTATATGCCTCTTAATCTCGCTGGCATAGTCGTTGATGTATTTTCTACAAATTCTCATCACTCTCTTATCAGATAAATCTAAGTCGTTATCTATGATTAAACATCTGGTATCAACCAGATTATTAATATTACTATCCCACAAAATATTTTTCTTTTCCCAAGTACAAACATAATCACACAGTTCATTCATAGGAGACGGAGAGTGGTAAGCATTTAACTTTAACTTGTCTTCTTTCTTTTCTATATGCTTATTTTTCTCACATAAAGATAGAAATGATTTCATTTTCTTAGGATAATTAAAGAGTAAAAAGTATGGCAATTGTTTCATATACTTTCGGAGTCCATTGTTCATATGCCATCTAAATCCGGTTTTAATGAAGTCGATTTCTTTGCCTTGAAACACCCTTAGAAGAGATGAGTAGTCAGAGTACAATTTCTTTACATCATCGTTTATAGCATATCTATTTTCAATACTTGTGGCCACATTAGTAATTTCCCCAATACGATTGTCTCTTGTCATAACCTCATATTCAATGATATTCTCTTTCGTATATGGTTTTGGTTTCGCAGTCACCTTATCCTCTATGTCTAAGATTATTGGTTTTTCGATTTTAGAAGATACAAGGATTTCATCTTTACTCAGTAGGAAAATGTCCCCATCCATATCGGCACCCCCCTGTTGAGGTAAAGAAATGTCATTCATATTAAACATGACCACATCTTGATCTTTAAAATGGCTAAACCATTTTGAAGTAATGTCGTTCTGCACAATTTTAGCTTTATTGACCTCTGAAGAATCAACCAAAGGAGATCTAAACGACACACAATCTCCGATAGCAAAATTGCCACTATATAGTTCTCTTGCACCTAAGCAGCCAACAGGCTCTTCACCAACGACATATTGCAAATATCCAAACATATCACCAACTCCAGTATGATAAAAGCCTGAGCAGTATATTTTTCCAACTTTCATCTCATCAATAGACTTTTTTAACTTGCGATAGATAAATTGCTTTACTGCCGGATCTTTTAGCATAACATCATTTATCAGTGCAGCTTCAAGATATTTGCTTTCTGGCTCATAATTTTCAGTGTCGTTTATACCCATGAATTTATAAGTATAAAACTTTTCTCCCTTTATGATTTTTTCAAATAATTCAGTCGTATACTTAGCTAGCTTAATTATCCTTCCATCATTGTTTTCATCTAAAATATCGTAGATATCATTGCTCTCACCGTTATAGTGGTCCATGTATTTTTTATTCCACAAATCCAAACACTGTAAATATTGAAAATTCATGCGAGTATATTTGTTTAAGTGTTTAATATGGTGACTGTATTTACTTATACCTAAGCAAAAACCATACTTGTTGGCGGTTTTTATATATTCATTCCATGCTTCGTTACCGTACTTTTCTTTAAATATCTTGTGTCCTTTAAACATAGAAGTGTTCCAAATACAGTCAATCTCATCTATATGATGCCTTTTGCCGTATATATCAGTTATGTATTCATATCCCCACTCTCTGAAAATATCTCTGAATGGAACATATACTGAATACCCCTTCATAAATGGAATTCTTACCTGCGAACCAACAGCATTGTAGTCTAAACCAATCTGAGAACTCACCTTTTCCATAAACTCTTTTTCGTGACAACCACAGCCATCAAACGGAGAAATCTTGATATCTTTATATCCCTCCTCAATTTCCCTGGAATTATATTTCTTAATTTCCCCGGTCTCTTTATCAGTAAATTCCTTTTCTTTTTCTACCACATATTTTATCCATTGATTCTTGATTGTTTTTTCATACTCATCAACTATAACAATTTTGGGCATATAACCCTTAATAAGAGTACATGAACTAAAAAGTAAGCACCTTTGTGATTCATATTTAGAAATAACGCATTCTGAAATCTCAACATCCATTTGAGTTATCATGTATAACTCATCAAATATATCATCACATACAAAAGCGGTTATTCCATCTTTTCCCTGAGATGCGGATTTCCCAAAACGTGTATAGTGAATCCCGTTGTATGTAAATCCAGTATTTAATATTTGCCGTAAAGCAGATTCTTGCCTGGGATTTTTCTTTGCTACTACAAGAATTATCTCACTTGCATGAGTAGAGCATCTTCCGCGAAGTTTTTCTATTTGGTCAAATAAAGGGGAATCGCCTTGTTTTATCAAATATTCATTATTTATTTCGGATGCTCTATCAATGTTAATATTAAAATGCTGTTTTATAAGTAAACTAATCGGTATCTTTACAAGTGTATATTGTGTATGTTCTATTATATTCCACCTCGCTTAAACTAAAAATGTAATGTCATATCCATCAACGTCTACAGAAATTGGCAACATGGAAGCAATTTTATCTCTCTGTCTATCTGACATTCTCGATATATTTAGACTGTCCTTAATTTGCCGCTTAATATTAAATGATGACATGGTTCCATCGTCAAATTGGAATGTAGCAATATATTTGCTATATTCAACTACTGAATAATTTCCGTACCCATTATTCCTTACATAATCAGCGTTTTTCATTGCCTTTCTTATTTCATTTTTCTTATATCCTCGACTAGAATTAATATTGCAGCCAGGAATCCATTTTAAATCAATAATTTTACCTTTCATAAATCCTCCCAGAAGTTTATTTATATCTAATCAACAAACCACACCGGCACCCTACAATCCTTACCTTCAGATGCTCGGTATATCTTGTATGAACTGTATCCGTCGACTAATACAAAGCCTTTATCTAACACAATTCTGCTTTCGCAATATCCGTTACGGTGATAAAATTGCCATTTCCTCTTGTACTTGTCCGATTTAATCCGAGACTCCCTGAATTGAGGAGTAATGTGTATATCACTCAACTTAACCCAATACTCATGACCAGGCTCGTATACACCAACCAATTTCTTGCCAAATCTAACCAATCCTTTAATCATTTGCACACTTCCTCTCTTTCTCCATAATCTCAAAACCCCTATCGAAACATTTCAGTTCGTATTCGTACCTGTCTATGTATTTCTTGAAGAATCCGTCAGTAAGAAGATTCGTTACATACTGCGCCATATCGCGCTTGATGGTTTTTATATCTGACTCCATTTCAATGTTGGCAGCTTCTTCGATTAGATCCCATTTCTCAACCGTATTTTCGCGCAGTCGGAGAGTAGTATAGTATTTTTTCTTCTCATTATCCCACCTCGCCATTGCAATAACGGTATAACCATTCTGTAAATCAATTGAAACTATTACATTCGCCTCTGTTTCATATCTAAGCATATTTTTGTCTTCCTTTCTATTTCTTGATTAATATTGAATTTTTAAATACATGTTTGTTAGGTAAATATTTCTCCACCAACGGTAGTAGAATTATCTGTACAATGGTGGTAATTGAAACTTTCAGCTTAAAACCCATTCTGGGCTGATTTATTCGCCTGATATTTTCTCATACGGTCGCCAGCTGCTTGTCTCTGCTCATCTGATAATTCTTTCTTCTTTGCCCGGAAACTGATTAATGTCTTATCTTGTAGTAAATACGTTTTTCCGCACTTTGTTTCCTCAATAACTGAATACATATCAGGACTTGAATTACATAGTTTGTCTAGTTTTGTTATGTAGGTGCTGTCTGACGTATAAATAGTTGCGGTTTTCTCGTCCCTCATCATATTGATACATACTTCCTGCTCATAAATAGGAACTGAAGTTGGTGATTTTATTTCTAATAATTCCTCGTCTTCGATAAATTCATTGCTCATTTTCATTTACTGTCCCTTCTTTCACAATTCTTTCTGCATTGCTCGTCAAATTTCATATCTGATAAAATTCGCCCTGCGATATCGCTCATAGTTGAAAATCCCAGATATTCCGTATTAAAGCTTTCTACATTGATGGCACCTCCATATGTTCTATGTTTTCTGTTTGAGTATGTATTTGTTCCTGTCATGTAATTTGTAATTCTCCTTCTTATATTTAGTTTTTGTGATAATTTCGTTCATCATTGACCGCCTTTCTGGTGAGCCACTGATTGTTTGGTTACGATTTGTTTATTCTCTGTTAGTCCTGGTAAAATTTCTTGTTTCTTCGTTCAAATAAATATTGGATTCCATACTTTAATTCTCTTTCCCAATCGTATTCTTCCTTATCACAAATTCTAAAAGTTTTATTATTGAGTAATATCTTGTATGGAAAAATGTAAATGATATCATCGGTACGCCAATTTGATTCCTTGTCCTTATAGCTGGGCATTCTATAAGTCTTTATAAAGCCCAACTCTTCTAAAACCATAGTTGCTCTTGATACCATTTTCCGATTCATTCCTAAAAAATTCCCCATTGCTTCAAAATTAGAATGAAATATTTCAGGCTTATCTTTTTTTGATTTTTCCGAATGACCAGTTATCTCATTGGTGCGAGTCCATGTGAAAGCCCTAACATAGGAGAGCAGTAATAATAAAATACTTCTATTTAATGGTTTGTATAAAGATTGGTATTTCATTATGGCAGCAATCTCGAAATCATATATGATACCAAAATTCTTACATGGTATTAATTTCTCCATATTTAACAAGGATGACTGAAAATTGTTTTGCGTATATCTATCTGAATCAAAATCCAGAATATATCCATTTTCAAAATACCAGTTCATACATGATAGGTACTTATCATAAATATTTGGTTTATCTTTTGTACTTGATCTCCAATTAGCCTTATAACCCGACCACTGGATCATATAGATGGGAGAGTAATGTACCATCTCGTCCCAAGTTTGGTTGTAATTCAAATAAGTGAGTACTGAAATTCGATGTTCTGGCAAAGTGTTTGCTAAAATAATAT